TTTTGTAATTAGTTCTTTTGCTTTGCTTCTAGTGTATTTCGAATTGCTATCCAATGATTGTACACGGATGATTTGAACAGACGGCACATTTACATGCATGTACTTAACGCACTCCTGAGATTATCTCCTTCAGTTGATCACATTCTTTTTTAGCTTCATGCAATTCATCACAAAGTCTTCTACAATCTTTACCTAATTCAAGATTGGCTTGATACTCTGATTCTACTTGTTCTTCTAAATCCTTAACCTTTGCAATCAATTCATCGCGTTCTTTTTGAAGGGAGTCGATTTCTTTTATCCTTTCAATAAAAACAGAATCGTGGTTTTTATACCGCTCCTCCTTATCTGCTAGAAGAGATTCGAGTTCTTTGATTTTATCTTTATCTGCTAACCATTGTCCAGTAAATCCTTTTAATGCTTCCTCCAACTCCTTTATCTTCGATTCGTATTCTGAAAGTTTGGATTTAATTTCACCTGCACCATTGCATGATTTACAAGGCTGCCAATCTCTTTGTGTGCCGCCGTTATAGTTCTCATGTCCTCCTTCTCCGTCGCAATCTTCACACTTTGAGCTATCTTCAAACTCCCTCTTTGCTCGGTTGTAGCCGAATTGGTCGCCTTGCATGAAGGCATGGCGGCAATTAACTGCATTACGATTAATATCATCCTCAACATCTTTTGGAGGTGTGAATGGGTACAGCTTCTCTGCTTCTTCTTGTGGTGTCATGCGCTTTATGATCTTCTATGTTTAAAACATTCTTGCGTTTGTAATTGACAATTACCTGGAATAAAACTTACATTCTTTGCAAATTTCATACATAAGCCATAATTAATTCTATAACTTGCTTTCTTATTATCTTCATATAGATAATCATATGATTTAAACTTGGTAATATTTCTCACCATATGAATACAATCATTACAATTACAATCTATCTTCTGTAATTCTATTAAACTTTCTTTATCCATCTTTCTATGGTTTTTACACAATTAGTAGCTAGAGCTTCGGAAATAGCCCTATACCAATACTCTCTAATTGACTACTAATGTGCTATCAAATCTACTTGTACTTGAAGAATTAATTCTATCATTATCACTAATGAACTTCTACCTAAATTCGCCTTACCTTTCTAAGGAGTCTGCTACTTTCGGTCTATCTTGTTACAAGCTGCTATCTTTAGAATAGCTAGAAATAATAGATCTTTAAAAAAAGGTGTGTATTCGTAGCTTGTTCCCACTTCCCAAGTCCAAACCGCCATCATGTGGCGATCTACTTATTTACCCTCTATTATATTTTTTTATTTCACATCCACGGATGGAGACATTTTAATATCTTATCTTCTTGTTAAGAACAACAATAAAATTCTCCCCTCTATAATTCTTAAGAGGCTTCTTCTGATAGCCATATTTCTCACAATATGTAAGTCTGGAAGAGCAACTTCCACAGACCAAAATTAGTAATAAAAGTATAATCTTTTTCATTTTATTTATGGGTTTTTTATTTCAATTCAAAAGCCTTTCTCCGCCTCCATATAGTTTAAAATCTGTCTCATTAAACCATAATTCAACCAATGCAATGGTTCCATGATACATATCAGAATGTTGATATCTGACAGCGCAAACTTCCAATCTATTTGGAATTCTATTAGATTGACAATAACTATCAAATTTAGGATGAACTTTTACCATCTCTCCTTTTCTAGGAACGTGACCTCCCATATCAGGGAATTCAATCGTTCTATATTTGTCAATATTGGTGTGAAATATAACTACCATAATCTTTCAATTATCTAGTTTCACACTTTCCTCGTCTGGCTTTCCAACTATGCTGTTGTAGCGATCAACGGCAGATACTGCACTTGCCCCTTCAAATATAATTTCTTTACCATGAATTACACGATATAGTGGACTTCCAGACTTCGCTAATAGTCTTTTTCTTTCGCTAGTTGAGGAGGCAAATATTACCCATGATTCCCAATCATAAAGAGAGTCTAATGATATTGTGTGTGGCGTTTTCATATTAATATTCATCGTCTAACAGCTCTTCTTCATCTTGATAAAAATACCCTTGAAATTCGCATTCTTCTGGCGCTTGATCCATCCATTTCCAATTTTCACTTTGAGTTAAGTTTGGATACAAAACATCTGCTTTTCCAGAAAAAGCTAATCGTATTCCCTCATCGCGGTCTGTTAATTCGTTCATTTGGGCAAGTAGTTCGTAAAAATCCTTGCCTCCAAATTCACCGTAACCTTCGTAATTATCTTCCCGCCAAATATTGCCTTTATCGTCGTGCATAAATACAGTGAATACTGGTTTATCACCTATATTACCAACTGCCGCAATGCTTTTATGCGTATCTTGTGTTTTCCAACTAAATACTCCCATAATTTTTTCGTTTTAGTTTTGTTTTCGTTTGATGATATAAAGGTATAAAAAGCTCGAATCACTCCAAACTTTTTTAAATAATATTTTTAAACTATTTGCAACTATCTGATTATCAGATAAAATAATTTAAACTAAATATTCTTTATTGTTAAACTTAATAGTGATTTTGGGCCTATTTAATGTACTTTTATAGGATTCTCCTTTAGGCCAAACGAATTTATTGCCATTCCATACGGTTCCTAGAATGTATTCTTGAATTGTGCATCGACAATTTACATGTAAAGCAGCTATAGTAGGTTTGTATTCGCTCGCTTTTCTTCCAATGTTGCTTCCATTATTTTGAAGTTCCGAAACAGTAAATATTTTAGGCTCACTTCCTTCTCCATTTGTAAGATAAGCTTCTACACAATATTTACATGCAGTCTTTTGAACAAGAAAATATGCTTTCCCTTCTTCATCGCCTTTAGAATATCTTCTTTCTAACATTGCTACTCTACCTTCATTTAAAGCAGTGTGAGAAATGTAAGAAACAGATTTATCAAAATTACGGCTCCAATCGCCAACCTCCTTTGCAATTTTTCTTGCAATAGTTTTTCTATCTTCTCTCTTTTCTAAACCTTGGATTATTTTATTTCTTAAATACTCTTCTTGATTTGCTCGCGCATTCCCATGAGTATCTGCAACTACATTATTAATATCTTGAAATATTTTTCCTCGTGTTGACTTTATATCAGCAAGAGATTGCATCTTAATATTATTGATCGTAGCTAATTCTCTTTGATTTAAAGGAATGTGTTGCCCTGATTTAATATAACGTATTAATTGTTCTTGATTTAATCCTTGAGCTTCTTTGGAAGAAAGAATGCTGGATAGCATCCCTAATTGAAAATTCAATTTTACTAAATCTGTTGTTTCGTCATACAGATTTTTATAATCAATTCTGTTATTAACTAATATTTGTTTATCGCTTTCCGATAATCCATCTTCACCAATAGTCTTTCCAACAAACAATAATAATTGCTTGTCTATTATTTCAAGTATTGTGTGAATATTATCAGGCGAAAGCATTAGCGGTAAAAAAATGTCACAAATATATTCCACATTGAGTGGATGATAACCGATGAACGATAGCTGAAATCATTTTTAACGTATACACATGCAAAGATAAAACCATATATACCTTGAATCAAAACATTTTCAGGGCCTCCGTGTAAATATCCAAACAGAATTGAACTAATGATTAAGACAGGTAGCAAAAATCTTCTTATTCCAAATTCCTTTGCTATTAAAATAGGGGCATGGCGAAAAGCTAATTCCTCCCAAAGAGGAGCGAAAACACAACAACGAAAAATATAATTTGGAGTTATTTCTTCATCCACTATATGACCTAAATGCATAAAGCTATTTAATACCAATGTCCAGCAAATTATAAGGCCAAATCCGCAGGCAATGTTAAATAGTTTATCTATTGTATACTTAGACCTTTTGAGTAAAAATTTTATAAGTTTCACACATCCAAATAAGAGCTTATTTCCTTCATGCAATTGGCTAGAGTTCTATCGAATTCTTCTTTATAACTCTGCTCTATCTCCTCTACCACCTTCAAGAAAGGTTTTTCCTTCACTACCGGCTTAACTATTTGCTTAGTTGGTTCTGCTTTATATATCCACTCTCTATCGTCTGTAAAAGTAAATACAAAGCCATTATTTAGCTTTATCGTCTGCTGCATTTTCCTTCTTGGTTAATTTACCTCCTACATATCCCAATACTGCCATGAATGCAATTGAAGACTTTAACCAGGTCGGAATATAATCTTGTGGTATAAGGGAAAATTGCTCCATTGAAAAGCCAACTGCCGCACATAGGGCTAGACCTTTGCCAATATAGTTTTTCACTAAGATTCCGATCTTAGTTTCTTCTGCTTGCCATTGTCCTTTTAACTTATTCCACATATAATTATTATTTTATCATTGCATCCGGCCCTATAATACCTTTATAGATAAGATAGAACATAAGTAAATTAATCAACATTTGAGCGACAGATCTACCTATACTCCATACAGTTTCTTTCAAAGATTTCTTCGCCCCTATTGAAATATCTTGTTCAGTATTTTTTTTCTTAATTTCTTCTATCTCTCTGTTTAAAAGATTTAGCTTTTCTTCTAATTGCTTTTGTTTATCAATTACTCCAACATAATTAATGGAAGCATCTCCAAATAAGCCCATGTCTATCTTGGATAATTTCTTATCCATATTAGTTAGAATCTCTTCCACTTGCCCCAAACGATCTTCCAAATCTTTAAATTTTTCTGATTCCATTTCTAACCTTCCCCATTAATTTTTCCCTTTTTCATTATTGAATGAATGGCTAAATAAACTTCTGGTGCTATAAATGCGCCAGAACAAATCCAATATGCTATTGAAGGAGGATCTAATTCATTTTTAAATGTTACCATAAAAATAAAAACTTCTAATGCCACAAAACCAAAAATGTGAGACATTAAAAGAGCTACCTCTTTATCTTCTAATATTCCATTTAAACCAGAATATCCAGATTTAATATAAAGACTTGTCATTACAATGGCGGCGGTTATGCCAACCACCAACATTAAAATTAAACCAGCAAAAATAGAAATCTGTCGTGAAATCCCTAAATCATTCCAAGTAGTGATAACACCAAAATTTACTAAAAATTTAATAAATCCTGTGATTAATATTGTCGATATAGTTAATGCAACTTTAAGCATGGATTTTTTTAGGAATTCCTGTAATACTATTCCATGTCTTTCCAGAAATTACATCATACACAGTTCTATGTGATATTCCAATTTCTTTAGCAATACTTTTATATTTCATTCCAATGAAAATATTATACATAATTTCTTGTACAATATTATTATTCAAAACAGAAATTGGAGAACTTTCCCCCATCATTCTAATTGCAAGTTTTTCTTTATCATCAAATGACATTTTTTTACCTTTATGAGATAAAGATAATTTTATTTTAGTTTGAGTAGAGAGTGGTTTGCCCTTTAAGGCATTTGAAATTTTATTATAATGATCTTTTGTTCTGATCATATTTTTAGAAGCAATTCCTATTTTTCGCTTTGTATCATCCGATAATTTTTTACCTAAATTAATTTCTCTTAACTTATTTTTCGTAGATTCAGCATGATTTACTTTACTTCCTCCACACGGTTTAACATTTAAAAAATTATAATTAAGAGATCGATAATAATTTTCCCAAAAAATTTCTCGTTCATTTAATAAATGAACAGGACATTCTTCTATTATGGAAAATTTATGATTTTCCACTCCATACAATAAAAAAGAAGAATATAGATGCAATTGCGCTTTACAATTTAATGCTTTATAATTACTCCATCTTTTTTTTATATTCTTACTTAATCCAATATATATCGAATTATTTGGAGATTCTATCAAATATATTCCAGATATTTTATTTTTCATGCTATTACGGTTTCATCTCGTTTAGATAACCAATCTACATAAGCCTTAGAAAATGGATTTTCTTCATCATCTAAAAACGGATTGCTGTTTGTTTTATCTTCTTTGTCTTTCTCTTCTTGCTTATTAAGTTGTTCTTGTTGTTGCTGGCTTCCCATTTGTTGCATTTGAAAAAACAATGGATTAAGCGGCAATTTTCCCATTCCATTTGGAAGAGGTTTCATTCCTTTAATCTTTCTTGCTTCATCTACAGTTGTAAATAAAACAACTTCTTTTTGCAATCTGTCTTGCTCTTCTTGAGCGCTTTCAACGTCTAATCCAGCAAATCTAAATTTCCATTTACCATTTGATTTTGGCCCAATGATAAATTTGTTAATTACTTTTTCAATGTGCGTTAATAGTGGCTTTAATCCCTTATCAATCGAATATTGTTTTTCCTTGCTGCCATTATCGCTTCCAAGTTTATTTGATCCTTGGCCTTCTAAAGGAAATCCTATTTCTTCTGGAGAGATTTTAAACACTCCACAAATTAATTTTATCAACCATTCTTGGAACTTTGAAAATTCCATGTCACGATTTGTTTTTTGAAGGTCTAACCATTCAAAAGATTCCGCATCTAGTATTGGGGTTTTATGCGCATTCGTAACACCTGACATTAAGGCATTCCAATCTCTTTTAAATTGAGCCATTGTATCAGGATTCATTCCTTGCGATTTCTTTACAAGCAACGCTCCCTTTGGAGCTGTACCTTGTCTAAAGAAGTTTGCATTATAGGTATCTGAATTTACAATGGCAGTAATTGTTTGAATGAGATCTTCCAATTCTGCTCTACCATAGCCATTAGAATAAATGTCAGTTGTAACATTACGTGTACAAAACGCCATTTCCCAAGGATAAAACTCTCTTATAATTACACCTTGATATACTTGAACGTATGATGGATACTCTCCATTTACTTTCAATTCTCCTTCGTGTGTATCGGATTGATCATTGTAGCTATCAGCTATTCTAATTGTCGCTCCATCCACGGCCACAAAAGAATATGGAACAAAATTCCTTTGTGGTATAACTTCTAATATTCCTTGATCAAGCACTAAACTATCTTCTACAAATTTTCTTATTGTAGTTTCAAAGTCATCCCATTTCCATTTACTTTCATCTTCACCACAATTCAATAAAAATCCAGTAAGATATTTTTGCATCTTCAAATCTCCATCTGAAAGACCTTCTGAATCATCTACTCCGTCTTTCTCAAGAACGAATCCCTTGGAATATTTATCCGGCTGCGGTTTGCAGAATTCGGCAACTTGATCTTTTCTTGTGTTTATAATAGCGCGTATAACTGGCACCCTTGACATTGCTCTAAGGGCGCTGAATGAAAGCATTGTAGCCTTATTATAATATCCCTGCGAGCTTGAAATCTGCATTGGATCCATAATAAGAGCTTTCACTCCACTATTGGGTTGTCGCTGCATTGGGTTGTTGCGCGACATAAAATCTGTATAATACTTTTGAGCTTTATATATAGTATCTACGTCTTGAGAATGCAATGCTTTCTCAAGCGATAGTGCCCGCTCAATTTTTAATTTTGATTCTTGTTCATCAAGTTGAGCAAGGCGATTTATAATGTTGCCATTATTTTCAGCCATTAGAAGATTTTATTTTTCTCCCGCTACTTTCTTGCGAACAAAAAGAATTGCTTGGTTTTTACCTGATTGAACTACAAATCCTTTCAAATCCTTTGTTGCTGCTGTGAATTGCTCATCGCCATTTTCGCCTTTTTGCAGTTCTTCACGGAATTTATTCAATGATTGCGCTGAATAAATTTCATATAATGAACTTGGATACTGTTCTTCAAATTCAGACTTTATAATCAACTTCGCAGGCGCTTTTTTTGCATCCGCATAGCAAGAAGCTATTCTTTCCTTTGCTTCTTTTTGATGATCTTTAATAATGTCATTAAGATGAGCCATAATAAAAATTTGTTACTTTATTATGGTTAAATATACTCATTTTTTAACCCTCTTTTGAGAGTAATTGTATCTGCTTATTCAATTCCTCTATCTGATATTCATAGTAATTGATAGCTTTTTTCATTTCCTCAATCTTGATTTCATTACCAATTGCAATTCTAAAAAGGCTCACATTGACCCAATGACCGCCTTCTTTGATCTTTTCCTCTTTTTTTAGTACAAAACCGAATGTATTTGCAAAAGATAGTTTAAGAAATGCTTCTTGTTCTGGCAATTTGGTCTTTTTAACCAATCTATTAATGGTAAACCATTTGCCACCAACCGCTTCATCAATTTCTTTTGCTAATGAAATTGCACGAGCTTTATTGTCTGGATTTGAAATCCATTCTTCGTAATCTTTTTTATCTTGTTCAGTTACTTCTCCGAACTGCTTTTCGATTTCTTCTTTAACTTCTGTATTCATTTTATTTTAAATCTCCTTTTTCTTTTAATATTTCAATTACTGACGGTAGAACTTGTTCATAATAAATAGTATCATAGCATTTTATTCTACTATTGGCATTCTTAAAAATTTCATTTGTTCTGGCAAAGTATTCCAAATGTTTTTTACCTTCTTTATAAATTCCTTTAAGAACATAAATTGGCTGTTCTTTAATTTTGTCTAAATCTACTTGTTGTATCACCATATCCAGGGATAAAAATTATTGTATTCTTTGGGGTTAACGTTTTTATTTTATACTCTAATGTTTGTCGATGCAATTCCTCATTTGGAGATAAGATTGAATCTCTATCTACAAGTATTTTTCTTAGAACATCAAATTCACTCTCTGTTAATAACAATTCATGATTTATTTTTTCCATGCCTTACCATTCAAATTTTACTCTATGTGAGGACACTTGTCCATCTTTCACTTCAATACTTCCTGCCGAACTTCTCAATTTCAATATACAATAGCGAACAAACTCCGTTAAAGGGACAACATCATTCATTGCTCTATGACCATCAGACATTTGAATGCCAGCTCTCAAACAACATGCTTCCAAATTGAACTTAGTTGTATTGTCCGTTACATCGCCCCAAATCATTTTAGCAAATGCTATTGTATCTAATATTTCCGGCTGAAAATTTCCAAAATGATCTTTATCACCTTTGACGTATTTGCTCATATCAACGTTAGCGCGCTTGAATATGTCTTGTAAGAATTGTTTATCAAATGCACCATTATGAGCTACTAAAATAGGTCGAGCTACTTTGCTATCATAAATATTTGCTTCATTACAAAGTGAGCATATATCTTCTACTAATTGTTTTAAAGGAATGCCGTCCTTTAAACACATTTCTCTGTTTATTCCTGTAAGATCTGCCGCCTCTTTTTCATAGACATGACTGCTATCATATGGCTTTACTAAATTATCATATCTTATTATTTCTTGTAGAGTGATTGCATTTATCGCAATAGCTCCAAATTCTGTAACTGCACACTTTTGACTATGCAACCCATTTACCTTATCTAATCCAGAGGTTTCAAGGTCAAAACAAATAATATTATTTATTTTTTGTGGCGCTAGCTTACTCATTTTGCTTTAGTATTTGAAAGCATAAGAAATTGATTTGTGTAGTTCCTGAATAAGAAAACTTATCCCATTTGATGTACCATACAAATGGCTTTATAGCAATAACGAACTTGCTAAATATAAATTCTATCTGAAAATCTTTCATTATTTTTTACCAAGTTGTTCCTGCGATCTCCCACACTTTAGGATGAAAATATTTATTCCAAGGCTTTCCAGATGCGTAGTATTCTGGACAAACATCAATGTGAATAAACGTCATATGAAGGCCTTGATATTGTTTATATCCTATCCTTATTCCAATTTTTAATTTCTTCGCAGAGTTTTGTAAGATAGGAACCCATTTATTGGTTTGATCATTCGATATTGTATCTATGTCAATTGCACAAGCAGCATGAACTTTGCCATTAATGTATTGAAATACATGAGGAGAATATTTTGCTGTTGCAAATCCATCTCTTCCCAATTTCTTTTCTTTCTCTTCGCTTCTATTAAAAGCATTCACATTTAGTGGCTCTCCAACATCTTCCCTAAATTGATCAACTACCATCATCAACTTACTATTTACTATAAGTTGATCATAGTCCTTTAAATCCTGCTGAAATTTTGGTTCAGTATAGCTGAAATGCTTTCCTATTTGAGCTGATCCAATTGTTAAATTATATTGTTTCTGCCATTCCTCTAAAGAAATTACTTCACCATCGAAATTTATTACTTTAATTTTGGTTGTTTCCATGTCTTGATTCTAGTACGTCCTTCCATCTTTTAGCTTGTTCATATTGTTCTGTAGCTTCAAAGTCTCTTATCCAACGTTTAATAATTTCATCACTTGGAAAGAAGTAAACAGACCATTGAATATATTTAGGAATGAACCACTTTTTAATTACTTTTTGATCTCGAATGATAAATCCATTGTATTCCAATGTCGTTTGCATCCACTTCAATACAGCAGGGTCTGTATTATGAATCATTCTTATTTCTTGAGGTTTCATATCGGCAGTTTCACTTTATAAAATTCAAACTTAGCTACTATCTTATTATAGATCTTTATATCAACTGTTTTAATATATTCAAGATTCTCTTTAAAGTCTAGCATTGTTGCAACTTCACTAGGTATTCCCCTTTCCCATTTATCATGACAACTATGATAGTTGCCAAAACAATGCAATCTTATATTTTCCTCATCGCATATAAGATCTTCTCTATTCTTTTGACTAAGTAAATGGGAGTGACTTAATGGCAACGGCTTTCCGCATCCTTCGCATATCTGCTCTCTACTTTGGTCAATTACTTTATATACCTTATGAAGTTTTTTGTTTATTTCAGCCTTCTTGTTACTTATCTTCTTAATTGAAAAAGCTTTCTTAAGTGATTCTACCAGTTTTGGCTTGTCAATAACATCTGGTTGTTTAACAATAATCTTTTTACCTTCTTGCTTCTTTTCATGACGCTCTCTATAAACTTCTTCTTTAGTCTTTCCACCATGATTCTTTTTAAAAACACATTCAGGACATAACCAATGAGTTTTATTCTGAATTAATGTAAGTAGTCCGCAACCCGAGCAAATATCTCTTACTTGCTCCATTCAATTATTAAAAAGAGTGAATATAATAATCTTATTATCTAATGTGAGAAGAGTAAAGCGATAAGCGCTAACCCAAAGTCCATTACACCAATAACCTTTATAACTCATTTTGATATAAAAATTCCAGCTATTACTCCAGCTACAAATTTTGCCACTCCAGTTTCATACCACTTTTTAGGCTCTTCCTTAACAACAACGCCAGTAATTTCTTTTGTTTTTATATTTTGATCATCAAAGCGAACATCAACTACCAATGTTCCAGGTTTAAAGAATGTCTTATCTTTTCTGTATGCTGTTAGAGAGAAACTAGGATTATATTGATATGCTAAAGAGACGGTTTTATCCACATGATAGATTCCATCTACTTCTATGAACTTTGTTTGCCATGTAAAGGCACCTCCTATTTGTTTTAATCCATGTTTATCTATATATACAGTATCATGTGCCGTCACTGTGATAGTGTCTCTAGCAATTGCCTTTACTCTCCAGTAACCAACTAAATTATTTAAACTGCCTACCTGCTTTTTTAATTCTGAATTGGTTATGCCTAGATCTACATATCCTTTCTTTAATTCAGATATTGTAGCTTCATGTGTTTTTACTTGAGCAACTAATTTTCCTGACTTATCTATATATGTTTTTGCAACGGTATACGTACTGTCATTTCGCTCTTTCAATACAGCTATATCTTGCATTTTTGATTGACATGATTTAGAAACAATGGAGACAACAATAACCAATATCACTATTAATATCTCTCTCCAAAATTTCTTTAATGCAAGTATCATTATTTAAAAATACTAATCTTTATAAATTCAAAATTAACAAATCTATGTTTAAGAATTATTATCTCGTGGCAATTTTTTTTCTTTCATTTTCTTCTTGAAAGAATCTATCAAGTTCTTATTTATCTTATCCGCTAAGTCTTGAGCAATTTGCTTTTTCTGTTCTATTTTTTCACTTAGAACAATAGGGCCTATTTCAGGTTCTAGTTCTGGAATAGGTCTTTCAATTTTCTCCATTTTACTCACAACATCTTTTGGCATCTCTTCAAATTCAATATCATGCGTTTCTGTTTGTAAGAATTTATTTCTTTCCAAAGTATTTTGATTAATCTCAATCTTTGTTTGTTTAATCACAACGCGCTGTATTCCTTCAATAGGGACTGTTCTAGCATCTTTTAATAAAGAAAGGAATTCTATTTTCTCTTCCATTGTAAGCCAATAGATTGACTTTTGCCTACTTACTTCATTTGGATTTTGAATTACAATAGGCTTGTTTTCATTGAACTCAATAGTCATGGACTTATCGTGAAGTCCTATCAAGTCTTCTTTGGATTTTAGCGCTTTTAATGCAGCGGCATATTTTAATGCAGCTACTTGCCTATCCTCACTTCCTATTCTTAAATCCAACGGCCTTCCCCAATAATCAGTCATATCAATAGATTTATTGAATATTGATTCATATCTATCCATATGCAGTCTAAAGGTGTACTCCAGATCTTTATGCAAAGAATTTTCTGCCAATAAATATGCATCCTTAAGATGCATATCAAATGTATCCTTTTTATATTGTTGTTCAGTCTCTACAACCAATATTGCATAAATTTCATAAGAGGAAACGCCTTCCAGAACAAGATCATGAATTCTTTTAATTAAAGCTTGATACGTTTCTGAATCCCTTTGCTTTTGATATTCTGCTAAATGCCCTTCTCTTCTATATAAATCCTCATTAATAGAAGAAAAAGATATCTTATCGGTATCTTCCACGCTCTTCCCTTTTGGGATCACTAATGATTTTTTAAGTTTCTTACCCATTATGCAAAATCAGCAAAGAATGAATGTAGAGGCATTAAATAATTTAATGCATAAACAGTTGTGTCTACCGCTTCATCATGCGGAGCTTTCGGAAATGATGTGAGTTGCGTTAAATATGGATCATTCCATTCCCCTTCTATTATCTTAACTCTCTTAGCTTCTGCTATGGGAGATACGCCGGTAGCACGAGTTACTTTATCATCTTTAATATAATCTCCTTCTATTTCTATTACACTTAATTGCGTGCTTGCTTTTAATTGTTGAACGACTGATTTTCCACTAGCCTTTGGTTCAATGTAAATGGCAGACCCGGATGTATATCCATTTAATGCAACGTACTGTTTAATAAATTCTATAAGCTTTGGAAATTCCATCCAAACTTCTACAAAATTTACAACATAAATCAGATTGTCTTTTTTAAATACAGACAATATACCGGAGGGGTCATTTCTCTCCGTTTCATCCTCTGTGTAAGCCGTGTCTATGAAGAAATAAATAGGACTTGCAATTGGATCTCTCGCTACATTTTCTGGCTTTACAATTTCAAACCAAGCGCGTTTAAATAAGTTTCCTTCTACAGGAACTGGACGTTGTTGAAATTGACCTGCAAAATATAATGAACCTTTCTTTTTTTCTCCTCCTAAAACTTTTTTAGAAAATCTGCTAGGCCAAAAGTACCCTTCTTGAGCATCATAATACTTCTTTAATTCCGGTGGAGAAACCATTTGAGAATCATATTCAGCTGGAATGCAAATATGTCTGTGGTCTTCTAACCTTCCTTCTTTTGGATCTAATAGGTATCCAGTTAAATCTTGCATATGCAAGCGCTGCATTACAATGATTCTACCACCTATTTCTAATTGATTTAAACGATTTGAAAGAGTGTTATTATATCTTTCAATGGCGCTTGCTCTTTCTACCTCTGAATTGGCTTTACGTGGATTTTGGGGGTCATCCAATATCAAAAAATCTCCTCCCGTACCAGTAACTGTGCCATCTAATCCAAATGCATACATGAATCCAGTTCTTGTATTTCCAAAATGGCTTGCTCCAGACAAATCATCTCTTAAACAAATTTCTTCTCCATATAATCTTTGAAACCAAGTAGTCAGAATAAGATCTTTGGACTGCCTGGAAAGCATCGTAGCAATGGTATCAGAATAAGAACATCTTAAAAACTTTAAGATAGGATTTCTAGTCCATGACCAGACCGGCCATATAACTGTTACGATCATTGACTTTGATGATCGTGGCGGGACATTTATAATTAAATCTTTATCTCGTGGCTTTCTTGCGATAACTCTTTCCGTTTCTTCTTGTAAAAGATCGCATAGGTATTTAGCATGCCAATTTTCATCATATTCTAATCCTGGATGTAATTGACAAAAAGCCGCTTTATAAAATTCGTAAAAGCTATTTTTGTATATATCTCTCTCCAACTCTATTTCTAAACATCGGAGTGTATTGTGATTCATTTTATCTCTAAAACTTCTTTCAATTTCTTTTTATAATCCGTTATCTTATCCTCCAAGATTTTAAAATCCCTTGGCTGATTTTTAGAATAAAATAGAATAGAATGTGTTTCGCTATTTTTATAATCCTTAAGCACTTGCTCCAGAATGTTCAGTATCTTGTTCTTCTGCTGTTCTTCCATTACTTAAAATAAATTCTAATTCCATCTTTTTCCTCTTAGCCTTCAACGCATCAAAAGCTAACTCAAACTCTCCTAATTCCATCAACATCTCGTGAACTCTATCGTATAAATGCGTCTCACTTTTCATCGATTTCTTTTTTATGATTATATACCTTATCAAGGTAATATTCCAATTTCAATTTTTTTTCAGGACTTAATTTATTAAAATCATATTCATCCTTTACATTCATTTGTTGGATTTGTTGAATTTCGCCTTTCGTTACTTTCATGTGAAAGCCTTGTCTATGAAATCCTAGTAATCTTTCTTTAGCTTTCAAAGCATTCATCGCTAAAGCAAATAACTCTAAACTATTTGCAGAGGCATATATTCTTTCATACCTCATAATATGCAAATCAATTAAATTTTCAATTTCGTAGTCTTTTCTTTTTTTTACTTCCTCAATCGCTTGATCAATATACTTGTAAACATTCCTTAATAAATAATCATATTTAGCGGCAATGTATTTGGCTATATTAATCTTCGGTTCGCCATCTAACAACATCTTTACAATGTCATTTTGACGTTGCATAGATTTTATTTTAGTAAGACGGTCGCGTTGTCCTTCAAATAGCTCTTTCTCTAATACTTTTGGTTTTTGCTTTTTACCACCCATTTAATTATTAACATACATTAAATGTATATTCTGCAATCATACCTCTTTCCTTGTGATAGATCATTCCTACCGCTCCCTTACTTGCTCTATAACCTTTTGAGGCATGCCAACTATCAGTTCCAGATAAAGAAGGAAGTACTTTAACTTTAAATCCTTGATGTTCATCGCTATCAATCCATTTAGTTTCTTTCTTTTTATGAAAGTGTCCTAAATGTATTTGTCTAAATTTAGTTTGAGACCAAAGATCTGGCTTTTCAGTTGCCATTATCAACCCTAAGTCTTGATGCTTCTCTTCATTGCCGTGCGTAAATCCAATCAAGTTAGCTCCAAAGATATAGTATTTTCTTTGAGTGGGAGAATTATCTATTGATATATCTTTTGCATTTCTATACCAGGATTTCAAAGATTCTCCAAGGTAAAATACAGTTTGTGTATCATGATTGCCGGAAATCATTAACACTTTTACTTGAGCAATATTCCTTAATCTATCAATGTTATAAATCAACATTTCTTGAGCTTTCAAGAACATTTTTTGCCATCTACTATCAACATGCTGTGGAGTTCCATTTGTGGTTTCATTTCTGAAATTATCCACATTAAAAAGATCGTTTCCGATTGGCAATACTATCTCTTCAATCTCGTCTTTTAAATGCTCTACATTGTTTATTAATTCGCTTATAGCATCATTATATCTTTCTATGGCAATCTTTGTATCATAGTCCTCTCCCGATTCAGGCCCCCAAGAAAGTTTACCAATATGTAGATCTGGAAGAGATAATTCAAAAGCGTATTTCTTTACTTTATTGGATCTCTTTACTACGGTGTATTTTGGAGAATATTGATTTATAGTAGAAATGAAATAATCCCATGCTTTAGTTTCTTCTTCTGTTCTTATCTTAGTTAACCAAGCTTTTACTTGCCAATTTTGATAAGTTTGACCTTCTGCATTTGTTACATCCCATTTATTTATAACATTTTTCTCTACTTGCCAAACAGTTAAATCTACCTTCGCCTCTGCAAGAAGAGAATCAAGCGTTTTTACATGCTTATTTCCTTTTGCATCCAATATACCTTCATTTCCATTTTTAGTGAAAGTAGACCCTTCTTTAAAATCTTCTTCACTTTCTTGAAATTTAGAATCAGTACCGGCACTATTTTTTTCTGATTTGAACTGATTATATAGGTCTATGAATTCTTTGTATCTAGGATCTTTAGCTTTTTCTTGCCTTACATATCTTAAATACCTCTCGCTAACTCCAAATTGCTTGCAAGCTTTTATTAATGATTTACCATTTTTTATAGCCCACTTTAATATTTCTATTGCTTTATCAACCATTTAAGAACGGATTTGTATGAATTACATTTAAATGTAAAAATACTTTAAATTATGTTTTCATTTGGTATAGCCTTGCAATCTTTATATTTAAAGATGTACCTACTACTTTTCTTTTTATTCAAACAACAAAGATTAATGTGCGTTCTACTAATTCCAGTTTCCATTGATGCCTGTTTAATGGATGCAAAATCTTTTATATGCACTCCATTTAAAGTTAATTGTTCTATTTTCCTTTGTCTAGCTTTAGATGTTTTGTCAATAGATTCTTTGGTTCTTTTATGCCCCTTTAAAGCATTACTTATTCTAAGTTTAGTTTCATTTGAATGGGAAATGCCTTTAGGTCTATTTCGAGCCTTTCCTTTTCCAAATGTTCCATTAATATTTCCAATTAAAGCTTTGCTTATTTTATCTTTATGCTCGATAGATAATAATTCATTGGTGCCGCCTTGCCTAATATTGTATCCTTTAGTTCGATCCAGACTTTTATATTCAATTATAAACTGTTTTTCTTTTTTATTTAATTCTTCTAAATTATTACAGCGATAAATAATATCAAATATAAAATTATTTTCTCCGTATTTATTGAAGCAATTTTGTAGATGTGGATTAGGATGTTTATTATTTCTTAAATGGAATAAATGCAATGCCTTTCTATTATTTAACTTAGTGACTGTTTGCCCAATATATACTTTACCATTGATTACAGAAGTTATTCTATAAATAATCATTTTATATTTTCTCCTTTAATAGTTTTTCTATATTGAAGCCACCCTCCTGTAAAATTACCACTAGTGATATCTTCGTTCATCGCTCTAGCGCAATGCTCAAATGGACTCATGTGTCCAGAAGATAACAATCTATCATGTAGCTTAATATCATTTTCATAATTATCTGGCTTCCCTTCTTCTCCAACTACTGTATAAGAAACTCTAGCACATCTAGCAGTAGCTACCTTAATTTTGATTCTTTCAAAAGTACCATCATTAATATCTTCTACTGTTGCTAATGATGTTAAATGTTCCATATTATCTCCAAATGGTATATGCCATTCACCTGCCTTAAGAAGTTTAGGAGTAGATTCATTATAAGCATCCCACATAGCTTCTGCTAAAGCCATCATGTGAATTTCTGCTTGGCCTTTATTGTTTTGTAATCTTTCTAAGGTTGTCATTTTATTCACACCAATAGCAGTCATTACATCTTCTGAATTCTTAACTAAATCTTTCCAGCTTCTATAATACTTACCAGTTCTATCAGTATATTGGGGACATCTTAATGCAAAGAAATTCTCCCAAGCGGTCGCCGTTAAAATAACAGTATGCCACATGAAAGGCTCTAGCAATCTATTGCAAATTTGTTTTGTTACACCCACATTATCCTGTAGAGTAATTAATTCACCTTCTTCATTCCATTCAAATTCTGTTTCGGGTGTAAATATTCCAGATGCTAAATCTAATGCACTCTCAATAGCTCTATCTCTTGCTCTTAGCCATTTATTTCTTAATATCAATGAACACGTCTCATCAAAATATTCCGTGCCCTGCATTCCTTTATGATCTTTTTGCCAAGCTATAGGAATGAATGGATTTTCTTTTACAGCTTTTATTATTTTTTTAAATGGAATCGCCCTAGATGATGCAGAGTTTTTACTAAGCATTCTATGAGTGTTAAGTTCTGCAAGAATTATTCTTGGAAATGTCACTACCATTGTAGTTATTCTGTCTCCAAACTCATTTTTTGAGGCTGCTATTGTTTTTGCGCTTATCATTTTATTTTCTTTTTAGCATTTCTATGTTAAAATTAAAGAAGAATGCCGCAATAAGTTGTATTAATGCAGGTTTCCAATACAGGAAGAATTTTTGCTTAGGTGTTAATACAACCTCCCAATTAGTAAAAAATATCACTGCTTGCCATATAAGGCATCCGATAATCACCAATAACCAAAAAACTAATAGGGTTAAATATTTATCTACCTTTATCTTATTCATTCTTTACAGTTCCTAATTGTCTTGAATACTCTAAATACTTCTGAACCTTTAATGTTTTTTGTTCTACCATATCAGGATCTATTAATGGCTTAGAAATCAATCCTTTATCAGCAAGCATATACATAATAGCCATAAGATCATTAAATTCATACAATAACCTTTGTGCATTTGTTAGGTCTTGGCCGGACTGTATCTCCTCTAATGTGAATCTAAGAGCTTTGCTAGCTCTTTGAGATAATTCATCGCATTCCTCCATGAGGAGTACGAGCAATGTTTCTTTTTCTGTCATTTCTTTTTACTTACGATCTGCATTATTCCAGCAATCAAATAAACCGATGCTGCAAAAATCAACCATCTGATTGCATCAAATTTTGCTGATTCATCTTTTTGAATATATACCGCCGCACACATTATAATTGTAATAGCCCAAAACAGTATTGAAAAATTTTTAAAGCTCATATTTTAATTATTTTGAAATCCTATTGTTCTCTTTTTTATTTCTTCCGTTCCATTGCTATCATCCATAGAATAAAGATCTGCAAGGACGCTTGGATCTTTTACTCTTCCTTTCTTTCCCAATCTCTCCAATACCTTATTTGCCTTATCAACTGGAAGAAGTTGAAAGTCAACCTTTGCCAACAAACGACCCTTTCTTAATAAAGCTTTATCAATTTTATCTTCTGTATTTACAGTTGCTATTATTTTCAACTGAATTAAATCAGCTAATAATCCATCTGTAATATTTAAAAGAGTGGAAGTCATATTATTAGCGGCATTTGAAGTTGCTCTATCTAGCAAGCAATTCTCCGCATCTTCTATTACTAGAATTGAATCCTTAAACTCCTCCATAGCAAATTTTAAAAATGAAGGAGTGGTTAAAATTCCTACCATATCAACTGGAACAAAGATGAATTTCTTGTCCACTGTATGTACAAAATTTTTAATTAATGTACTCTTCCCCGTTCCAGGTCTTCCAGTAAATAAAATCAATCCTGGATCATTACTATTTAACTTTTCAATTAGCTTATCATAATTGAAGGAAAGTTCATAGTTATTTTCAATATCTACCTTAATTGGCTTTAATTCTCTTTCTACCAAAGAAAGCTTTTTATCGCTCTCCAATAAAAGATTCACTTTTTTCAGATTGCTCTTATCTTTTTTCTTTAAGAACTTTCTCAAAGCAAATTCTACTTTATCTAATTCATCTTGATTGTAATTTGAGGTATAGAATACTTTTATCTTGGGATCGCTGTACGAATCGCTTTCTCCATCATAATTGAAAAGAGAGGACATATCCACTATGCAATGCTCGCATTTTGAAATCAGGTAGTCTACCTTAATTGAATTTTGTAGAATGTAGTTTGTAATTACTACTGGCTGGAAATCAAACTTGTTTAAAGTCTCTCTAACTCTAACAGAATTTGTAAAAAAGTTACAATCGATCTTTAAGGCATTTATTGAGGATGGATTCGTATTGTCTGCTAAATATGATATTGGATTGAATTCTCCGTAAGAATCAAAAAACTTAGATGTTAACTTCATTATTTTTTAATAAATTTTTTCGCTCCCAATACTCGCATTACAGTTGGCTTTCTACTTACTGACAAATACACACGAGTAAATCTAACTCTGCCGCCTCTAAGAATCGGCCCCACCATTCTCAATGGATGGACTCTGTAATATGCCTCTCCATTTGGGCTTTCTAAAAATGTTCTATCTCTATCTCTGTTTGTTAATCTCATCTATTTTTTAAAGAAAGTAGCCTATGTGAAGTCCTCATGGTTGTACTAAAACAACTTTCACGCACAAAATCATCATCTTTAATTCGCATTAAAATTTTATACCTCCTACTTGAAGCTCTAAGAACAGATATTGTTTCAACTTTTTCTACTCTTGCGTCAGATAATAAACAATTATTCATAGATGCAGATATACCAATTCTTTTTTCGCTCTAGTAATAGCCACAAAAAGAAGATTTTTTTCCTGTTTTTTTTGATCTGGAGTTATTGCGTATGTACTTGGGATTAAATTTCTGCCTTCATATTTCTCAATCATAAACACCGTATTACATTCTAATCCTTTGCTACGGTGAATCGTCATTAGAGCTATTCCATCTCTTTCTTCATCATTAAAGATGGTCTCTATAAAATTTTCTACCGCTCCATATAAATCTAATTTTTTGAACAAAGTTAGCAAAATTTCTTTTTTCTCAAAATATGAAATCATCTTCGGATGAAATGCAGGATTCTTTACACCCTTCGCTTTTAATTGCTCTTCGAGTTGAATTGTCAATTTTCTTATTTCAACTTCTGCTTCTTTATAATTTGTTGCTCTTATTTTATGAAGAAGCTCCAGCAATCCCTTTTCCGAATCCTTCCCAACTATGTATACCTTTTTCCCTAATTCTATTAATTGCAAAAATACATCCACTAAAGGACGTACATTTCTACAAAGAACAAAATCGCCATCCTGTATTTCTGTTACTTTACCTTTTCTTACTATTCCATCTTCATTTGTTTCACAAACTTCTATATCTTTGTAGATTTTTTGCGCTTCCTTAACAATATTTTTTGCACATCGGTAGCTTATCGAAAGAGGTAGCTTAATGGTATTCTTTTGTTCTGAAAATGCTTTAAATGAATTTGGATCCGCACCACGAAATGAATAGATACTTTGCTTCTCATCGCCGACAAGTATTTTTCGGCCCGTCATTGGCTTTACAAGCTTATCTAAGAACAATTGATCCAGCTTAGAGCAATCCTGACATTCATCGATTAGAACGTAATCAAACAAAGGCATTTTAATGTCTTTGTCATTTACCGGCATCTCAATCATATCTTGGAAATCAACAGTCATAGAGAACCTATCCTGATTGTTGTTATAGGATTTCATTTTATTCAATGAACGGATGGTAATGTTTGTTTTCTCTTCGTCCTCATCTATTGCATATCTTTCACACATCTCTACAATAGATTCTACATTCCACGGCGTCATAGTAGCGCGAACTAAAGACATTATCTTGTCTACTTGATAGACCAAAGACCATTTTTCTTTCGGAGATCTTCCTTCCTTGTCGCAAAAACTTTCTATGAATTTGATTTGCTTTTTCTCATCTACCTTTACATTACCGTTGTAGTATTTCCTTATAGCTGACATTCCTAATGAATGCATTGTTGAACATTGAACTGCTTCTGGCAGTTTAGCTTTCAATTCTTCAACTATTCTTTTATTAAAGGCCATAAAAATACACTTCTTCCCATAAGGAAGAAGTTTAGATGCCTCTACTAAAGTCGTGCTTTTGCCAGATCCAGGGCCAGCATCAACTAGTAAGTTTTTGTTTGTGGTAAGTAAATTCTGGTAAATATCTTGCTGATATTTGCTAGGCTTCATCTTGTAATTCTATTCCAAATATATTTGATGAATCTACCTACTGATATAGCAACAATAGATCCACAAAAAATAATAAACAGCATGAAAAACAAAAATAGAATCCATGCCCCCAATTCTTTAGTCGTCATGATTTACCAAATCTTATGTTTAATTCCAGCTGATGTTAATTTTTTGGAGATTTCTTTTACTTCTTTTTGAATAAGATATGAAGATCGTTTTTCGATTTTTGCCAATGTAGATTTTGCCTTTTTTCTAGCAGATTCAATATCTATATCGCGATCAAATTTATCGGCCAATACTTCAATGTTGTGCATAAAATCAACGCCAAGAGCATTTAATTTTCCATCAACCGGCCCTCCATCCCAATCATCTTCACCTCTAGGGATGATATAACATTGATTTCCACATGCACAGGTTACCCAATTAGAAGCTAACTCTGCTGCATTTGATAATTCATCAATAGTATATGTTTTCTTATCTAAGAAAGCATTCCAATCAAATGGTTTTTTGCCTTGTGATTCTGCGTAGGTTTTTGCGTTTTTCATTTTATTTTTAGTTTATGTATTTTCTTCCATCAATCCATTGATTGTCATTCAATATCATAACTTCATCTATTGAATAGACATTGTGAGATCCTTCTACCCCTATTGTTTGCTTTGAAGTAATCCAAACTTCTACAATCTTATCTTCCCAATTTGATTTACCGTATTTGTTTCTCTTGAACGTTTTACCGATCAATTTTTCTTCCAATACATTTCTAAAAACATCTGTTTTCATGGTTCCAAAGTATTTATAATTGAGTCTCTGATTTTATCAAAATCAATTTCTATTCCTTGAAGTAATTTATATATGTCTTTTGACTTAGCTGCTTTTAAAGACTTTATTATCTTATCAAGGTTCTCAAAAGTTCGCTCGCATTTGAGCAATTCCAGACGATATTTTTCTGCTTCACTCATTTTATCTCTCTAATAAAAATGTTCATGTTTTGTGGAGCTGTAATTGTTCCTCCAAAGTACGGGAAAAGTTTAAACTTAATCCAGCTATTTGGCAAATCTTTTATTGTAGCTGTATAAGTAACTTCTCCACACTTAATTTCAACGATGGTATTTTGTGATTCTTTGAAGATTGAAATGAAAAAAGAATCGTATTGTTTTACATGCGCAAGAAATTTATATTCTCTTTTCCCTTTAACATGCTTAAATGCAAACAATTCAAATACTTGCAGGTTGGTATTAAATCTCCATCCAACTCTTATTGAATTGTATTGCTCTCTAAAGCCGTAAAGAATGCCGACTAATTTACTTATGTCATCTTCAACTATATTTGAATCATAGTCACATCCAGAACCAAAAATAGCTTCACAACGATAAGTTTTCGGCGCAATGCCAAATTTAAAGGGAATAAGAGAAGTGTTTTTAAATGAAAAGTGCCACCCCTTCTTTATTTTATAAATATCATATTCATCTGTTTTCTTTTTATAGATGATCATGCAAATTAACGTTGTGATAACTGCACTAAGAATAAGTAATCCTCCCATATTTGGTTCTTTGATATTTTACATCCTTTATAATTTCTTCTTTCTTGCCTCCCTTGCACGCTAATCTATCCGCTATTTCATTAAATTCATTTCCATTATGACCTCTTATCCATTCTAATCTTACCTTTCGGTGCAACATTTTAAAACGTACAAAAAATTCTTTCCAAAGATCGGCATTCATTGTATTGATAAATCCTTGTTGCTCCCATTTGTAAATCCATCCTTTTGCAAGGGTATTTACACAATATTGAGAATCAGAATAAATAATTACTTCATCTCCAGCTTCACATTTACTTAGAGCCTTTACTATCGCTCTTATTTCTTGTCTTGCACTTGTTGTATTCTCGTAGGAACCGCCATACCAAGCCTTAACTTCTGGCTCAATTTGAATAACTCCCCATCCTCCTTTACTGGATGTTGCATTGTGGCAAGATCCATCGGTATACATTATTCTCCTCATTTTATGATCTTCCTTACATTCTTTAGATGTTTTTTCAAAGCATTTCTGTATAGCTTTTCATCCGCTTCATAGTAATGAATTGATTTAAGCCATATAGAATAATCATCAATCGAATTGAACTTAATATCGCCTCTATTCATGAGCATGAATAAAGCATCTTGCGTAGACTCCTGAACCGTGTTATAAGACGCATATCCATTTCTTCCCTCCGCTCTACCAAGCGGCCCTCTGGATGTTGTCTTGCGTCTCCTAGAGTGCAATAAACCGAATGCATTTCTATGCTCTTTAAATAACTTGCTTTTAAAATTGCCTGATTCATGTCTGGCTTGAGCAACAATTATTTTTGCCATTAACGTATCCAATCCATTATCAAGGCATGTATTGTAAATCTTCTGTTCAATTGTTTCCTCTAATTTTAATTCTATCGGCTTTGCTTCTGTAACAATACCATTGTTTACAGTCATTACCGTAATTAAGATTAAAAGAAGTGATAAACATATTGATTTAGTTTTCATATTTTATGAATAAAATGCAAGAATCAGAACAGAACCTACTACAAGTAGGATGATGAATATTAACAAACCGTATAACATTCCCTCTTCGCCGGAATAATTTTCTTTCATGCTTGTTTGATATTTGGAACTATCTTAAAAAATGTTCCTAGTACTTGAGGAGAAGTCTTTGCTTTGTGAGCTAATCCTTTTGCCATTCCATAGGGAATTTGATAAGCCAAAGTCTTTACTTTATTCTCTTTTCTGACATCTCCCTCCATTATCGAAACATACTGTTCTAAATTGAATAAAGCGGTGGATTTAATTGTTGTTTTCATATTTGTTTAAATCATGAATCCTTTATAGATATTCTCAAATTTCTTTCCGGCATACATTGCCAATTCCTTAGATTTAAACGCAAGGCGCGAACCGACAGTAGAACCCGAACACCAATCATCATAGCCGTCAAAGAACCGAAAGCCCGACATGTAAAAGTAAGGAAAATACTTTGGTTGATTTGAATTACTCCAATCTGGTTGCCATCCTTCATTCAAGGCCTTTGCGATAATGATTGCTTCTTGTTGATATAAAGGATGTTCCATTCCAGTATCAGTTAAGACTGACCTTAATTTTCTGTAAATAGATACCTCTGTATCCTTTTCTCCAAGTTCTGCTATTGCATCTTCTACTGTCTTGACACGATCAATGACATTTTTAGGCTTAGACTTAAATCTTATTTCACCAGACTCAATATCAACTTTGTCGATTACATAACCATCTGGAATTTGAATTTTTAATGTGTTGTTCATAGTGGATTCATTTTAAAGGTTGCTTTATACATCCATCCAAACATTGCTGGATTGAATGAAAATTTCAATTTTACAGATTGTAGGCATCCTTCGCGGGCCAATCGGAGAACCGTATCAAAGTCATCGGTCATGACTGTCATTAATTTTTCTTCCATAATTTTTTTATTTACTGTTTCTATAAGAGATTATTAAAATCATTAAAAGTAAGTAAACGCATAAAAATACGATTCCAGTTATGTAATTCAAGAACCATGTGCTAAGAACGCTTACCGCAATTAAAGGCATGGATAGTATAAAAGCTGCTGATGCAGTTTCTGATGAATCATGGCCTATCATTAAGATGGCTAGGATGGCAAATATTCCACTAATTATTGCTATTGATAAAATCATATGTTTGTTTTATTAGGTTTCTATTTAGTTCTCCAACATCCTATTTTTCCATCTTCCATTTTCCTAGTAGAGAATGTTCTTTCTGGATTGCAGGATTCGCCGTATTTTTTTGCAAGTGTTATCACTGAATATCTTTTGTTTTCTTCAATAATAAAAGAATCTCCCACCTCCATTTCACTAAATGAATACTTGCTCTTCCCCTTCTTAGCGGACGTTCTTTTTGGCATATTGACTTTGTTCATCTTTTCTACCTGTAAAATTTTACTCCAGATTTCTCTTTCCAAATTTCTATCTTTTGTTGCGGAGTTAAGGAGTCCCACCAAGCCGTTGCCAACTTAGTGTGCAATTCTTCACCAGCAACTTTATAATCTCCTTCTGGAACTTTTGGAATTTGTATGCTCAATTCTTTTTTCATTTAATTTATTTAATAATTCTCGAAAATATTTCCTCTTGCGCTTCTGATATCATTGGCGTCCATTTGTAAATAAAACATGGATAGTAATCTCCAACGTTGTCAGTTCCAAATTTCAACCATAGATGATTATCTTTCCCTCTTAATTCAAATCCGTCAAAATCAGCTTCTTCGCTTTTGACAATGGTTATCTCATCAAGCCGTCTGTTTGAATTGATACTTCCAAAACCAGATATTAAGACGGTGTCCATAGAAGATCTGTATCCATCGTCCTCATCTTCGATAACCTCAAAAATCAAATCTCCTAATTGAAATTTATTTGGATCATTCGGAGACATGTATAAATTGGCTTTCTTACCAACTAGGAAATTAAAATCAACAGTGTCGCCTACTTTTAAATTAGTTTTCATATTACCAACTTCTATGTTTTTCACGTATAGTTTCAATGCCATCATAGTCATCGATTTCGTACTCCATTCCATCTGGAATATTAACTACTTTAATATTGCCAAATCTCCCACTTGCAGCTCCTTCTCCAATTGCTTCAATTGCCTTAATTAGAGTCTCATTCGTGCGGAATTGATATTCATTGAAGTTAGAGTAATAGTCATTGAAACTTAATTTTTCACTATCCTTTACAATGTAAGGATCTTTGTTACCCTTTGGAATATCTTCCCATTTGCTATACAAAGGGATTCCAAGTTCAATTAACTTCTCACATAGGGCGGCGCTCATATCAAATCCGCCGAAACATTTATTTATTGCTACTTTCATTTTTTTGATTTTTTTCGTTATACCATTTTATATTCTTTACTAGTTGATCATAGGCGTATGTTATCTCATAACATGAGACTGAATTATCAAGGTCGTCGCATAATTGCAAGTATCTTTTTCTTTCGAGATCACTAAACTCCTCGAAAGGTATCGAATCCCACTTTGCGCAAACAGGTATAAGGCAGTCCCACGATAAATTGTAATTCAAATTTTCAAATTCTTCCCAAGAATTATCTAATTTGTGAATTGCATATTTACCAACACTTCGGATACCAATATCCTCCATAAACTGCTCATTATCTCTTTGCCATTGCGTCTCACTATTGGTTCCAGAATAACCAACTGTGACAACTTCATACCCCATAAACTCCGCTAACAATTCATTGTGTGTCATCTTAACTGTCTTTTAGCAATAGGTTTTTAACTTCTATCAATATTACAATAATGTCGATAAAGCCCAAAGATAAAATTAACATTTCTTTCATGATTGTGCTTTTCGTTTAAATTCATCAAGTAAGGATCTGAACCTTTTAATAGATTCAAGGTATTTTTCTAACAGTAGGTTAGCTTCTTCTATCTCTTTCACTTCCTTAGCTTTTTATTGGCAATATCTGCCATCCTAACTAATATCTCCTTTGTGAGTTTATCATTCTCATACGCAATTATTGCCTCTGCAAGCTCTTTAGCGATGGAATAGATTTCTATTTTCTTAAGGTGTTTCATTCGCTGATTGCTTTTGCATTAAGTCTCTTAAGATTCTCTATTTTCGATTCAATGACCGCTACTTTAGTTATCAACTTTTCTTTTTGCTCCTCCATCTGACGAATTTTAAAAACCCTGGAATTGTAAAGAAGCTTTTGGGCTGTGGTCATTTCTTTCATAAAGAATTTTATTTATTGGTTAATCTGATTAGGCCTTCTCCGTTAATTTGCTTTTTATATGCGTGGCAATAGAACTTATCACCAACCATATACGGAAGTTTTCCAGGAGTATTAATGTAGTTTTCAATTCTGGCTAAATCTGCTTTTCGTTCTTCTGTATTCATTTTCATTGATTTAATCTCTACACATATTTATTTCAAAGGATGGGGCGGTAGCTCCAGGCTTTACATGCACACCAAAAGAATACCCACTATCGGAACAGAATTGTATTAAACTGCTCAATTCATTGTAAGCGAAATGATTAGCGTTTATAGGCGTAACTGTGATTCCATCATGTGATTTTTGAAATGTATATCGCAACCATGAAGGGAGGTCTGTAACGCGGTTTGCTTCAATATAGCGTTGAATACGAAGAAATTCATTTTGTTTTTCTTGCTCTGTTGGAAATGGAGTCAGTGTGTTTTGCGTTTTCATAACCTTGCGAGTTTTTAGTTAAGCGATTATTTTTATAATTCTATTGTGATTCCAAGTTCTGGATTCCACTCCACCCTTCTTTGTTTTAATAGCTAAATCCAAATAATGACCACCGTTTAAGTTTATCGGACTACTTACGATTTTAGCATAAGTGAAAGCCATTACCATTCCCGGTTTTAAATTCTTTGCTTCAATTCCTTTTATGCTTGCCATTTGTTTGATTGTTTGATGAATCAAAGATAGCATACTGAATATATTATTTACAAGAATTATTTAAAATATTTTATCCGATGCCTACTTTAAATACGTAAGTAACTGATAATCAATTACATTAATTTTCATCAAATAATGCCATTTTTCATTAAGAAAGTGAATAATTTGGCTGAATCCATTACATAAACATCTGAATTTTGAAGGCGGACGGTGCGAATGCAGAGCGAGAGCAGGTAAGCTTCCTTTTCCATATCCTGCTTTTGCTGTAAGGGATGGTAATGAGATAAACCATCTAACTCTACCGTTATTTTCGAAAGAGGGAAATAGAAATCACTGAAATAGAATTTAGTACTTGATATCCAAGGCTTCTGAAAGACAACTGTGAACTTTAAATTGTATTCTCTTTTTACTTTCCTGATTAAGGAAAGGAACTGCTTCTCTGACTTTGTTGCTTTTTCTTTTAATTCTTTATGATACTTTTTTATTAATTCCTTTCTCTTTTTATCAGCATCCTTCTTTTTCATGAATTGGTAATTTGAGAAATTAAAAAGCGCGAATGCGCTTTTCTTCTTTCTTTATTCTTATTTCTTCTTCTTATATATTAATTCTTATTTCTTAATTCTTGTCGGCGTACCGTCCACGGTGCGTGTCAAAACTAGCAAAAACGCACTTTTATAGGATCGAGTGCTTTATCAGTTACATTTTCCATTGCTAAGAGAATTAAATCCTTGTTAGAAACTTTATTAAGTTCACTAGTAATACAGTCCAACATCGGCTTTCCAAAGTTTGGTTGTTTACACAATTGGTCAACTATAACTATCTCACTTGTGTCTTTCGAATAGTAAATTACTTTATAATCTACAAACCGTTTTAAAAGATTATCAATTGAATCCAAGTTATAGCCGGTGTAATGTGAAATCATCTTTCTTGTTATCTTGTAGATACCACATTCAGTTACTTCTGGATTTGTTAAAAGAAATAAATAAAAATATTTATCCTCTGGCGTCATTATATCGATCTTTTCATCTTTCCAAAACTCCGCGTATACTTTTCTAAATTTTGCCATCTGTTATAAATAAATTAAGTTAATTAAAATTTCATTTTTTCGTGGTCGCCTTTCATGTCTTTTAAAGGGCCTTTGTGGTACTTGTCATAAATCTTCTTCTTCATCTCTGGATCTTTGATATCCTTGTACCCTTCATTCTTTGTGTGTAAAGCAGATCGCTTCTTAGCATAGGCTTGCTTGTCTTTAAGCAATTCTTTTTGTGTCACCGTAGTTCCGCCCTTCTGGTTTGCAATGTGAGGGGCGAAAGGAACACGAGGCCAAATTTCATAATGCTTGCATGTAATCTCTTTCTTAATTTCTTCTGGTAATTCTGATTCTTTTCCAATGAAGGACATAGAATAGTTAAATTCCTTATATTTCTGGCACTTGGAACAATGATGTTGATAATTAGGCATAAATCTATGGTTAAAAATAAAAGTGTCTGTAATGCGATTTAAACCCTATTTAAGATAGGTCTTTAATGAGGAGATATTTTTGAGGCGCTTTAATCGCTTTAAAGCTCTTGCTTTGTATTTGATGATATCTTTTTCTTTAATCTTGAAAGCTAAGGCAATGTCAGAAAGGCGTTTTACAGGCTCGCCATTGAGTCCAAGAGAAAGGACTAGCACATCATACTCTTTTTGCTCAAGATTGAACAGGAAACGATTTAAATCGTTTGTCATGGATTCTAAATTAGCTTCATCGTCTATTCCCAAAGAGTCACAAGGAATTAAAGCTTCTAAGGTATCAGTATCTTCATCGTCGTCTGATACTTTTTCATTTATTGATTTTATTTTTCCTCCGTAGATGATTGCTTCTTCAATTTCAGAAATGGAGGGTGGATTGGCTTTTTTCTTTTCTTTGTATTTCTTCTTCATGGATACTTCTATCTCTTCTAAAGAAGGGTAGCGCTCTAAACGCTGTTCAAGTTCCATTATTTCCTCTCTTATCGCCGTTACAAGAAGTTCTCTATTCGCAGGTAATTGAATGGTTCGTTTATGAAAATCTATTGTTGTAAACATTCTAATACGCATCCAGAGAACTGCGTATGAAAAGAATTTTAAGTCACGTTCACGATCAAACCGGCGTGCCGCCTCAATCATCCCGGCATTCCCCTCTGAAACAAGATCTAAAAGAGACGAACCTAATCCTTGATAATGTTTTGCAACTGAAATAACGAATTTCAGATTTGATTTTAAGAGAAGGTCTAAACTTCTTTGGCAACCTTCATCCTGGTATTTAATGATTAGAACTTTTTCTTGTTCCTTTGTTAGTGGTTCAAAGTTTCTTATTTCGGAGAAATATCTGGAAACGTTGTCGGCATTTTCTTGAGATGTAATGATTTTCTTAATCTTCATTATTATAATTGTTTACGTCTTGCATATTCTGCTATCAACAATCCATCATAGTCTGGATGTTTTAAATTAATTGATGGAAATAATCTTTTGCCAATATCTAAAGAAGCTGATTTAAGTTCTTCTCCTTTGAGGCCAGATGGTAATAATATTTTCTGCCATCCTTTACTATCAATATAAGAATATGGAATTCCTAATTCTTCTAAAACTATTAAAGTAGCTTCCAATGATCTTAATGCAGATGCAGTAGCTTTAAATCTTCCAGGATTAACCATAGGGCGTTCTATTACAGCTATTATATTTTGCCTAGAAGAATTATCAAGTTGTTCAGATAAAAGACTTCTTAAAGAAGGAACATCTATTCTTGATATGTATTGCTTTGCTTTTGTATAACTCAATTCTTTTTTAACTGGAGTTTTACTAAAAAAAATATCTCCTGATGGTTTGATAATTGCTATTGTTCCAGAAACTCCGTTATCGATTCCTATAAAATATTTCATATTTTTTATTTTTCATTCTATCCACGCCTCCTTTGCTCATATTATCTTTGGCCCACAAAGGTTGCAAATTTTTTAATGCCCAACATTGTTTAAAAGATTCATCATTCACAGATGTAAATTTAAAATACGACTTTGGAATAATGTGATCAACATGCCATTTTCCATAATTATCCCAAGACATTCCGTCCGTAAATAAACTTTCTAAGTGAACCATTAAATCTTTTAGATCATAATCAACTAAACTTTTCCATTTTTTACCCCCTTTCTTTCCTTTTAAATATTTAGCCATTCCTCCTTTCATACTTATATGAATCTTCTTTTCATATTCTGTCAATGAATTACGTTTTTTATATTCAACGGCGCAATCTCTTCCACAAAATTTGCCCTTTTGACTTTTTGCTTGCATTCTAGTAAGCTCAAAATCTTTATTACAATTAAGACAAATAAATTTAATGTTGCCGCCTTTATAATTTGGATTGTTAGATCCATGTTTAAATGTGTGATAGCATTTCGAACTACAGAAATAATTTTTAGCAGGCTTACTATTTGCTCTAAATTCCTTATTGCAGTTTTTACATGTTAAATCTCTGTAATGACATCCTTTCATAATTTAAAAATACTAATCATTACATATATCTATTCCTAAATAAAAAAGGCGAACTAAAAATTCGCCTGCTGTAAAAGTCAATAAAAATAATTTCATAAAATTAATAAGGAAGTTATGAAATAACAAAACCGTAACATTTTAACTATTTCTGATTGAACTAATTCCTTTATTCTTTTCTATCGAGATAGTATTCTCAAAATTCATATCACTTGCGGAATGAGTTACAAGTAAAATTGCTTTATTTAATTTAGAGAATGCTTTTGCTGTATTTGTAACTCCCAATGAATCTAATCCACTTATCATTTCATCTGATTGATAATAATTTAAACCGCCTGTCTTTGAAGAAGCATTGATCAATTGTTGAAAAGCAAGGTCAACCGCTAAATTCAATCTTACTCTTTCTCCCTCGCTAAACTGAACATAAGGTTGGGGATTAATCCAGTTACGATAAATGATAGGGTTTAAAGACTGTCTCAATTCGCCTGATTTCAGGCGTTTAAATCCTTCAATATGAAGATTAAGGTCTGAACCAATCATTTTAAGATAATTGTTCACAAGCGAGCAAATTACTTCTATTGGCTTATTTCCGAGATAGAATTTGAATTCTTCAAAGTGTTTTATCCATTGTGAAGATTGATCAATAAGAGTATTAAGAGAAGTTATTTCAGCTGCTATTGAGGCAATCTCTTTTTCTTTGGCTTTAATTTGTTCTTGGATATTCTTTTTCTCATCTACAAAAGAAAGTGCATGCGTTTCTGCAATTTTAGATTCTAAGTCTTCGATTGCTTTTAAAATTCGTTCTTGTTGTGATTCGAAAGAAGAGATGTTTTGAAGTAAAACTGTTTTCCGGCGTTCTGTTAATTTGTTCTGTTTTACCAGATCATTGATATCTTGAATCTTAGAAGATATGTCTTCTTGATTTGTATGGATGGATTCAAGTTCTTGCTCCAATGCTTGAAAGTCCAAAAGAAACGTATCTAATTCATCTTGTGTGTACGTTTCTTTAATTGAAAGGTGAAATTCATTCTCGCATTTCGGACATGTTATTTTGCCTGCCAGATAATTTTGAGCATTCTGAATTTCAGGTGTAATTTCTTTCATTAATTTAACTATCTCCATATAACTTTCTTGGAGCACATTCCATTCAGATTGCAATACTTTAATTTCATTTAAATCTGTTTCATGAAATACAAGTTCTGAAATTTCATTGTTCACTACTTCAATATTATCCTGGCTTTCCAATAATTGTTGATCGTAGGATTCAATTTGATCTTGATAGCTTTTGATTTGAGCGACTTTTTGTTGTTCAAATACTTTCATTGCATCTGCATTTAAAGATGCCTGTAGCGCCTCTATGTAGCCATCAGCAGTAAATATTTTATTAGAAAGAGAATTCACAGCAGATGTATTTGATTTAACATCGGCTTCTAAAGAAGCAATAATTTTATCAACAATTGCTGTATTGGTGAAACGTGATATAACTTCTAGCTTTCTTTCAGTATTTACTTCTAGGAATGGAGAATAATTTGTTTTGGAGATAAAGAAGTAATTCAATAGATCTTCTTCTTTGATATCCAAGATGTGATCAAGTATAAATTTATTTCCTTCCTTAATATCTACTCCATTTTTAACTCCTTGCTTTGTAGGAATTGAAGACGGTACTTCATTATCAATGAGAATAATTAATTCACTTGCTTTTTTAGAAAAGATCCTTCTTTCAATTAAGCACTCTTGTTTTGTCGCTTTGTTTGTAAGGATTGCCTTAACTGTGAATGAAGATGAATCTGAACTCCAAGAAATGCAATCCTTAACATTTCTTCCAGTCAAAGAATAACCAAATAGAGCAATCGGAAAAATATCTACAAAAGAAGTCTTACCACCTCCATTGGATTGTTGCGAATCATTGTCGTTATTAATTCCTTTAATTATATAACATTTGTTTTCAAAGTCATAATGAACTTTCTCAAATGACATGAAATTGCTTGCCTGAATACTATTTAAATGCCACATGCTTTATAAGCCCTTACGGTTAATGTTACTCTTTTAGTGAAAAGATCGTGTATCTTAGACTCAAAATCATTGAAGTCTGTATGTTTAATTTCAATCAGGCCTCTATTTAACATTTCTTCTCCTAGCTTATAAGCGCTATTTCTAATTAAATAATCCAAATGTTTATTATCTGTTAATACTGTTCTATCCATAGTTATGGTTGGATAAGGCAGATGAAGATAATGCTCCTTTGAAATATAGTCGAATGAGGATGTAAGAATTTGCGTATCGTATCTAATGTGCTCTATTCTTCCAAGAAATGACTTTTCTTTATCAGCTTCATCTCGTGCTATATCCGCTGCATATTCAATCAGCCAATGATAAGTTTTGCAAATGAAGATTATAACAACACAAATAAATACTACAAATAATATAATGGTAAGGATCATAAATTTTTGTTTAAAATTTTAAGTCCGAATTCAAAATCATCAATATCTTTTTTCTCTTTTCCCCATTCCTTAAAAGTTTCAATAATATCATTATTTGTAAGTTGAATGGAATTGTTTTGAGCTATATCAGAAGGAACAAATTCTTTTTTGATCGCTTCTACTTTTACTAATGATTGAAGTTCTGCAATAATAGGCAATTTACTATCATGTATCTCTCCAGTGATTTTAAAGCGATATTTATTTCCTTCATCTTTTACAGCTCTTACTTCTGTGAGAACAGTTCTATCTAATTCTTCTGCACTTATATCAACAGTAATGTATTGAGGAAAAGAAAAATTGAAGAATTCATATGAAGCGTCATCATAAAGGATGGTCGCACCTTTATATAAATCTTCGCCAAAATTAGCTTGATGTGTTGATCCCGTATAAACAATATGCTTTCTATTACCAATTATTTGTCTATTGTGATAATGTCCAATCAATACAAGATCAAAAGGATCAAAAATAGATTGAGTGACGCCATTTTCAACTTTACTCCCATCATTATTTTTTATTTCATTTACCCCAATATGAGTTAGAAGAACGTTTCTTCTGCTTGTAGAAATATTAAGGAGGTCGAAGTATGTTTTGTAAGTCAAAGATTCATCATAATAAGAAACGAAATGAATTCTAAGACTATCTACATCAATATGACGTGGCATTCCAAAACAAGTAAATGCTGGATGTGAATTAAATGGATCAAGAAATGATGTGGAAATTGTGTTATCTGTTTTATCATGATTCCCCGCAATTGCTATTATTTCAATTCCTCTTTCTTTTGCAATATTTAGAATTTCAGCAAGTGCATTAAGAACTATTTGAGTTTGTCCTTTTCTTGATGTAAGTATGTCTCCGAGATGGAATATTGTTTTAATTCCTAATTTATCGCAAAGATCAAAGGCTTGGATAAAAACAGAAAAATTAACCTCTATTGTTGATTCATTGAGATGGGTATCCGCCAAGCAGACTGCAATAGGTTGTTTCATTGTTTTGGTTTTTTGTGTAAAAATTAGGGATTTGATAAAGCTCAAATCCATAGAAAAGCTCACCTAAACCACTGATTCTATTTCTTTCCCAATCTTTGACGAATTTCATCCAAGCGAGCGGTAGAAGTTTTGGCAGTTGATTTAATTTCAACTTCTTCTTTTTGTTGTTCTTTAACCTGCTCTTCCTTCTTAACTTCTATCTTAGGAGCGGAAGTTTTGGGACTTACCGACTTTGTAACTGTTTTTGCAGCTTCTTCTTTCTTTTGCTCTTTTACCTTTCCTGGTTCTTCTTTAAAAATTTCATCAATTTCGTCTCCACTATCTTCTTTCTTTTCTGATTTGGTATCTTCTGGAATCAATCCATTAATCTTTTCAACGATATCTAAGAAGTCATCATATTGAAATACATTAATCGGGAATCCAGCTTCTGCCATTTTAATTTCAAAATTTTGCAGACCTTCCAATTGAGATTCGAAATCCTTTCTTGTAAAGGAATTAACATAAAGCTCATGTAAAGGTTTTGAATCAATCCATTGCTCAATTTGAGCATCTGTTAAAGGACTTGTGACATACGTTGTTGTTAATTTAGATACTCTTTGATCTAAACGAACTTTATACCAATCGGAGGCTTTTTTAGCTTCTTTAGCACGTGTAATAATTACGGCAATACCTTCATCTGGATCACTAAAAGGATCTGGATTTTCAAGAAGGGCTGCTTGTTCAGTCATTGCGTCTTTTACCGATTTCTTAATCTCTAAGAGACCGACTTTGCCCCAAATATGATTTCCATCAGCATCTTTTCCTTCTGCTTTGCAAGCATATACAACCCATGTATCAATTGGTTTAATACCGTTGTCCTTAGTTGCAACGTTACCATTGATCTTATTCATAATCTTCTTAATGGTTTCATCGTCATCCGTAAAATTTGGAATAGCGGTTGCTTTAGCAAATTCAATGTATTGTTCCACTACATCCAACTGAATACCGGCATGTACGCGAGAATTAAAGATAGGCGATCTTTTAACTTCAAATTCACCTTCAATAATTTTTTTATCTTCACCTCTTTTTGGTTTTTTAACTTCCAAATAGGAAACGCTTTTCGCCTCTGCGAATGATTTGCCGCCTCCATCTGGATGATATGGGAAAATACGAATTACATTTTCGCCAACTTCAATTGAAAGATAGTTATTGTCGAATCTTTTGGTTCCGAATTGTTTTTCTTGAGTTTGGATTACTTCCGCTGTTGTTGCTTTGAGTCTTGATCTGTCAAATCCAGGCATAATTGATAATTGATTAAGTTGATTTATTTAGTTTATATTGATTATTTTCTACCAGTTGGGAAACTATTCTTTTGCGCTCTTATCTGTACAGTGTTGATTGTTCCTTCCAATACTTCTTTGTCGAATTCTTCTGGAGTGATTTTTAAAGAGATTGCATTCAGTTTTTGATCTTTTGATTTTGCCGACCAATAAAGGCCATCGATTATATCAGCTTCTTTTTGAATTTTAAATAGTTTGGTTTTTTTGATTTTATATTGTGGGTCACGAATTATGGCGTTGTCAATTGCTGTTTCGGTCGCTTTCTCTCCCTTTCCAGTTAATTCTTTTTTATGCTCTTCATACTTTTGAGCTTCAAAGATTTTAAAGTCAAGCTGCTCTTCTCTCAAGAGATCATCTATTTCAGCCTTAGCCAAAGCAAGGCGATTGAAAATAACCGGAAATGTAATTATGTCGGCAATTAAATTATTGATTTGAATTTGAAGTAAATCTTCTACGTCTATCTCTCCTGAACTGAAATCGCCTATCTTGAGCTTAAGAACTTTATTTTTTAAATGAAGTATTGTTACGTTTAATTCTTCGTCTACTTTCACAAATTTAGATTGTTTTTGTTATTGGATTATAATGAAGGCTTTCACAAAAGTGATTGAAACTTGTGAATTATAGGTATTGATTTCCTATTTCACGTTTTCTGAATTGTTTTGTTTCCTGTTCAATCATATCATTTTCAAATTTCTCCATCGTTCTTTCAGAGGATTCCATATATCCACAGGAGCATTCAAATCTTACAATCTTAGGCTTATAATTCTTGCCTTTCTGGACTGTCTTAGGTTTCATATCGGAACCACATTCACGGCAGATCATTAGTCACAAGTTTGTTGTTCTATTGTCTTTGTTTGTCCATCCCACTTGTGCATTGAAAGTGAAATGAATGATACAGAATTGCGGAATATTTTGGTGAATGGAGTATGATTAAAGACTTTAGAATATGCATCATTAAGAAGTATCATATCAGCTTTTAATTGTCCTTCATTAACAGTATTAACTTTGGCTAACCCTATGCAGTTTCTTTCATCAAACTCAAAATAAACAGGTACAATTTTATCTTTTATTTCAAATTGCGAACTACCAACTATAATATCATTAAGTTGCTTCATTCTGCTTTTGTAAACATGTTTCCAGAACGATTTACTTTGAAACCCAATGCCTCTGTTTTATAAAGGTACTTATTGATTAATCCCGGAGTAATATGTGGGAATTTAGCGACTACCTTATTTAAGATTTCATCCATTGAATAAGATTTTCCGTCACTAAGAAGTGTAGAAAGGAATTTGGTAATTCCATGATTCGGACGCTTTGACTTTTGCTCTCCTTCAACATTAACAGCCGTCAATACTTCTCCAGATTCATTTAGAATTTGAACAATAGTATTTAAAGGAAGTCCGGATTTCAAAGCCCAATTGGAAATTATCCCTTTTAAATCATCATAAGAAATTGTCTTTGCTGAAATTTCTTGCGCATTGCCTAGCAATAAAGATTCTGTATCTGGCAATTCTTCTGTATACTGTTCAAATGTTTGGTTTGCAATATCCTCTTCTTTAACGGTATCAGAATACACTTCCGATTCTTTTTTAATTTCTGTAACTGGAGCTACATCTTGCTTCTTTTGAAGCCTTGCTTTTAATCTTGTTTTGAAATCTTCTTCCATAAATGTTTTTAAAAAATCATTGAATTTGCGAATTTATTTGCAGATGCTTCTGAAAAATCTGCTATGATTAAATCAATTAAATATTGATCTTCTTCCATTTCAAGAATGGCAGTTTGATAATATAAATCACCATCTTTACTATGCCATGCCTGAATTCTAACATAATCATTTCCAGAATCACAATCGCGATCTCTATAAATGCAAACTTCTTGACAAGTCTTACATCCTTTAATTTTTATTATTCTATGCATTTTACATTTGTAAGGTGGGAGTTAAATTTTAACAAAGTTAATATAAGAGAATACAACAAAGCAAGAAAAATATAAAAATAAAAATGCACTGATATTTCTACCAGTGCATTTAAATAAAACTTTTAAATAATAGTCAAAGTTAAATTTCTGCAAGCATTGATTCATCGTGAAGAATGGCATCAAAAATTTTCTTGATTTTAAGCACAACTCTTTCATTGATTGAATCTTCAATTTTTCTGACTGCTAATTTTTTTCTGCCTCTCTTTTTTCTTTCTATGCCAGCCCTTTCCATTGGCTTGGATAGTTTCATAAGATTTTCTTGAGAGATAGCCGGAATTGGTTCGCCCTTTTTGTTTTCCGTAATAAGTTCCGTTTTTGTCGGCTCCTTAGACGGCACTTCTTCCTGTTTCTCCAATTCAAACTTGTTCTTTCGATCTTCTTTGTAAATGCGGCCTATGTGGGTATCTACAAATAAATTTGGCTTATCTTCAAGTTTAAAAATTTGATCAATCAAATCGAGTTGAACAGATTCATTCGCCTTTGCGGTCTTAATGCCGTTCTTGTTTGAGAAAGATCCAGGCTTATTTCTGTCTTTTACCTTAACTACAAAGCGCGTAATGTGTTTTGTAATTTTTTCAGGCTCTCTCAAAAGAATGACATTGTTGTCATAAGATTTTGAAACTAATTCTACCGCTTTTGCGATTGTCTTGGGATTTGCATTTGTTTTCATTTTTTAGTCGTTTTAGTTTAAATGATTTGTCTTATCATTTATAACTATCGTGCCAATTTTAGAAAACGTTTTCGATTTGATTTTTCTGTAAAAGTTGTGGAATTATAAACCTAAGTTGTGGAATTTTTTGTGGATAAATATACACAACGGTATATATCAGCTAGTTATAAGTTAAATTGAAAGGGCAACTTTAACGTGATCATGAGGCTTTGTTAGCTTACCATCTGAATTATGCAAGATAGTTCTGCCATTGCGCTCCAATATCTTGGCATTTACTAAATTATTCTTAGCAATGGTTTCATTGGCATGATCTGCGTTTCTATGAGCTTTATTCATATTGTTTGCATGAACTTGATCAAAAGCCTTATCAAACACATGTTGCAATCCAGAACTTAATATTTTTCCATTCAAAACGTATTGAATATCCGCAAGTGCATCCAGTTCCTCCACTTTATCAACATTGTCACCATCCTGAACATCAAGCCACCCTGTAGTATTTTTTTCTGACTCTATGATACATAAATTTCTAAATGTCTCACGTACATCACCCGCTTCTGCCAATTCAGCAAGCTCTTCAAATAGAAGCTTAATTCTAAGTTGTCGCGTTTTAAGAGGCTCTACATGGCTTGAATCAGCTCCAATAGGATGTTCAAATGTTTCATGAAACTCCAGTACTTTTTTGATTGAATCGTTCATTTTATTTTTATTTTAGTTAAAATTGTTTTTGCAATATTTCCGTTAAAAAATCTTCTGATAGCATACGATCTAGCCACAGATATCAAAGTAAATAATAATGTAGACCATCCAGCTTGAGATGGAGACATGTGTATGCCACATATCCAATTTACAACAGGCAGTATCGATATCGTTATTAAAAACCCTATCGAGGTATTAACGCACGCCTCTAATAAAGACTCTAATTTAGATTGCTTCATCGCCAAATATAAATTTTACTTTCCTTTCCAGATCTTCCAACGTTCCATTGTTAATGATAATAAAATCTGATTTGCTCCAAATATCGATATTGAAAGAATCGCTGGATTCCAAATCCTTGCGTGGATCAAAAACTCCTATCACAACATCAAAGACTTTATTTTGAACACAAATCTCACACTCCTCATTACTTCTCATTCCAACGTAAATATCAGAGTCTTTCATGATCTCCCTGGCAAGCCTAGACTTATCCTCTTTATTAAAGTCACAAATCAAATCATGCCACTCCTTTCTCCTATTCACGCGATCATCAAAGCATTCCTTAAAATCTTTATATCCGTATTTTTCTTTTAAATAATCAAATATGAATATTCTTGCAGCGGCCATTGAAGAGCTTTCAAAATTATAGCCAGTTAACTTTTGAATCATTTCTGCAACCGTGTCTTTGCCATGCCTAGCATGGCCTATTAAAAGTATGTTCATTTTATATAAGGATTGTGTTTTAGTGTTGGGAGTTTAACCAAAAGACCTTCTTTTGATTCTTTGTGGACGTATAGTTTATAGTATTCGTTATAATCTTCTAAATCATAATCATTGTGATCTATTTTTTCTTCATAATGTTTTTCTGAAATGACCCATGTAACATGTGTTCTACTACCATTGAAAGGATTTTGCCAGTGCTGATTTTGCTTACGCATTTACTATGTTCTTAGATTTTTGTTTAATTTTATTATAGAGATAGCTTACTATCTGTTGAGACTTTCCTAATTCATTCGATATTTCAATTTGATTGTATCCTTGAATCAATAAATCAAAAACTTCTTTGCGCTCATTTGTCAAAGAATTTTCAAGTTCATTTTTTATCTCTGAAAAAATAAATTCTTTCTCTGGATTGTAATGATTTAACAAACCAACTTCATCTACTTTCTCAACATCAAAATATTGAATGTCATAGCTAACGCCTTCTTTCATGAATTTGCTTTTGCTTATGGATCTTTCATATAGCTTCTGCCATCTAATAGCTCTTTTAATTGTCCCTATATGCTCCAAAAGGAGGTCATTGCCTTTTTGTTCGTACCATCTAATCCAAGCATTGTGAACTAAATCTCTTCCTTCTGTATTCCAATCTATCATGCAGGCGTATCTTACCGCCTCTGTATATTTATTCACAAATATTTTTAAAAAATTTTCACATCAGTTTTGTCTACACTATAAATACAGTTCCTGTTGTTGAAGCTATCAAACTGTATTTTCCCATTCAGTATAATTCCATTTCCATCTTTTCCGTCTACCAAAGTTTCATAATTTTTCCAGCAATCAGCCCACAATACAACATTAATTAAATCATTATTGTTGTCTATTGTCAACTTAGCCATTTCCCCTTTCTTTGTCTTTACTTTCTTTATTTCGACTAAGAGACCGGCAACCACTACATGCTTATCTAAATTATCAGATAATTGTATTTTATCGGCAGTTGCATAGTCACGATAATTAAAATCATTCTCATCTACTATTGTAGAGTAATCGAAAAATCCATATCCTGAAATTGATCTCTGCAATTTATACCAAAAGAATTCTTTCCATGCTTCTTTAGACTCTAATTCCTCTGGCAATTCAATACGCTGCAATTTACAAAACTCTCGAATCAAGTTTATTCTTTCTAATGGGTTTTTTATATTATGTAATTCATCAAAGCATCCAGAAAAAATAAGATGTTTTATTACTCTACTGTTTACTGATTTTCCTTTAATTCTTTGACAAAATTCTTCTAATGAAAAGAAGAATCCATTTTCAGTTCTTTCTTTAATGATCGCATTCAAAGATACTTCTCCTACTTGTTTTATTCTTCCAATTGACCAATAAATAGAATTAGTATCCCAATCTGTATAAAATGTTTCTCGTGACTTGTTAATATCTGGAGGTTGCAATTTTATACCTTCAAATTTATTTATTTCACTTATTCTTTTTGTTATTTCATCATCGTTTGCGTATTGAAGTGATATAGTCCAAAATTGCATTGGATAGTAATACTTTAACCAAGCCGTTTGATAACCTATTAAAGAGTAAGCAACCGCGTGAGACAAATTAAAACTGTAACCAGCAAACGCTTCAATCTTATTCCAAATCTTATTTGCTTCAAATTCTGGACAACCATTTTTTATTGCACCTGCTACAAATTTATCTTTGTAGCTTTTCATTTTTTCAAGATCTTTTTTACCTGTAGCCTTTCTTACTCCATCTCCCTCTTCCAAAGTAAGTCCACCAACTTTTTGTGTTATAAAGATCGCTTGTTCTTGAAATACGTATAAACCAAACGTGTTCTTAGTCAATTCTTCTGTTCCCCAATCATATTCCGGTTTCTTTTTACCATGCTTTAATTTTACATATTCATGGTGCGCCCCACTATCCATTGGGCCTGGACGATAGAGAGAAGTAATTGTGGCTAATTCAATAATTGTTTCGGGCTTTACATCTCTACAATAGGCCGTTAAACCATCAGTAGTAAATTGGAATACATCTTGTGTAAGACCTTTGGAAAATAGATCATAAATACTTTTATCAGTTAAATCTATCTCCTGTAAATTTATTTTTTCACCTGTTTTTTCTTTGATTAGATCAATTATATCGTGAATCTTATCTAACTGACTTAATCCCAAAATATCCGCTTTTAGAAAGCCTGATTCATCTAATGGAGCGCCTTCCCATTCACTTACTATATAACCATCAATAATTTTACATGGAAACCAATCATAAATCTGTTTTTCCTTTGGAGTAATGATAATTCCAGAAGCATGGATGGAGGTATTTTTTGGTTGATTTAGGATTAAATCAATGTCATTTATTGCATTTGAATGAGTATTGAAATAGTTCTTCAATTTCTCATTTAATCCAGCTTCTTGGAAAAGAGATGTTATATCGCCATCACTTTTTTCTTCAAATATTTTCGAGTAGTAATTTATATTAGCTGGTTCTTCTCCATTAAATCTTAATATTTCTCTGAAAGCCGCTTTTGTTTTTAATACACCAAATGTTCCAATAGAGCTTACATTATGTTCTCCAAATCGTTCCTTCATGTATTGGAGGATTGTATCTCTATATCTTGATTCATAGTCATTATCTGCATCCGGCAATCCCTTTCCTACGCGACTTCTATTAAGAAAGCGCTCAAAGATCAAATTGTATTCCAGTGCATCTACTTTTGTTACATTGCAGAAATAAGCTATTAAAGAGCCTCCGATTGAACCTCTTCCAGTTCCAACAAAAATTCCATTCTCTTCGCACCAATTATTTATATCCCTGACTATCAAGAAATAATCTTGAAAGTTTCCTAAAGAAATAATTTCATATTCACTTTCAATTCTTGCTATATATTTATCTAAATCTTTTCCTTTTTGAATTACTCGCTTTTCTAGTCCCTCATTTATAACGTGCCAAAATAATTGCTCACTATCTGTGAATCCTGCCGCGATTTCTTTTTCACTTAATGGATATTTTGGCAAATGTATTTGTCCAGTTTTTACTTTGAAAGTACATCCATCAACTATTTGATTTGTTCCATTTAATGCACTTTCTAGTATTTCTATTGCGAATTCTTCCCCCTTTGAATTAAATAGTGTAATAGATTGCTCTATTATCTCCTCTAAAGATTTGAAATGTTGATCATCTGATTGATAGTAGAATTCTCCTTTTCCTATGAAGTGAAGTATTTTCTTTACTCTACTATCTTCTTTATCCAAATAATAAGAATCGGTTATTAAAGCAAGCGGAATCTCCTTGTAATTATTTAAACAATTTTTAAGGCAATTAAGGCAATGAAGATCTCTTTGAGGCGATTTGTATTCTACTGGATCATATTGAAAGTATATTCCAACAAATTTGGCATGGAATAATTCTGATACTATTGCATCATTTAACATTGTATCATTTTGAATGACTGCGTACAATCCTTCACTATGATCAATTAAAAACGAATACTCTACATTTTGACCACTGTTATCAATGTTGATTCTCTTATGTATCTTAAGAAGATTTTCCCAACCACGTTCATTAGAAACATAAAGTTTTAATTTAAAATCTTCCTTGCCTTTGCTTACTTGGATTGTTTCACCAAGAATAGGCTTTATTTTTGATTTAAGGCAGGCATTTTGGAATTTGAGTATTCCTGCAAGTGTATGCTTTTCGCTTAATCCTAGAGCCTCTATGCCAAGCCATTTAGCTTTTTCACACCAATCTTCATATCGTTTACTACCAATGCATAATTCATATCCGCCGTGTATACCAAGATGTGGAAAGCCAGCTATATCTTTAGCTGAACCTACATATTTTAGCTTATTCAACTTTACTTTATCTTCTTCTATTGGCGTATAATATACTTTGCCACCAAAATAGAAACAGAAATAGTGGAAATCTATTTCCGGCAATTCAGTATTATCTAAAATAAGATTAAATTCTGAATCGAATATTTTGCCTTCTACTGGCGAAACACAAACATATACTTTGTCTTGAAGTTTAAAATGACTCTCCGTTATCCAATCAACTGAAAGATTGTTGGATTCTATCCACGATTTAATTTCTTGCATTTATATGGTTCTCATTATTTCCAGCCATCTCTTACAAAGAAGAGTTACATATATCGAGTTTTCTAATCCATAATTTCCTATCGAAAATCCATCATTTACTTCTATCAGAATTGTATCATAATAATTATGTTTTTTATTATATTCAATTCCAAAATCTATGGCATATCCAGATGGAGCATCTTTATAATCTAATATCGCATGCTTAATTATATCTACATCTGGAAATATTGTAAAATCTCCAGCATAATGCTTTATTCCTTTTAATTCTCCTTCTATAACATAGCATCTGTATTCCGATATAATATTGACAACTTCGGAAGTCATTGCTTTTGTTTCTAAAGGCAAATCATGAAAGAAAGTAAGGTGTTTGGCATTGCTTACAACACCAGCAACGAATTCTTTACTTTTCCCATTCGGCTTTACAAATATTGGAAACTTATCTGTTTTTAAAAATTCACCGATTGTCATATACTCAATAGTTCTTTGAGCATATTTCATTAAACAACTTGGAATATTAATAGCTTGTTTTGGAGGCAATCCAAGTTTTTGAAAAAATGCATTAGTATTTTCTATTGATGCTACTAATATAACATTCTTTCTTACCGGAACTTCTTCAATATTTTCAAAAAAGAAAATATTGGCTTGTCTGTCTCTAAATCCTAAATAAGCTGAAACAGCCCAATCATCAAATGGAAATCCATTTAAGGATTGAATATAAATTTCATAATTCATTTCTTCTCGAAATATTTCATTGCAATATAATGCATACCTATAGATCCTATAACAGAGCCTACTAGATATGTTATCATTAAATCAATTCTATTGAAATTTAATACAACTTGTCTAATAACTAAAAGCCAGATCCCATTTGAAAGCGTTGCGGCGATTCCATGATATAAAATTGATTTGCTATTGCGTGCACGACTTACCAAAGTAAAACTTGCATTTTGCAAGATTACTAACAGAAGCATTTTGATTATTTCCATTTATGTAAATATTTTTTGAATTTGTGTTTATGATGTTTTTTAGTCTCTTCTTCATTGTCGAAGTCATTGGTTACTGCCCACCAGCATACTCCAACATTTACTAAAACCGTAAGTATAAATATCCACACGGTTTGCTTCATTGTAGGCTCAATAGTTAAATAATCAAAATCATGAAAATTCTTTCTTTCATAGTTTTTCTTTATTTCTACATTGGTGAAATCAATTATTTCTGAAAGATTCAATGTATTTCCTATTTGATCTTCAATGTGAGTTCTGATATCAACTTTTGAATCCTCTCTGTCAGTCCAAGAGAAATCATATCCCCATTTTATAACATTGTTACTATCAACGCCAATGCAAATTACAAATTCATTCTTGTTTCCGCCTTCCCAATAGTTTTCTTGCATTATTGCCGCTTCACGCGGCTTGTTTTTAAAGACTAGTATGAATACATGAATTTGTTTTGTAGAACCAAATCTTGAATTTAAAATCTCCAGCTTCTTTTCTGCATAGCTGTCATTGTATCCAAGAATAACTCTTTGCTTATATAAATTATAGATCGCCGGATACTCATACAGACCATATTGTTTTATTTCACTTGTATCTGGTTTATCAAAGTGATAAACATTAACGCAAGCTTTTGGCCTATTTTCATATCCATTTGGAATAACAACTGATTCTAATGTTTGATCTTCGCCCCTCCAAGCACCATAATACATATCTCCATCATTGGTGTAATAGTCACGATGGAGGTCTTTAAATACAGCATCCACCTTAAATTGGCGTAGCAATCTATTGTATTCTTCTCTTGAGATATTAAATCTTCCTAGCGTAGTTTCAGCAGTCCAATATTCTGGATGATAAGATACATAAGAACAATCATAAAAACATGTAGATTTTCCACAAGGACGCGAGCAAGTTCTGTGGATATATTCATTCCAATCTTGAAAATACCGCACTTCCTTTACATATCCTCCCAAATATTCAACATCATATGTAAGGGAGTTGATGCAAATTAATTTTGCGATCAATATGAAGATTACACTGGAAATGATGGGAACGGTTAGTTCCCACCATACTATATTTCGTCTAAAAAAGGCTACTAGTATTATTGCAGCCAATAACGGAATTAAAAAGCAAAAGTAGACCATTAATTAAATGGGTTTGCATTGTCATCTTTTCCGTTAATAAATACTTTTTCTGTTTCTGCAGAAGTAACGATCTTTAATTCAGGAACATCTTTGCCACCTAAAAACAATGTCGCCGGAAATACTCCAATTAAGTCTTTAAGCTCTTTATGAATTGAAATTAACTTCTTTTGATTATTTGTAAATTTTTCCCGCTGTGATTCAATTGTATTCATCAACTGTTTATACAAGCTTGGATCAAGATTTGGATTCGATTCGGTTATCCATTGCATCATCTTACCAGATCCCTCCTTATATCTGGCATCCATAATTTCAGTATAAATATTTTCGAAATCACTGGAATATTTCTCACTAACTTTTGCTTGTCCAAAAATAACTTTCTTCATTTCATCGTGGATAGCTTTATCAACTGATACTTGGGCATCATATTGATTTTTTAATCTTACATATTGATTGTTGTAAGAAATGTAAAGGAAGATTCCTAAAGATGCTACAGTAAATATAACTACTGTAAATAAAATGGCAAATAATTTCATAATAAATTCTCGTTTAAGTTTTAAATTTTTTAAAGTATTCGACTTATATCGTCTTGATGCAAAGGTATAATGTTTCCCGTTTCTTTGAAATAAATATCAGCATTTTTGTTCTCCATATCATATCTTTTTAACACTCCTATGCCATTGTTTCTACAATTGAATGTATTTCCTGGATAGTAGTAATAAAATTCATCTGTTTTACGATGATCGGCTCTTTTAACTTGTTCTAAGGAAAGAACGGATGTTAATTTACTTCCGGCAACTAATACTGTTATTTCTTTTTTACTCTTGTTTACGTGTTCGCTGATTGCGTATTCTCCCGAATCTATGATTTCTACTACTGTCCCTCTGAAAGGAAATAATAGTTGTTCATCAGTAACATTTAAAATGTTATAGATAAGTTTTGGGAAACCAAACTTTGGAACTATATCCTGCCATACGCGAATATATTCTTCGCCATCATCAAGAATATTTTCTAATCTATTTTTCTTTGAAAGAGTTCTGATTGCATCTTCTTTCTGATACATCTTGTCTTTAAAGTAATCTTTATCACCTCTATGAATATAAATCTGGCTTCTTATTTCCAAGCAAATATATTCTTGTTGTAAAGCTTTGAAAAAATCATGTGTTGATATATCCCTTGTTTTTGTCATTCTAAATTACTGTGAAGATGTGTCATGTTAAACTCCAAATACCCTACTGAATTATCCATTAATTCCAACGTCTCATCTCTATTAAGATCATTTGGATCTTTACCATTCAAATATCCTACTTTAATATTAAAATAAAGGGATGCCGTTGCAGCTATATCTTTTACTATTTCTAATACATCCGATTCAAACCATAACCAGATATTTTTTACTCCCTTTCTTTTTAATAATTCAATCTGATAAATTGAAAGTTTTGCTCCAAAAGTTGCACAACATTTTATCTCATCTATTTCGTAGAGCGACAGATTCACATCTGTTTTAGTCTTACTAAAAAGACCTTCTACTAAAATAACATCCGTTGTCTTTCCCTCAACAATTTCATCTAATCCAAACAGCATTTTTGCAAAATCTGTCTTTGAATTATTGTATCGTAAATATACTTGTTTATTGTCTTTATTTTTCTTGTTAAAATTGTCGATCCACTCTTTACTTTTCTTAGATCTACTTATGTAACCGGTAAGTTTATGATTTTGATAAATTAATATTGTAACATAATCTTTATGAATTAAAGATGTGCCAACATGATATTTTTCAAATTGTTCATCGGTGAATCCGCGCTCCCTTAAATATTCATCATCATACGCTCTCCTCCATAGCATTGGAGGCTGAATTTCTTCTAAAGACAAATCTAAACTTGGATTGCTTATTTCCAGATCTCCAACCAATTTCTCTTGAACATCGAAATCAAATTCGGACACAAATTCTTTTGTTCTTCCTAAATATTTTAAAAGAGTGAAAATGTTGAAGTGTGCTCCACATTTATTTTTTCTGTTACAAGCAGATGGATGATTGTCTTCTTGAAGAAGGAGGTAGAATTCGTTTTCCCCGCACATTGGACAAATAGCATAAACATATTTGCCATTTGAACTTTTGCCGGTTATACTAAGTAATGAAGAAAGTTGATTATAACTTAATTTCATTTCTTTGATTAAATATGATGATCGTAAGGCAAAGAAATGTCGCTCACATGTCGCAAGCTCATAATTCTCATTACATCAAAAAATGAATACGGTTTATAATCGTTTCCATCTACTCCTACATCCATAGCTTTTCCTTTCATTATCTTAGCGCCTTTAGAAAGGTGTACGTGACCAAATAGATGAATAACACCTCTCTTCATATCTTTCCAGCTGCATACCGGATAATGGTTCAAAAAGAATCTTTGCTTCTCATTCAATCCCATATTTCTCAAGGATCTGTAATTCAGCTCAAGTTCAAGATTTCCGATTGAAATGCCCGCGAATAGTTCTTGAATATTATCCTTGTTTCTCTCTATATGATGATCATGATTTCCGAGAACTATGTAGATATTCTTGCAAGTCAATCTTTCTCTAAATTTCCTGATATTATCAAATCCATTAAAGCTCCAATCTCCTAAATGGAATAATGTATCATCTGGAAGAACTACGGCATTAATATTATTAACTAATACGGTATTCATTTCTTCCAAAGAGTTGAATTGTCTTTGACCCTTACTTTCATTGTCTTCACTCCATTCAGAAGTTGCTGAACAAATATTTTTATGATCATAATGAGTATCGGAGGTAAACCAGACATTGGAGCCTGGCAGAACATTTATTTTAAGCATATTTCGTTTTGTCTATTTTATCGTAATTCCTTTTCATATCTCTTATTACTCTAAAGGGTATCCATTTACCTGTCTTTAAATACCTACGTATATTTCTAATATAGGATTTAATTAGACTGCAATCAAAGAACATTACTCTAACTGTATATCCCTTAGGGCACTTTTTAATCAATTCATTTATATACTTCTCTTTGCAATTAGTATTATCAATAATAATATTCAATTTGCAGCCAATCGAAAGATCAAGATGTTTGTCAAATACCCTAGTAACTTCTTTCTCATTTTCATGAGTATGCACATATGGCGTCATGAAAAAACTTGCTCTTATATCATCTCTACTAATAATATAGTAACAATGAGCATACCTATAATTTTTAGCAAAAGAGCTTTTGCCGCTGCATGGTATTCCAGAAAGTATTATTATTTCATTGTTCATATACAGTACAATAAAGTTGGATTGTTTTTATGAACATCATATTGGCCCCCAAATACTTTTTGAAATGCATCCAGATTAAATGGATTAGTTATCAAATGCCAGCCATTCTTGGTTTCAATTCTAGCAATGACTTTATATTTATTGTTACTTATTTGCTGTCTTTGATAATCATTAATCCACTCTTCAACAATATCAACTTGTTGTTGCATTTTGGTATCAATATCTACCAACCATCTTTTATCCATTTCATTATGGTAATTACCCAAAACAGAGTCATAAGCTTTTCTAATTCCATAGAAATCTTTATTAGACATTTGATTTGCAACTTTTTGTAAAAGCTGAAACGCCGCTTTTTCAAAGTTCCTTGGATTTAAATTAATACAAGCTCTAGCATTAAAAACTTCGCACAATTTGATCATTTCTTCTTTGTGCATAAAGAAATGCTCTACACTAGTAATATAATATGCCTTTATCAGTCTTGAATTGTTGTTGCTTCCTCCAAGTCTGGTTCCTTGTGCATGATCTTTCTTCCTTTGCAAGATCTGAATGAAATAAAAAGTTTGATCATTCGGAAATTCCAAAAGTTTAGATATTTCATTGAAATTATCGATCATACAACGGCTGTTTGCTCTTCCTCAATAGAAACAATGCCTGCATCCAAATCCTTGGTTTCGCGCTCCAAGAAGCGGCGGCTTTTTAATTTATAAGTTGAATATGTTTGTAGGCCATCAATTCTAACGCAAATACCTTCTGCTGGAATTCCATTTCCGCAATACTCGCAATCCTTCTCTAAATAAATATCTTGTAAATTTTTGAGTAATTGTTCTTGGAAAATATTTTCCTCTGACGTATGAGCTAATTCAATTGCCTTTCCGTAAAATAATTCCTTTACATACTCCAATGAGTACTTATTGCAATATTCTTTGATCTGATTCCAATTGTATTCAATTACAGACCCATCTGGCTTTGTATAAGTAATGCGATAAATTAAAGTCTTATGTGAAAGCTCTTCACATCCATACGCATATCCCTTTTGAATCTCTTTTCCTGATTTCAAATATCCAACAATCTCTCCATATAAAGTGACTCCTTGTTCAATTTTATCCTTCAATTCTTCATTGGCCGTTGCCCAAATATCTTCATTGTAATATCCAAGAGTTACGCTTTCATTAATGTATTGATTCTTTATTACCGAACGAGAAGAATAAAGATTGTCATATACTTTGTCAACTACTTTAACTCCAAAAAATTTGGCAACCTTTTCTTTCAGATTAAGTTTCTTCTTAATTAGGACGTTGGCAAACACTGCCGATGTTCCATGCCATTTGTCTGTAATAACAATTAAATCATTTGGCTTAAAGTGATGAACATTTTTTGCAAAATGAGATGTATCGTTATGGAATCTAAATTGATTTGGAATCAACTTATCGAATGCTTTTAATTTCTTATTATGCCTTGATTCTTTCGAATCTCCATTTCCTTGCAGACGAACGATTTTATACTTTTTGCAAATATTGATTCCATCAATATCAGTAAATTCTTCTCCAGCGCTTGAGAATGATACAGAGACCACATTATCCAATGAACTTACTGGAATAACAAATCCAGTGCTAATAATTCCCTTAAATTTGATAGACTTTACGCGCCCCGTATCTTCAAAGAAACCTTTTTTAGTTTTGTCTTTATTATAATCAGAATGTCGGTATAAATTATTTTCATAAAGAAATAGCGGTGAAATAGAACATTCTGCTGGAAAGAAGAGATACAATTCTTCCTCTGGAGAATCTTTGCCTATAAGGCAATCATTCCCAAATACTGTTACGCGAACGAGATTATCCAATCCCTCAACTTTTTGTTTTGTTGGCAGCTTAATTACCTGACATGCATAATTAACTGAATCTTCTCTAATAGTCATTTTCATAGTTTTTCGATTTTTTATATTCCTAAATTCATTCCATTTTTATTTACTTCTACCCAGCATTTGAAAAATAAGAATTCAAATCCGAGCATATAAGAACCAACTAAATTATCTTTCCATTTACTTGGATTCTTAAAATCATTAGTTCCAACTATCTTAATTTTTCTAAACCATAAAGATATCTCCCATCTATGCCATTCATGCCTATATAGAGTATCGCCGGTCTCAAATCTATGTCTTAAGCCACAAGTTATTCTTATATTCTTTATTTTAAAAACCTTGATCATGATTTTATTGCATTTCGTATTACCCTTTTATTCTCATCATCCCAAAATCTTCGTTTGGTTTCTGCCAGATCTATAAATCTACCTAATTCTCGTTTTTGAACTATTGAATATGTTGATTCATAACTCTTTATGGCATAATGTCTCAACTTCTCCTCGTGTATGCGCATTATATCATTATCATTCTCATCGTCTGTTTGATTCAGAGTAAAACAATATGCGAATGGATCAATAGTTGCCTTTAAATTCGATATATTATTTCGCGTTATTACAAAATTTGGATTATTCCAAAATTCCTTGCTTACATCGCTAGCTTGCGTTACGGCTGCTACAGCTACATCAAATTCAGTGGCTATATTTATGATCTTTTCAGAATTAGCCTTTTTCATTGCTGACGTACCTTCTTGATTTGTACCGTATTTTTTACCATCTCCAGGGGTAAACGATTCCAGCAAGTCAAATAGCACCAATCCTATGTCATGTTCTTTTAACAAATCTATTAAAACATTTCTACAGTCCAATAAAGAAGCGCTATGAAATTGTTTAAATACATGAACAAATATTTCACCACATTGGGATAAATAAGCCTCATGCGCTTTTTTAATTTTTTTTAGATCGGCATTGTCAAAATTCCCCTCCCTAATATTATACATGTCCACTCCACTCCACCAAGAATCATATCCATCTTCAACTTCCTTTTGCGTAGAATCTCCTGCTGCTAAATGTAAAACGTTTATGCCCCTAAAAGATGCAGATGCACCAAGCGATCTAAGGCATGTTGTCTTTCCAACCCCACTACGCGCTATTGCCAGTAGTCCAGTTCCTCTATCTACTCCGCCTCTGGTGTGATAATCAAAAGCAGGTATTCCAGTTGGAACCTTTCTTAGGTTATAATCTCTTTCAGCTCTTTCTTTTTGTCTCTTGTCGAAATCACCATAGATTCGAGAATACATTTTTCGCTTTAAGGAAAAATTATGCAACTCCTCATAATCGGCATAAGCTTCTTTATAAGCTGCATCAATATCTCCTTTCTGGAAGGTTTCAGCCGCCTTTTTATGAGCATGGATAAATTTTGCCCTTCTTATATAATCTTCAAATGAAGAGATAATGTCATCTTTTTTATCATGAACATTTGCATCCCTTATTTTGCCAATTAGCTCTAATGTTTCTTTCTGCGTTACATTTTGACTAACCAAACCCAATGTAGGGCTTTTATTCGTGGCTGCATTATAATCAAATAGGTATTTAAATATATGCTTATACGGTTCGCCTTTAATATATGAGTAACTTAAATGAGGTCTTACGACACTTAATATTTCTGGAGATATAATGCAAGCCTTTGCTAAATCTATTAAAAAATCGTCTTTTAAATGATTCATGATGCATTATCTGGTATAAGATTTTTGTTTTCATATTTTTCCTTAAGCTTTAAATACAAATCATATTTTCTATCTAAATACAAATCACAATTTTCATAAAGTATTGAAATACATTTAAAAGCAGATACTCCGGAATAATTAATTTGATAAATATTTTTTAACTTAATGATATTTGGCTTGTCCTTACTTCTTAATTTTATTCTACAATAATTAAAAAAATATTCTCTTATAAATAAAATAGTATTATATGTTCCAAGAATATTTATAGTATCTATTGAAGTGCGCGTGATACAACCATCGCCATCAAAATAGCCTCTAATGAAATCAAGTAAAAATATTTCTGGAATTTTATTAGAAATATGGCAGGTCAGTGATTTTTTATTTTTAATATCAAAATTATTCAACAAATCATTTACTAATTGAGATGAAGATATGCTAATACTAAAATAATTTTCTTTTTCTATAATTTTACCATCAAATTGAAGAGAGGATTTAAATTTTTCAAGATGGTGATAATCTTCTTTTTGTAATTTAATTTCAACCGTAAATCTTTTATTTGTTCTTATATATCCGTCTGCCAATAAAAATCCAGCCCAATAACAATTTTCTTTTGAAAATATAGAAAAGAAAAAATGACTAACTTTAGTCAAAGGAGTTCTTTTTCTTAATGTAATATTTTCTTTCATTAAAATCCTCTGAATAATTGTGCGATGCAAATTATATTTTGCAGACAGTTCCTTATTGCTTAAAAAATTAAATATATAATCATTTATAACTTCATTTTTCATTCTTTCTCCTAAATCATCCTTCATAGCCGCGTTTTTTATACGTTTTTGGAAATTTCTTTTGCAGTAATGTTTTGCATTCTTTTTTCATTTCACAACTAATACAATTTACCGATCTGTGATTGTAAAGAGTTGTATTGATAAGGCAATTAAATAATCTTGCCTCTCCATAAAATCTTAATTTCTCATTTTCCTCCGCTGGATCTAATTTGTTATTAATTAATTCCTCTTCATGAAGTTCGCTTTTAAGATCATCAATTATTATGTCATATTCTCTTAAAAAATTATCTACATAATAATCACCATCGGTATTTCTGTTTACAAAATTATTAAACATTTTTTTACCAATTATCCAATTGAGCGATATTTTTCTTTGGGTTATCTGCGATACTCTTTGTGCAAAACACCATGAAAAATATTGAATAAAAAATGATGATCCCAATCCTTCCGTTCCAGGGTAATAAACAGAAAGGAGTTTCAAAAAGTTATCAATTAATTTCCCTTGATTATTTACAGACTCATCTAGCTTGAATGTCGTTTTGTAAATGCGATTGTAGAAATAATCAAAGATATGCGCAATCATTTTCCTTTGTGTCATCGCCGACAGTCATTCCATTTTAAAGAATACTTTCCCTTACTATATTTCCTTATCTCATCGCTTATACAGATATTATTTAAGCTATTGAGATAGCTGATTATAGTATGTGGAGATGTAGATAGCTCCAGTACTTCTTTGATGGTCTTTCCATAATATTTACCGCTTTTCTTTTTTGCTGGATAAATATCATCCTCGTATAAAATCTTCATTTTGTATTAGTTTTTAAATAATTAATTGCATTTTCAAGAATTTTAATATTGTCTTTAGAATGCCCCAAAATCGTATTACAATTTATGCATAATAACCCACGAATCTTTTTGCTAATATGACAATGATCTGTATGAAAAAATCCTTTATCATCGCTATAAGTGTCGCATATAGCGCATTTATTATTCTGCTTTGCAAGAATTACATGCCAATCATCCTTGCTTATTCCGTAAGTTCTTTTAACATAATAAAAGCGAACAGTCTCTTTATTATTTTGCGCCCACTCTCTACTTTTTTGCCTATGTCTGTCTTTTGTTTTTAAATAGTTTTCATGACTTCTAAGATTATGGCATTTTTTACATTCCGATCTAATACCATCCTTAGCTAGAGTTTGTTTGCCAAATTCAGAAATAGTTTTTTCTACCTTGCACTTCGTGCATACTTTTTTATCCATGAATATAAAAATACTTATTTTTTATATCATGATTTGAAAGTAGATTTTTTGTATGGAAAAAACACGTCTTCTTCAATTAAGAATACCAACGTCTTTTTTTATGAAGTAATTTTTTGCCAAGAGGCAAGGTCTGTAATAGTTGTATTTTGAAAAACTTAGGTGCGAACTGACATTAGAATTCGAATTCCAATTATCATAGTTGTCATTGAACTGAAAGCCTGACTCTTTTTTTAATCAGTCCGAACTATTACACAACCTTTAAAAGGTAAAATAATCTTTGTAAGTGCTCTCGAATGTTTTTCCTGCGTACTCCGCTAATTCTCTAGTTTTAAAACAGAGGCGCGAACCGACATTAGAACCCGAAGCCCAATGATCATACGCGTCATCGAACCGAAAGCCCGACCGCATATCGAAGTATGGATAGTATTTGTACTCATTTGAGTTATCCCAATTAGGTCTCCATCCTTCATTGAGCGACTTTGCAATCATCTTTAAAAGCAGGTGCGCTCTTTCATCTTTTTCAAGATTACTATAAGATTGATTGAAATGTTCAAGCGAATCCCATCCATTGTCCATCACAACATCGGAGATTGTTTTGATTCTTTCAGTTACTTTTTTTGGAACTGGCTTTAAAGTAACTTTTCCCGACTTAATGTCAAAGCCGTTAATTTCGTAGCCATCTGGAATTTCAATTTGAAGTGTTTTCATGGTTTTTTGCGTTTTTAGTTTAACAATGAAACAAAGAAAACAAATGATTTTCTTAATTCCAAGAAATTTTAAGATTTATTTTTTCTTCTTGTGGTAATTCCAATGTTCCAGCAGCTATTTGTTTTAAAGTATCTGTGGAAAACGGAGTTTGTTTTGGAATTATTCTTTGAATTACAATGCCCAAATACATATGACTATCAATATTTGGCAATGATAAAGGACTTCCTATAGTTGCGGAAACAAGCGTAGAATTATATGGAATCGCATATGGAGAAGAAAGTAACTCTAATTGTATCTCCCCACAATCATTAACAGTAGGAACAAGATATCCTATTTTATATTCAGCAATATCTTCACTTCCTTCCTGTGAACTTGATGCATCATCAGACTCTATCCAAGCTTGCAAACCTGTATAAGTAGCTCCTGTTTCATTATAAAGAGCCAATATTCTGCATTCTGATTTCGCACTTTGAATGGAATTCAATGATAATTCTCCAAACAAATTGTTTAAAAAGTCATTAGGAGGTATGGAATTTGATATAAAGTTACCTAGCGAAAGGTAAGAAACTGGCTGACTTTGTCCCGGTTTTGAACTATTTGTATAGAATAATTGCATTTATTTTTTTAAATAATATTTGTAAATAATACAAATTTAAGTACTTTTGATATATACAAAGATACTAAAACACAAACGACTATGAAAACGCTTATTTTAATTACTGTTGCAGTTTCTTTAATGACATCTTGTACTAAAGAAAAACAAACTACGCATTACATAGAACCTAGTCTTAGATGCTTTTACGACTCCTTCATAAAGGAAGCTAATGCTAGAAATGTAAAGTTCGCCAGAGATGCAAGTGAATTAGGTATGTATTCATTTAAGCTTAAAGGCTGGAATGAAGGAATTACTTACTACGATGACAATCAAATCTTTATCTCCAAAGTACTTGTAGATTCTAATCTTGGGCACTCCTACAATGATCATGTAGACTCCTTAGAAGTCCAATACGTTGTCTGGCATGAACTAGGACATTACCTTTTAGGTAGAGGTCACGTTGGCGACAGTGTAGTAAGCATTATGACTCCAGAATCTTCTTATAAACTTAAGTATATGCATAAAGCAAATATCCGCAATACAATGAATAATGAACTGTTTACAGATCATTAAGCATCTTGCCAGAAACTTAATCCCCAAAATCTAACAGGGTGAATAATCTGCCCATAATTTCCTGAATCAGTGGCAAAAGTAATGTCTCCAGTAGTAGCTATGGTTAAGGTACAAGCATATCCTACGGAACTACCTTGAGGAGCAACAACCGTATTAAATACAACTACATCCGCTGGCCTAAATGCAAGTGGAAGTGTTCCTATAACACTTGCAGCGCCTATAGAAGTTATACCAGAATTTACATCACCTCTAAGGTGAACTAGATTTGTTAAAGAACACTGTCTAACTTGAAGCGTTCTAGTAATATTCTGCCAACCAGCTCCAGAATTTAACGGAACATTAGTCCATAGTCCTTGAGTCACTAAAGCATATCTGGTATCTACTGTACTTGTATCTAATTTTGATAACGTAACATTGCTCGCTGCAATCTTTGCAGTTGTAACAGCACTGCTTTGCAATGCATTTGAATTAACACTATTATCTACAACGTGTATTAGCGCATTCGGAACTAACCATTGATTTCCATCAAATTTAACTCTAAAGCAGAGATTATCATTTGCAATTTGATCTTGATAATAAGAGCTTGTAGAAGATATTTGAAATAAAATATGACCTACATTTCCTGGAGAAACATAATCTTCCGTTAAGTAGATACTGAATCCATTTAAATTATAATTACCATAGAAACGCAAGAAAAATTCATTACCATTCTTAGGTATTCCACCTCCGGGTTGATCGGTTCTAAAATTTAAATAAATGTTGCCAGTTAATGTAAATGTAGGGCCTCCTCCATCTGCAATAGAAGTATCATTATCATTAGTTATAACGACATAATTCCTTCTTGTTCCAACTACAAAATCAACCACAGGATTGGAATTATCAAGCGCTAAATATTCAACTCCTGCTATATCTCCAGATACTAACGTATCAATAATATTTGCATAAGAAGAACCATTTTCAATTAATGTAATTACTCCCGATGTGTAAGTTTGCTTTGCCGTTCCAATTAAAACTCCAGCTGGATTAAAAGCAGTTTCAATAAAATAACCTACTGCATTATCATCGGGAATAAGCGTTTCTTGACTGTACCCTAAAAAGTTCTTATACCGATATGATATTACATATTGGCAAGCAGTTGACGCATAAACTGGAAGTAGTATCTTAACTTCTCCCTCATTTATGTTGAATTCAAATCTTTTCTCCGTTAATGTAGATTGGCCTGCTGGAACTTTTGCAATTATTTCAATCTTTTCAACTGGAGGAACTACATGAATTTCTTGAGTAGTATCTGTATACTCGTCAACATTGAGAGTATCTAAAATAAGATTGATTTGAAGAGCAGATATTGAACTTTGTTTTACAGTTGAATATTTTCCACTCTTTGTATAAATCCTCCATCCATCAAAATCTCCATCGGTAAAATCTGCCGTTGATTTATACTTTCCTCCATTACCACCAATTATTGTAACGCGGTTAGTACTTGAATCAATAGTCCAGTTGCTAGAGCGCATTCCCCAAGCAAGATAAACTATATTTTCAGCTCTAGTAGATCTTATGTTATTATACCTAGAACTTTCAATTCCTATTAAAGGATTGCTTGATTGAGCGACACTTGATAAAAAGTAACCATCTTTACTTTGATAAACATTCAATTGGCGTTTATCCTGAATAGTAATATTGCTACCAGTTCTCTTTACTCTCGCTATAAGAAATTCTTTTCCAGATGTTAAAGCGGGTGGAGTATTTAAAGATACTTCTTGAACCAATGTTAATAAACATCCATCATATTGGAATGGATATTTGCTTCCAGTTGGAATTGTTATTCCTGGAGTGAAAGAACCACGTACTACTAGGTACAGATTTGACTCTGCTAAAAAATTACCTTGTAGTACAGCATTCTCATCATCTATTACTTCTACAACTTGATATTCAGATGTATTTAAGCTTGCGCCTTGAAAGGTAACCCAAGATGGATTATTTGGCAATCCACGCAATATCTCTGTAAGATTTCCACCGGGAGCGGATAAGTTTCCATGAATATCTACACTCACTTGATAACTTATTTCTCTTACATCGTATTGATGCGCCGCTTTTATCCAATACCAATTTGAATCATTTGCTAAATCAATGTTGTCAGTTGCTTTCCGATAAATTATTAATCCATCTTTATCAACTGCAAACCCTTCTTCATTCTTAATAGTACCAATATTTGTACCTTGACTAATTTGAAAGTTAGGCCAACTTCCATTGCTGGAATTATTAAACAATCCAAATGAAATAGAATTTTGAAGAAACAATTCTCTAAATCCTTTTTCATCTAAAGACTGAATTAATCTATTAATTTCTTGGCTTTCTAAACAAAGATCCGGTACAATATTGATATACATCTATTACTGATTTACTTCTGCTTTACCTTTAACAACATCTTCAATAACTTCTTCTTTTGGTTCTGGATAGTCCGCGATTACAAAAGGAATGAAGAACTCATACCATCCAAGCTCAAGATTCAATGACTCCAAATCTTTTGGATCAACTAAGAAAGGCTCTACTTCAACTGCTTTAGTATTTATTGCTCTTACTTCTTTTGTGAATTCTTGAACCTTAGTTGGGTCTGTTTGATATTCTCCTTTGTCATCTAATTGAAAAATACCATCCTTCACTACAGCATATTTAGCTCTTACATCTGCAATTTGATCATTGTAACTTTCATAATCTTTATCCAATTTCTTAGACATTTTTTGAATTGCGTATGTTAGCTTTGATTGCTTTGTGCCACACGTATCAACGTATCGTTTTGAAATTAACCTAAAGGCTGCTACTTCTTTTAATGTTACTGCTACTTTTTCCATATTTAAATTTTACTTTTTCTCAAAAATACTTATTCTCGTTTAAATCACAAAATCACTGATTGCGGTTTAATTGTTATTTTTTTACCATTTTGAGTTGTTACTATTAAATTAATTCCATCGTAAACCATAGTTTGCATTGGATCACTTACTTGTTGATTCACGCCAAATTGATTATTAACCCATTGAAGTAATCCATCTTTTCCGGTAGTGACATCGTAAGCATAAGGCCAAACTACATGCGCAATTCCTGGCACTGTTACCAAATTATAGCATGGGCAAACTAAACCATTAATAATTTGTGTTGGACGTCCAACATTATATAATTGTGCGGTTTGAACATCTTGAGCATAAGACATTTGTGTATCTTGATCGCCGTGAACACCATAAATTGGAACAGTTCTTACATTAGAGATGGGGCCGGAAGAGAAGTCATAAAATCCACAAACTGGAGCAATAAAATCAATATAGCTCTTAGTATCATTTGCTAAACAATACCAACATCCACGTCCCCCTAGAGAATAACCAGTAAAGCCTACTTTAGATGCTTTTAAAGTTTCTTTTACATAAATAGCGGCGGTACTTTGAATTGCCCAATAATCAAATGTAGTAGGCAATTGGATAGCCAAGATATTAAATGAAAATTCAAAACCTTTTACCGCTTGGGCAGTCCATGAGACTGGATTCTTATTTGAATCATACAACTCTACTTTGTTTATTTGAGATCCATCTACAGGGCCTAATTCACCTTGTCCAGGTAACCAAACCAACCAATTATCAGTTGGAGTTGATGAAAAATATTTTTTTGTTGGGAGGTTTCTACCTCCAATGTTTAAGATTTCTAAGCTTCCTATTTTCATATCATTAATAAATTAAAAATTCCAACACTTGCAATAATGCATTCCTTGTCCCACTATTCTTAATTGCTATATCTACATTTCCAGATGACTCTGGCACACTAGTTATATATACATATTCAGTATTATTATAAGCAGAGTATTGTGTCACTGTAGTTCCATTCGCTGTTACTGAAATGGCAGTTTGCGCCGTCATTGCGTTATTATCATCATCAGCGGCATTATGATGATGATGAACTAAAATATCTACCTTCTTTCCAGTAGGAACATTTGTTATTCTAACAACACCGTTTGTCACAGATGCATTAACTAATGCACCGGAAATATTTGCTTGATAAACAAAACCCTTACTTTTTTGCTTTGCCGCATTCACATTAGATGCATTTGCATCCGATCCAGAACTATCTAATTGTTGCTGCATTTTAACCCCAACTGTACTAGCGCCACCATTATCATTTACAATATTGGTAATAGCACTATTAGTTGTAAGAGGTGATACAAATATATTATATCCAGTTCCAAGTGAACCGATTGAAGAATTTTGAAAAGACACTATGTATCTATTTCCTCCTTTATCAATTGTTGATTTAAGAGTTGATAATCTACTTAATAGATTTGTTTTCGTTCCTCCAGCACTTAAATTATTTACCAGAATTAATGCTTCTCTATAATCTCTTACATCTAAAGTTTTCTCTGCATATCCTACGTGAAGATCTGCCTGTTGAGTTGGGACTTTATGAAATTTCAATACCCATTCATATACATTATTCTTTTGCGTAACTGGTGAATACACATTAGTATCCCATACGGCAGATGTATGTGCAAGGCCATAATAATAATTTGACCTTACAGCTGGACTTAAATCTATCCAAGATCCAGAAGCACCATTTGCTCTATATAACGTACCTCCGATTGTTCTACCAAAAGTGGTGTCTGCCGTTCCTTGATGATGCCATACTCCTATTCCAGATGCAGTAGACCAAGCGCTATCTATAGCGGGGCCTGAAACGTGAACAGTTGCAGTTAAATTACTTTGTCTATTAATGAATATATCTTTCCCGCCTATTGCCCCACCGCTTAATCCCATGTGTGAGATACGATTATTGTCTACACGATAATGAGCATTCATATAGGTAATTGAAGCATCCCATTCATTTACTCCATAATCTACATTAAAAATTAAGTTTTCAGGAATAATTATTAAAGCTTTATTGAAAAAGAAATTACCAGCAAGTAAATATTGGCCTAATCCCTCTCCTGCATTATTTACATTATTAAATGAGCCTCCAGATCTATCAGTAGATCCATATCCAGGCATAAATACAATAAGAGGCCAGTTACTCAAATCATTTTGATAGCCTACTGGAACGTATATCCATGCAAATCTACTTCCTGAATAAGTAACTTTTGTATAAGTTGCAGCGGAAAGAGGTGCCGCAGCTACTTGTTCTTTATTAAATATTGTTGCTGCAATTACTGCTGTATTCATAATTTATACAGCATCTAATTGAATCCAATATTCTACTCCATTAATCCAAACTCTTAATTTGTGACTAGGAGTAAATGTGCCTACTGTTTCCACCGCTTGTTGCGTTAAAAATGCAAGTGTGCCATTTGACGAACCAAGACTTGAATCTTGACTCCATATTGCTATTGCGCCTGTAGATCCGGCTGGGAAATTTGCAGTTCTCTTTGTAATTCCTAAGTATGGGCCACCATTAGATCCACCAGTACCTTGAGTTAAAAACCATGATTCACCTTTTAATGTCCCTGTGGTTCTTCTACTATCAATACTTATAGCTCCATCACTTCCAGTTCCAAGGGAAACGCCCGATGTAATTGATACATTTCCGCCATTTCCATTACCCGCAGATTGATAAGCGCTACCACCAACTAACGATAAAATATCACCGCTATTATTAGTAGAATTACCGGGAGATGACTTAATTGAAAAAGTTCCATCTGTAGTAGTTTTTGTATGAATAATAGATGGCCCTGTATGTCCAGCAGATATAACAATATTACTAGCCTGACCAACTTCATATAATCTGAATGAATTTACATCTGCCTGCAAATAGCCAATTCCTTTTGTGGTAATTTGCAAACCTATATCAGTTGCTGAACCAGCAACTAGTAAAGTTCTAAAAGTACCACTTAAGCTAGAATCACCAAAAGTTAAATCACCATTATTTGGTATAAACAACTTACTTGATACGGCATTGGTGCCATCCGACTTCATTAATTCATTAGCAGCTGCACCATTTGTTACACTAGTAGTATTAGTTCCATTCCATAAATACCAATCATCAATTGCTCTTTGTTCAGCAATCATAATAGTATTTTGTCCAGCGCCATTTAAATTGCCAGCAGAAGATCTTATATTAACATTAAGTCCAGCAACTACACTAGTCAAACCTGTTCCGTATTGAATAATTGGAATTTTGCATCCAACATTTAATGCCACAGATGAATGTGGTGGAATAGTTACAGTGTTTGCAGTTGAAAGATTCATTTCAATTGGCTTATCTGCATCGTCGCCTGCTTGTAAGGTATAGTTATTAGTTTTTAATGCACTATGAGTCCAATATAAACCAGCACTAGAATTAATAGTTTGATTTGGCCAAGTACCTGTGATTGTAATATTATTACCAGCTGTTAATGTTGGAGTTGTTGTTCCAGTACCACCATTTGCAATTGCAAGCGTTCCACTTAATGTTAATGTTCCAGACGTTGTTATAGGAGATCCTGAAAAAGATAATCCTGTAGTACCTCCAGAAGCAGCAACACTAGTAACTGTTCCACTACCAGCATTTGCCCAAATCGGATCATTATTAGCTCCTTGTGAAGTTAATACTTGTCCTGTCGTACCAAGTGAATTCATACTTCCCATCGGAGAAGCGCCATACCCCAATACTACAGAGTGTGGTAGGTATCCACTATTGTTGCCAGTTCCTCCATGAGAAACATCTATTGTTCCTACATCACCTGATCCTATTAAAGATAATCCACCTACAGTTTTAAGAGCGGAGGCAGATATGCTACCAAATGCATTTGATAATAGAACTCTATTTGCTGCACCTGTAAAATTTGAAAATGTTACAGAGCCGTCAACAATTAAATTTTTAGTTTTGGCACCATCCTTATCAACAAAAAGTGATAATTCATCAAAAGGAGCATTATCATCATGATATTTAACAGAAAGTCCAAACTGACTCATCTGATATGTAAATACAGGATTTCCTGCATCTGGATCTGGATTTTGCGCAATTACCTGAAATTGCGACACTGGAGTTGTTAATCCTATATTAACACTTAGATTTCCAGATGTATCACTATTAAGATTTAAGTTATCAGTAAGAGTATTATCTCCATTAAAAATAGCTTGATCTAATAGATATGTTACTCCATTTATTCTTGCATTTAAATGGTTAGATGCAACATACAAATCTCCATTTTGAGGTGTGTTTGGAGCCGTACCATTTGGCAAATTTATTGAAGCCGCACTTGTTGTAGGTGCACCAAATGTCTGCTTAAGTCCTGCTCCGTAAGTATTTGCCTGATTGTTAAAAACAACTGCTGAATTATAATAAAGCCTTCCGAATCCACCGGCACCTTCCATTACAAGAACTTTCTTTCTTGTATTATCTTGAGTTATAAAAGATTCTGGAAATCTAATAATGCCATTTAAATTTACATTACCAGACGAGCTTGTAGATCCATCAATATTTATAGCGCCAGTTCCAGATGCTCGCATATAAATACCATTCGAATTATCTATGTATATAGTTCCAGAACCACCTGTATTTCCAGCTGATATATTAATACCCGGATTTGAACTAAAGCCAGCTGTTGCTCCAAGTGTTATACTTCCTCCCCAACCCGGAGCTACACTTTGTTGCAACTTTAGATCATTTGTATTTGCATCTATAGTTGTATTTCCAGTTAAGCTTGTTGTTCCAGTTACAGCCCAATATGGCAATGATCCACTAACAGATAATACACCAGTAGAACTATTTATACTTAAAGTTGAATTTACTGTTATTTGTTGTACTGCACCATCAACTGCTGAATATCTACCAAGCAGCGTACCAGCTGATACATTTTGAATTTTAGCATAAGTAACATTTGCATCACTAAGCATTGATGTTACTACTTTTCCAGCTCCAATTGCAGTTACACCGGCATTACTAATAGTAATATCTCCAGTTACTGCAACTGCCGTTGCTACATTAGATGCATTTCCTACAAATATTCTAGCGCTTGTAAGTGAATTGGACATAGCATCTGTAATACCGTATCCAGATATTGTTGTTGGATTTGTTCCACCCGTTACTCTTCCTTTTGCATCTACTGTAACTGATTTGTAAGTACCGGCTGATACGCCTGTTGTAGTAAGTGTAGGATTAGGATAAGACCCCGTTAAATCTCCACCGGCACTACTTGAACCTATTCCTTTTATTACTAAATCTCCATCTGCCGTTCCACCCCCAAACCAATATTCAACACCTGCAACGTTTACTGTTAAACCTCTGTGTCTAACTCCAGCTCCTAATTGAGCAATGACTTCTGCCGTACTGCCATAAACAGTTCCAGAAGTATTGAAATACTTTGCATCGATCGGACTATTATCCGATACATAAAATCCAAATGGAAAGCCTAGTGGTTTATTTGACATTACTAAGGTACTGTTACGTTATATGTTGCACTTGATGGATAAGGCCCTCCAAGTGTTGTTGACCAAACTTTATATGATACTGTATTTCCTCCAGCATCTAAAACATTTACAAGTGTTTTCGTAAATGTTGCCCCTACATTAGAATTAAATCCTTCTACATATTTTACAGAAGAATCTGAAATATCAGCGTGTGTTGCTGGATAAGCAAAACTAATTACTGTTTGTCCTTGGGCAATTGGTATTGAAAATGTACTGTTAAAAGTATTACTTAATGCCCTTACTTGAGATGAGTTAGTAGGTGTACTTCCAACTCCATACCAATTGTAATAAGCCCAATTTATAGTTATATCAATGAAATGAGATCCTGAATGGGTATCTGTCATTGAAATTCTCCAAACTCTTGATCCAGGTGAATTCAATTGTACAGTATCAATAGTTCCTGTAAAACTTCCTGAATTAGGTTGTCCACTTGTTATTGCGGTACTTGAAGTATGGTCTTCAATTGCAATAGAATTTACAGTTACATTAGTTGAATTTGATGTTGTCCAATTCCAAGTTTTAATTCCAGAAACTGATACTCCACTTTCAAGAATTGATGCAAGTCCAGCAATTGAGCCAGATAAAAAAGATGGTGTTAAATATTCTTGCGCTAACAAAGTTATTATCTGTTCTAAGTTCTTACCAGTAGATGGAATGGTTTGCCCATTTACATATGGGCCTAAAGACTTTCCATTTGATAAAGTAACTGTAATATCATTTTGAATAACTACACCAGCGGATGTAAGATATCCGGCATCATTAACCAACGATGAAACATTATCTCCAGACGCTAAAGCTCCGATATCATGGGCCACTAAAGTAACTGCTCCCGTTTTACTATTAACACTTATAACAGGAGCTTTTGACATCAATGAATCAATGCTCATCCTCTTATTGCTTCGAGGCACATCTATTGGTTGGACAATAGGAATATATTCTAACCCACTTAAGGCTGAATTTATATCTAACTCCGATGTTTTCTTTCCTGACATAATTATTATTCCAACGTTATTGTTTCTCCATCTTCAAGCAATAAATCTTCTCCATCTTCAAGAAGCAGATTGTTTTCCGTAGGGGCAATTGCACTTATTGATTCAAGATAAGTTACTTTAAATGCTGTGTTATATGGTATAAAATATTTTCTCAAAATATCATTTATTTGATCTTGTGTGTATCCTCCATTTTTGTTAACTAAAAACACGTCTATAAAATTCTTATTGTTTAAATAACATCTGCTATATTCAGTTGCAAGCGGCGTTACTTTAACATTCCATAAAAATATGGAACCTTGTCCATCGTAAGGAGCATCAGTCCAAGAACCTGAATCATCCGTTCCCATCGCACCTGGATCTGTATCTAAAGAACCAGAAGAAAAATCATCTTGCTGTGTATCAGAATCGTCGGATACATTATTATCCATCACTATGTAAGGAATGATGCTAACCATATCTTCCGTCATTCTCAAATTATGACCAAATCCAATATTTAATGTTCCATCTGCTAGCAATTCTTTATTTTTATTGTAAAGAATTCCTCTAATCATATAAAATGTTCCTGCTTTATTTAATCTTCGCGTCTCAAAGAAAAAATTACTATTTGCCCCTGTAACTATGTTTTGTAAATTAATTTGATTACCTACTATATCAAATGCTTTACATCCAAATGTTAGATTTTCGAAAGTTGCATCTTGAGCAACATAAAATGTTATTTCATAATCTAATCTTGGATCAACAACTATTTCAAAGTTTTGATCTGTGTTTCCTATTCCGGCAACTTGTCCAAATGGAGTTCCCTCAATTTCTATACATTGTTTGCCTCTGTACGTACTTAAAAATACATAATTTTGATTTAGTATAGGATAGACATTCAAATCATCTACATCCTCTGTATATTCGTATCCTATGTTTAAATCATATCTACCGGTACATCCTCTATTTAATGGACTTGAATTACCAACATTCCATCCATTATTTTTAGATTGAGAAACGCCAAATTTAAAGAATGTAAAATAGTCCCAACAAACTAAATCCAAGATCTCCCCATTTGGACGTGTTGGAGTAGAAACAAGATTGCCTACTTTCTTAATACTATTTATCGTTCCTCTTTCTCCTCTTCTTCTTAATGAATTAGAAATTAGATAAGCTAATTGATCTAAATTTTCATTTCCAGAAGTAAAGTGTCCTTTATTAAGAAGATATTGATTTGCTAAGTAATCGTCCGATTTAAAATTTTCAAACTCTCTCGCCAATTTTACCAGATAGGCAAAAAATTTAGCTACTGACGTCCAATAAGCAATATAGTCTGTATCATCACCTCCCTCATTTCTTGAAATATACTTTGCAATTATTCCTTTTTGATAAAGTTTATCCAATACATTATCAACCCATCCAAGTACTTCTGGATCGTTAGAATCAAAGTACTGACTGAAAACAGAATTATTATATATTGTATTGCTTGCCATTAAATCACTGTTGCTGAAAATGCAGCATCAATTTGATTTGGATAAAAAATATTTTGAAGCGTTCCAGAATTATTTAATAGCAAGTTACCTTGCAAATCATAAACAATGAAACCTCTAAATCTTGGAAATTTGTTTACTGGAATTGTTATATCAAGATTTGGCGAAAAATAATTATCTGGAACTTGCTTTACTCCCGATGTATTTCTAACAATTGAAAGTAAGTCCGTCCATATAACTTTATCTTCAAAGGAATTCCAGAAACGGAAATCTACATACTTTTGAAATTTTTGCTGAATACTTATAACAACATCATCAAAACTTGCGCCTGTAAATAATGAAAATCTAAATGCAACATCAATAGGATAATAATCAACATTCTTCAATTCCACCCCGTAACTTTGAGTTCCAATAGGATTTAATTCTGTTAATGAAAAATATTGACCACCTTGCTCCAATAAAGTATTTAATTCATCGCTAGTTAAATCAATTCCATTAACCGTTAAAATCGAAAGAACAACTTTGCCATTTGCAGCAACTCCTTCATATATTATTCTTAATACGTTGGAATTGATTTTTATAAAAGCTTGAGTTAAATATTGAAGCGTTCCTCTTGCTAAAATATCCGGCCCATTTTTTATTCTTTGTTTAAATTCATCATCCTTCTCTAAATCTCTGCCTCCAGTTGCACCGTATTCATTTATTACTCCTACGTGTCCACTTGGAATAGGATTTATATTCACCAAAGTATAAGAAGCAACATTTGTTGAAGAACCGGATTGTTGAGATCTAACTTTTACATACTCATATCCAGATACTCCAATCGTAACATCATTTTCCAAATCAAATACATTTCCCTTGTTATCTGAAATAGTATTTACTCCAGCTTGATAGAAAGTGCCTGTTGAACCTACAATTCTAACATAGGTACTTGATTGTGCCGCCGCAAACCTTGGAGAAATCCCCCTATCATCCGCTACATCATCTAAAATTGTATCACTTGCATTATCGGGGAAAAGATGTGAAACTGCTAAAGCAATGTCTTTTAATGCCTTTTTGGCAGTTCGCGCATTACCTCTAATTAAACCTCTATTAACAGATTCATCAGATACTTTTGTAACTTTATCTGTGGTATTAATTAAGGTTTCAATGCCTAATGCTTCTAATTCATTCTCGGAAGTAAGGCGTATTAATTGAGGCATTTTTAATAATTAGATTCATATTAAAAATACTCAAATTATTGAATTTGACTTGAAAGAGGCAAGACTTCATCGGCCTTAGTTTGAATATTGAAATCCACATAAATTGCATCTTGATCCTTTCTTACATCCACTATTCCGAATGCCTTAAATGAATCATCGGTTGCAAAATTATTTGCCAATTGTCTAAAAATTGTAGGGTATGAAATAGCAGCAAAGCTCCCTCCTAAAATATTTTTTATATCCTTTCCTCTATCTGGAAATGATGGATCATCCCCAACATTCAAATCTGTTAATATTTGTGCACTTTGTAGCAACGTATCTTGATAGCTTAAAACTTCCAAGTCGTCATCAACAAATGTTATTTGCCTTTTTACATCCAAACCATAAGTTTTTTGTGGAGTATCGATATTATCGACGACACTATTTAAAAATAATGTATTATTATTCTTATAGATAACCTTAATTAAATAGCCGCCATTTAAATCATAATCCTCTTCTCGTAGTTGATTTTGAATAGCTGTATCAGCCCAAGTGTTTGAAAAATCCGTTGATCTTATCTTCCTTCTCTCTATATCTTCCAAATTTTGGCCCTGTTCAGCCATGTAATCAATTACAACTTGTTGTTTGTATCCATCCTTAGTAAGTGCCGAACGCAACCACTTACTCATTTTATTGGCAGTTTCTAAAGTATGACCTATGTCTTCAACATTCTCAAGTATTACCCAATACTGATAATCTTCTAGCAATTCTGCATTTAATACTGTAACGTCAATTAATTTGTTGTATTCAATTTGCAGATCATCCAAAGATTGGAATGCTTCTGTCGGCATTGTGTTAGATATTCCAGAAAAATAATTTGAAATATCGCTATAATGCTGTTCTATAAAAATCACATAATCGGCAAAGAATTGCCTTGCATCGTAAGATGTTATTGTTTGAAAATTATCTAATGCATCTTCACTAATATTCTCCATTAGATCAAATCTTTTACTGACTTAATATTTTTTACATTATGAGCTATATCATTGGCTCTTTTTTGAATAGCCGAAAAACTCATATTCTTAATAGCGGATTTTATATTTGCCACTTGAGCAAATAAACTATCTAAAGGAGCTACGCTTATTAATTGCATTGTATATCCAGGCAACATATTGTGATTATCATCATCTTGAAAGTGCGAGAAGTTTAATACCTCCACTTGATAATTGTCGCCCAATATAGGATTATAAAAATACAATGAATACGGCTTGTTGTACGGATCTAATAATTTTGATTTATCCTTAATTGCTTGCAAAACCTTTATACATCCATATCCTGTTTTTGCAAAAGAACTGAATTGAGGTATTTTTTGATCTAATAAATTTGGAGGAGAGATGCTAAAGTGTCCATCTTGAACCGATGCACTAAAGCCAGCTAATTCAATTTTTTGTCCACCTATTAATATTTTAAAATTTCTTCCAAAATCTCCACTTATAGAAATACGGCTCGGAGTAAATGTGTTGTTCTTTAATGAATACACCGCTCCTATAGTTTTTCTTACAGTGGTTACTTCTGATTGTTCTTCTCTTAAATCTTTTGGAAGTACAGGCCAAGCAAAATAATCAACCGTATTTCCTTGAGAATCTACTAACTCCAAAGCTAGCAGCGCATAAGAAAAGTCCTTTGGGAATAATGCAGCTAATCCAGCTTTTCCAATTAAAGCTTGTTGTGATGTAAGTCTGGCTTTTATCTCTGCTAAATTAGGCATATTTTAAAAATACTAATTAACTTAAAGTTCCGATTCCATTAGCTATAGTGCTACCAGTTCCAGCGGGAACCGCGACCTGCACGGCAATACCTGGAGCAATTGTAACTGTAGCTGATACTATTGCAGCTTGAATTATATTAGCTAATTGTTGACTGAATACCTCTTGTGATTGAGCTTGTTCTAGTCCTTTAGTTTGATCTATCAAGGCACTTATTTGTTCCTTGATTAATGCATTGTTTATTGCCATTACTTTACAAAAGTTATTTTTGATTTAAGATCTTCCAATTTCTGTTTTAATTGTGTATAAAAAGATTGACCTAAAAGAGGATAAGGGCCAGCTGATTCTTTTCCTAATTGATCTAACCAATCAGACAATAATTCTACTGTCTTCTTTCCTAAAAGAACTGGCTCTTCACTATTATTCAACAATATTTTTGGCGAATCTATTAAAATTTGCTTAGATGTTTTAAGGGTTACATTACCATCATTTGTTAAAGTTACATCTCCATTAACATTAATATTTAACTTTCCATTTCTGTCTTTGTTAGTAATGTTCAAGGTCATCACTCCATTATCAGAATCGCCATTTACTGAAAGAACGATATTTCCACTACCATCTACTAAAATAGATGCCGTTCCTATTCCACTACTTTTTAAAAATCTATATTGATTTTCTGATTGATTTAAATATTGTTCATCTGTATAATAAACTTCTATTACATATAAATCACCACTATAAGGTGTAGATACACAGCATACTTTTGATCCTAAAGTATCAGTTGTTAAAGGAAAATCTATTAATTGCAATGCAATTTTTCCAATCTTAATGTTAGGCATTCTTTCTCCATTCTCATTTGCAATAGTAATAGAGCCTGTTAAATAACAATTTTGGATATACTTGTCTCTATCAATATCAAAAGGAAGTGCAACGCGCCAAATTGATATTGTGCTTCTAAGTTGATCAATTCCTACTTTTCCTATTCCATTCATAATTAATCAACCCATTGTCTTCTTTGTAAGAAGTAGTTAAACAGATCTTTATCAACCTTCCAATTCTTTAAAAAATCGTTATTACTTATTGAGGCATTATTATCAATTTTGGTGTTCACAATATCGAAGTAAGATACTTTCTTAACGCCACTTGGGAATTTAACCATTACTCCTTTAATATATTTCTCTCTCATTCCTCTACTTACCTGTAAAGTAGTAATCCTTTCATTTAATGATCTGGAATGACTTACGGCATCAACATAAAATATTTCATCTGTTGGTTTATAATAAATAAACATCCCTCTTTTAATCGTTCTATTTCCATTCAATGTTATTCCACCTTGACGCGTAAATGGCAGATAAGCATGACTTTGAATTATATATTGAAGATCTAAAAATACTTGCGACTCTCCGTATTTTAAATTCTTATCTTTTACATTGTCATCTACTATTGAAGCTGGGCAATAATTATATTCTTGAGTATAGGTTTTATTCCCCCAAACTTCTGCATATTCGTCCAAAGGAACTACTGGAGCTAATAGGAAAGAGCTTATGTCATTTTGAACGCCAAGTCCCCTTGGAATCAATCTATACCATGAATAAATTTCATTACTATAAACAAATGAATCTCTTATTACATCGCTTTCATCTATATCAATAACATAATCACTTATTAAGGAATTTCTTCCTTGCGCTAGCAATCTTTGTTTAATTCTATTTTCTGCATTTTTCTTTACTTCATCATTTACAGATTTTGTTACTTGAGTAATTCTTTTATTCGAATTTACACTATCATTAATCTCTTCGGTTGATACATCTCCGTAAACCAATCCCTTATATCCTTTTTCATCAAAAGGCATCTTTCTAATTATGAAATAATATTTATCGCCGTAAGTATCGCCGTAAAATTCTATAAACGGTTCTTGGCAAACTTTTCTAAAAGTATTTATGATACTCCCGTTATCGGTAGCTATTGTATTATCGGCTGTAATTCTTCCAGATGCAGCGGTATCAAATATCATTTCTATGATTCTCCAAATCCCCTGTCTTTCCTCGTTTAAAAATTTTGAATTGATTTCATCTATTACTTTTGTATTGTCATTCAGAACAAGATTAGATGATTTTAATTCATACTTGAATTTTCCAGCCCTTGCTCCATAAGCATCAAATATATTTGACGGCACTAAACCAATATTCGAAAACTTATTGAATACATATTTTAAAATTATCTCAATAGATTTAAAATTATATCCTATTGCAATAAGGGCATTGCCAATTAAATCTATATTGTTTCGCTTTGTTAAAACACTTTCATCATTGGTGAATAACTGTTGTGCGAATTGTTCAGGAAAAAAATATGATCCATCTTCGATCAATACCTTCATTAAGTCTCTTCCTTGAACATTTGTAGATACACTGTTAAGATTAGTAGAAACTGAAACTGTATCTACTAATCCAATCATATCATAAACTTTTCCCGGAACATCTTGAGCTGAAAAAGCATGATTTAACAATGGTATTTGATCTTCCATTGCTAATTTTTCAAATCGTATATAAATCAAATCATTTTCTTGCATCACCTTTTCAAAGAAGAAAGGTTGCCTGCTAATAAAATTATCTTGTTTATTTTTATATCTTGAAAGAATGGATGCAATCAAAACATCATCGCCTACATTGCCGTATTGATAGTTCTCCAATCCATCCATGCTCCATCCAATCCCAGGTTCATATATTGCTGAAACGGGAATTAGATTTATTGCAAAAGAACCGGCAGACTTAGTAACTGTAGTTGTAATATTTTCAACTAAAGATGAAATATTGTACCACGATCCTTGTTGTGAATTGTCGCCGGGAGTGCTCAAAGATCTGATCCAAGCGTATACAGTCAATTCATTTATCTCCGTTCTTACTACTGTTTGCCCTGTTGGATCTGCTGTTCTTACATAATAATTTGGATCTTTTAAAAGGGTCTTTAATTGATCTGCTATGAAAGGGGTGAATTCAGTCAATTCAGATTTATCTGGCATTACAGTTGAAGAGCTTGTTTGTCTTAACAAAGCACTATTCGGCAATCCAACTTGAGTTCCAGATTTTATAATTATTGAATCTGGATTTGCAGTAATTTTTTCTAATTCATCTTTTGAATAACATGCTTTTATTACATCTTCATTTGTGACCGAAAGACTTTCGGATTGTAAAATATTAATTGACAAAAATGAAGATGAGGTAAAATCAGTATTTAATTGGAATCCACTAAGGAAATCTTTAACTGTTTTATCAGTAGTTACTTCATGTAAATTAATTAATGCCATTATTTACCTTTTGGATATAAAGGAGAATATTTATTTACCCACTTTCCATTTGGCAACGGAACATATCCATTCGCCCTCATGTATGCAGAATCTATTTTAGGATCATGTGGCATTCTCTTATCTATTGCCTCTAATGTTCCAGCTAATAAATTTTCACCAATCTCTTTTGCCTTTTGCGGAAGTTGCTCTAATTCCTTGCTAAGTTGCGCTCCGACTTCTTTTACAGCCCTTCCCATTTCTCCTTCAAATTGTTTAGCTACTGTTGATATACCAGCGATAAAATCAGTTCTAAATGCATTTGTTACTTCTGCATTCATTTTAGTATATCGTGAAGTTAATTCCTCTGCTTGTCCTTGAACACTGCTTAATGAGCTGCTTCTACTTAATTCTTTAGCAGTCATTGAATCAATATTTCCCTTTCCATTAAAAAGAGTATCTATTGCTTCATATGAAAGATTATTAAATCTCCCCTTGAGCATAAATTTTTGCAAATCTGTACTTACTCCAGTTCCTCCTATTTGATCCATTACACCTTGTAAAAATCCAGGCGTTTGAAGTCCTTGCTCTTCCATTTTTTTAAGATCGAAAAGACTAGCATTTGGATTTAATCTCCTAAGTACAGAGTAGTTTTGAGCTTGACCAAAAGCCGATCCCGGATTACTAAGTCCCTCATTAACTCCCAAAATATTTCCCATAGAACGAGGGTCGCCTAATCTGAACATACCACCCATTCTATTAAACTCAAATAATGTTCTATTGGCATCATTTGGATTAACAACATTACTAGTTGAAGAAAAATGTTGCAACAATTGAGTTTGAGCTTTTATAGCATCGCCGAATTTCGTTCTATCTAATCCCTCTCCAATGGAGATTCCCAATATCTTCATCATGTTATTGGTTCCATTGCCCCCGCCAAATCTAGCAGCTGACAACGCCGCTAAAGAGGTTCCTTGATCGATTCCAAATCCACGATTTAGTCCAAGAGTTGCCAATGTATTTCTTGATGCCCCCCTTGTCATTCCAGCTGCAAGGCTTGTTTGAGCCATTGTATTTGCAACTGCAATATCATCGAATCCCATTCCAGATAAATTGCTAGAAGATTCGCGACCACCTAATGCTCTATATTTATTATAGGCTTGATCGTATTGGTCTCTGATATTAAAACTTCTTGCTACAGCATTTCCAAGAAATCCCATTGTTGATTGACCAATGGCAACTCCAGTTGCTCCAAAAGGAAGTCCGGCTAAAGCGCCTGCTTTACCAAACATTCCGGGCACCAAGTCCATTCCATTTTGTGCATTGGCTGTTTGCGTGAATCCTTTTAAAATATCGCTAACAATATTTGCTGCTAATACGGCACTAAAAACAGATGATGATTTTGGTTTTTCATCTTTTTGGCCTGCCTTTAAATTGGCAAGCATTTCTTTAAGAAGAAGTATTTGTGCTTTATTTACACTATCATCTCCTTTTATTTGAGCAAATCCAGCCTTATAATCTTTATCGGATAAATTTCCAGCTTGACGTTTTCTCTCAAGGATAATTCTATTTTGCTCCTTCTCTAAATCGTTCTGTCTCTTAAGAGCTGCAATTTGTTGCTCAATAAGTTTCAGTCTCTCCTTTTGAGATTTGGTTTGCTTTTCTGCCTCTTTTGAAAATTCTCCGAATAACTGTTTAGAGTCTTGTTGGAGTTTCTTCATGAAGGAAGAAATACCGTTATCCTGAGCGGAGAAGCTAACCTTCTTATTTTGATCTGCCATAATTAATTAAATGAATCTAGCTTCATTTTATTAAACAATTCATCCTCTTTACTTTCATCTGTTTTTGTTTGTCTAGTTATTTTTCCCTTTTTAATTTCCTCCTCTTCATTTAATTTCTTAAATGCCTTGTTGGACATTTCTTCTTCAAAATATTCGAATGCAATATCTAATTGCGTTACCTCTCTGTGAGCGGCGCTGTTAAATGGAATGTTGTGCTTTTTCCTCCACCAATAATCGTATCGCCATGCATTCTCCCATTTTATGACATACTCTTTTAAAGTCATTATTCTTCATCATCTAAATCTTGATTTAAAAATTCTCTCCATTGACTATCCCATTCATAATATTTTTGATAAGCTTTCGGAATAGACCTTGACTGATAAGGATCAAGATCTAAAAGAGACTTTAAAATATCTGCTTTAAGTTTTGGAATCAATATTGAAAAAGTTGCTATTGCCTCTACTAGTACATATGCATCTTGAGCATTCGGGCCACCAAAGATTAAATCTTTGTGAGCACCATTTGTCATATTAATTTTTGTTGATTCTATATCAATTCTTTGCCCATTTGTTGGCAATTTAATTTCATAATCCCCCTCCAATATCCTAACTGTAAGAGACTTCGATGGCATTTGCAATTTTGTTTTTTCTTTTTGAGTTTCCATATAAATAAAAAAAGGTTGTAATAATTTACAACCTTAAAAATACTGATTAGTTGGGATAAAGAAAAATCGCCCTAAATGTGACAATCAAACATAGAAAGTAATGTATCGTCCGGCAATGAATTAAATAAATCATTAAATTCTTTAATCCAGGCATCTCTATCTTTCTCATTCGTTACAACTGCCCACCATCCCATTTCACCTCTTTCATACCATTTGCCATCTTTTATTACAGCAAAGGTAGTAATAACTTGATCCACTCTATCTTGGATATAGCGTTCTTCACCAACTAAAAATTGCTCCCAATCCCAAAATCCAGCGTAACGTAAATTTTTAACAGATGTAAGTTTGGAATAACTTTCGCTGGCATCATCAATATCTTCATATTGCTCTAAAAATTTACTCCATTTTGGAGGCAATTGTTCACCCTTCAAAGCAATTAGGAATTTTTGATAGTCCAAAATTGCATCAGCTCTTTCTTCCAACCTCATACGGTCAATATCAATATCCTTTTTATAACATTGATCTACTCTAACCAAAGGAATGTCCTCCACAAAATCTCCAGTAATGGAAGCAAAATCTTTTGCCCTATGATGTCCTTGAACACCTTGTGCACCGGCTCTCAATGTAAAAAACCCCGCCCATCTTCCACCTAAGGAATACCAATCCCATTTTGATTGATTATTACGAGTTGAATAAAGTTCACCGTTCTCTCCAATCTCTTCCTCATCATAATATCGTATCGCATGCTTATAACACTCCTCATCAGTCCATTTCAATCTCTTGGGAAATTCATTCTTAAGATACTTGATATGATCGTCATTTGTACACTTAGAGCTGTACTTGATTGGGTCTTTCAAATACTTTTGGTAAACATCCTTATCATAAGCTGCAATTTCTTCGCGAACTTCCTTGATAAGCTGCTCTTTAGTTCCCTTCACATAACGAGGCAAATCAAGATTCTCATCAAATGGGGCTAATTGCTCTTCTGGATTTTCTCCAATTACTAGTACTGTGAAATGTGACATTTTTGTTTGCGTTTTAGTTTAACATACCGCAAACATATGAAATAAAGTAATTAAAAACAAAAAGTCTGCTATAAAAAACAAACTTTTGAAATAAAATTTTAAAAAATATTTTTAAAACAAATATTCTATTGCGGATACAAAATCGGATCTAAGTATATGCCTGATTGAGAGTGACCAGAAATAGCGCCTTCTGTAGTATCCGCACCATCTGTATCAATAAAGCACCTACGTAAGGAAGCATACGGAATTGCTTTGGATTTCTTCAAACCAGTATTTGTATCAACTGCATCTTCTACTTTTTTGAAAATATCAATTTGGAAACCATCTGCCAAAAGCAATTGATCTTCAAAATCATTATTTGTTTGTACATCTCTGCGAATAGCTTGTGGAATTCCAGAAGTACCAAAATCTATTTCATAAAAATCACATGACCATGTGCCTTTATGAGCTAATGCAGGTGCTTCAATTGTAAGAAGTGTACCTATACCACGTACTTCTCCGAGACTTGTATTTTCAGTGAAACGAATATTGCGCATTCTGCCAATAACAGTTCCGTTACGTTTAACAATAGCTAATGCACCGGTGAGGATATTTCCCATGATTCTTTTCTTCTAATTCTTTGTTAAATATACTAAATAGCTTTCTTCCTTATGTGGCCGATCTTTTTTGATATAATCTGCTGTTAAAGTGCTGCTTTTAATTCCAAAATGATTCGCCGCTGTTAAAAGAGAATCGAAATAATTCACAGGATAACCAAGCCAATCATATTCTATAATTGGCTTTCTTATTGCTAAACCATTATTTTTTTTATGGCTTTCAGATCTAGTTTTATTTTTTTGAGAAATGGATATTTTAGCTTTAGTTTCTGGACTAAGTTTTACTCCCTTTTTCTTTTCGCTTAAACTATCTAAATGCTTTTGGAATTTTTCGGAATTTCCATTTGCCTTTCTAGTCGCTACTATTTTAGCAATGGTTTCTTTTGATCTAATAGATACATGATTTTCTACATTGTATCCAATTTGTCTATTATATGGCTTAAGAAAATCTAAATATTTTTGCTCTATTAGATAAATTCCTTCCTCTTTTTCTACAACTTCTAATACATGAAATTCAAATGCTTCATTGCCATATTTATTGAAGGCTCTTTGAAGATATACTGAATGATGTTGATTTTTAGATAAATCATTAAAATGATTTTTATATCGTCTCCACAAATTAGTTGTAGAACCAATATAAAATTTTCCATTTACTGTATTTAGTATACAATAAATTCCACTCTTTTTTTTGAATTCATCTGTAGATTTAAAATCCATTATTATGAATTCGGATCGATAATTGTTCCAGTAAATACAAGGAAACTAACTTCAAAGTTAGGCGTAAATGCATAAGTAATATAATATGCATCGCCTTGTACAGTAACTGTAACAGCTTGGAATGACAATATCAAATTATCATCTTGAGTGTTCGCTACTTTACTATGCAAGTATCCTTCCAACCACGTCTTTACATCCTCTGGAGAAACAGTATTTCTATTTGCTCCATTTGGTTTCTTTAACAATTGTTGCTTTGCATTAACAACTATTTCTTTATTAAGTTGTCTTATAATACGAGCAAGTTGTTTGCTTGCTGTGGTTCCATCTGGATTAACTAAAAATTGGTTATTTTGAAGCGTATTTACGCCTTTAATAACATCAAATGATCCATTATCCAAACGAGACATCAATACACCTGCATCTAATCCTTGTCTTGCTTGTGGATCAGTTAGTGAATGCAATTCACCTTGAATTCCAAGTCCTTTAAATGTCATTGGAACTTGAGGTGGCAAACCAGCTTCACGACCCAATGCAGCAGCTGCTTTATAAATTGAATCGTATTCTTTAAATCCTTTTTGAGTACTTGTTATTTTAACTCCACCATGCACAAGTGTTACATACATGCTATTAAAAGCTTGTGCAAGATTAACAGAACTTGTACTTGTTCCTGAAAATTGACCTTCTGTTTTTCCTCCAGCTACATACAAATCAGGCTTTATTTTAGCTGTATTTGTAATCCAATCTTGAATTGTAAGATTGCTTGTAGATCTTGCGGAAGTTCCCCAGGTATCAGCTAAAATAAAATCAAAAGTTAAATCTGAAATTGAATCCAATACTTTAGCTAAATCAGTATCAGCAAAAGATACGGTTCCATTATAAGCCTTTAAATATCCAACTGTTAGATCTTGAGGTAAGATTACATCTGGAGCGCCAATTACGTAATTCTTTAATTTAAAATATTGATTGAATTGATATCCAGTTCCAGTATCATCTTGCATCCAAGTCACTAGTTGTGAAACAGAAGATATTTCTGGAGATTGAGCAATCAACAATGGTTTAGTAGATACTTCCGATACTCCATCGAAAGGGGCTGGAGTAGTATTTGTTATTAAAGTATCATTCCCTTTAAATGTACCTCTATAAAATTGAACAATATATTTTGTGGTATCTACAACTCCCTTTATAACTTTTGCCGCAAAGCCTCTAGTTAAAATAGTTCCTTCAACGCCGCCTGTGAAATTGCTAGATGTGCCAGCTACTGTTCCAGCTACAACTACAGTTGCTGGTAAACCATTTAAAATATCAGCATATCCACGTGGAGCATAGAATGTAACTTGATTAGTTGTACTAGAAACCACATCACATAATCTAATTGATGAAATAGATGCTACCAATCCAGCAATTACATTTGAAATAATATCGCCTGCTTGTACTGTATAAGTTGCAATCGTTTCATTTCCTATTTTTAATGTAATTGAATTTCCAACAGTTCCGGCATTTGTTACAGTAACAGTAGCAGTTGCGCGTGTTTCATCTCCTAAAACAGCATTGCCTGCATATCCTTCTGCCCTAACTTGAACAATTACATCTCCATTATTTGCTGAATTACCATCTGTATCAGATGCATCTTGAGCGCCAAATGGAACAAATATTTCTGCGGGTACACTTGTTCCTGCTTTAATATAAGTCAAAGATGAAATTCCGGCAGTAGCTCCACCACCAGGGAAAAATAAAGGCCCTGATAATGACCACCACAATCCACCACCAACAAATGTTCTAAAATCTCTTACATTATCAAATGTAATAAGCGCATCTTTACCAGATTTTAAAGTTCCATTTATTGCAGGGCCACCGCCAAAAAATTTACCGCTTCCAGTATCAATTACTAAAGTATTTCCATATGCCAGCGCCAATGCTGGATTTTTAATTCCTGAAACAATTGAAGAATATGCTCCCGGCAAATTTTCACGCTTACCATTTGGAAGAAATATCGAAGTAGCCATTTAAATTAGTTAAGAATTGACTTTTATTAAAAATACTAAAAATAAGGCTACGTTTTAGAGTGAATCGGAGTCACTTGAATCACTCTCTGTTGGAGCATCAATTTCTATTGGGCCTTGTGCAACTATTGCTCCTTCTGGCTTCCAGAATAAAAATAACTTTTTATAAACAGCTTGTATAAATATTTCTGGTATGACTTGTTCATACTCGAAATTTAATGTAATAGCTCTAGTAAAAATTTTATCAGGAATAATATATTGCATTCTGATTTCCCCACCGCCTATTTTTAAATTACTGATTCCATTGCTATCGAAATGACCAATAGCTGCAACCATCATATCTTTAATCAAATGATAAAGAACAAGTGTTTCGTTTTTATTCTCACTTCCTATAACTACTTGATATGTAGTCGCCCATCTATAATTATATAACTTCTTATAGGTATCTTGTTGAGGTTCATTATTAAGTAATGTTTCGCTTTGATTTCCTTCTCCAACTCCCAAAGAATTATTTTGTTGATTTTCAGAAGGAAGAGTAACCCAAATTATAGGAACTGTTTTTTGATTGTTAGGATCATAGCTTAATTGTGCCTCAATATGTTTTGGACTTTGTGGAGTAGTATTTATTATTTGTACAATGTTTGCATACAAATCATATTTACCTAAATTAAGTCCATTGTAAAGCAAATACAACAATGATCTTTGTGGAGTATTGTTTGTTTGATTATCATTATAATCTTTTCTTAAAAGAGAAAGGAATGCATTTATAGCATTAACAATTGTTATATCTGGAATATTTAATGACATTACATTTGCTTTAAGAATTTATCAATAGCGCGTCCAGTTTCAGATGGAATATCAAATTCTTGCAAAACTTTATCTGCTATTTGTTTCGGCTCAATTCCTGGATAAATCCAGCTTAAAGGATCTGAATTTTCAGATACTCTTCTGAAACTCACATAAGTGTTTTGCTTTGTCACTGAATCTTGCTTTTTAGTAATACCTTCATAAATACTATGTTTATGCTGATATTCTTTAAATACCTTTGATTCAGGCATTTTTATACTTTTCTTCTTAGGCTCTTTTAATTGTTTTGGAAGATCTTTTAGGTCGCCTTTTTGCAAAGGCTCATTTGGCTCTTTCTCACTAACTATATCATAAACTTCTTGTGGCATGATACCACCATTGAAATTTTCTGCTTGAGCTGTTGGAGTTCCTACTCTAAATGGAACCGTATTATATCGCTTTCCATCTTTTGTTACTTTTGAATTTGGGCCATTTAAAAGACCGTCTTTCATATCAAAAGAATCAGATCCGCTTTCTATCATATTTGGAGCAGATCCAACGAGCATAACAGAGCCTTTTGCGAATCCTTCATCAACAACAACAATGCTATTAATATATTGTTGTCGGCTTGAACCTAATTCTCTACTTGCTTCATTTTCCCATTCTTGAGCGAATCTTCCTGTAATTTCTTTTACAGTATAATCCATTAAATCATTTATCTGATCTTGATCAAGAAAGAATGCTTCGCTTATAGAAGATGTATCTATGAATACTGAAATCATTATTAGATTTCAAACCATTCTATAGCAATATCAAAAGTACCACCGGTTACTGTTACCCCTCCAAGATTAACAGCCAATACTTGAGACGTTCCAATTAAAGTAATTGGCTTTCCTAAACCGCCAAAGTCAAATACTACAACTGGATTTACAACACTAGTAGCTCCAGCTATCGGCACATAACCTCTTCTAACAGATCCTACGGCATTTCCAGTAGTAGGATTTGCTGTATAAGCTAGTAATGTAGCAGAAGCAGCTGCATCACCTGAATCATGTGGAATTGCAGTTACTGCTGAAGATGTACCGCCGCTATTAGCAGTAGATCTTTTAACAAGCTGAATATCTGTTAAGCCTGCTGTAGTTTGTATTCCAGATATAATAACCTTAGTTACAAAAACATTAGTTGATGCATTTCCAGTTATTGTAAAAATATCAGTTGCAGAAGCAGCAGAAGAAATATTTGCAGAAGCTGAATACGTCTTAGTAACTTTCTCATAACTTCTATCTAAAATATGACCGTACTTATCAGTATTTATTTGAGAATAATCACCGTTAGCACTTGTCGTACCAGCTGCTACAGGAGAATCTGATCTAATACCTAAAATAAATACTCCAGTATCTGCACTTGCAGAAGCAGCATCTTCCTGTTTGCCCAAGTTAGTGCTTGTGCTTCCATTTACAGATACCGTAGCTAATGCAGGAAAGTTAAATGGTATAGTAGATAATTTACTAAATGCTTGAATTGAACCACCACCAGTGATAGTTGTTGCAATTCTACATCTAAAATATCTGAAAGATAATGCTCCAGTATAGATTGTAGATGTAGAAGAAGTGGCTGTGATAGCAGATGCTGTTGGAAAGTTAGAAGGAGCAAGTTGAGTATAAACAGGAACTGTTTGAAAATTCACATTATCATTTGATCCTTCAAATACAAATGTACCTCCAGTGATACTAGCACTTGTAACTATTTGTACAGCAAAAAATCTATAACTTACATTAGATTGAAGTAAACAATCTATAGGGCTACTACCAGCAGTAGCAGTTAAAATATTATTTATTGTCGCAGTTTGTGATGCTTGACCTGTGATAAATATATCTTGTTCAGGAAAAAAAGCCATACTTTTATTTTATTTTAATTACAATAGAAATTTGAGCCGTCATAAGTCATTATAAATCCACCACCAGCTGACAAACTAGTTCCACTTACACCAAATCCGTTTATAGTTCCAGAAAATGTTACAGTATTGGTTGTACTATCCGTTCTTCTTATAATGTGAATAGTAGATGTATTTCCAGCAGGCAATGTTACAACTACATTTCCAGCAGTAGCATCTATAAATACAGTGTATATTTTATTTGAAGCGGTATTTAAAGTTGTGGAGCTACTTATATTTTGAATTGTTACACCTCCAAGAGCAGAACTAAAAGATAGATTTCCTAAATTATCTACGCCTACAATGCCTGAACCATTACCAGCTAACGGCGAAACTTTAACTGTACCACCATCCTTCATTAAGGTTAGTACGCCGGTTCCAGTTGCTACATTGGCAAACTCAAATGCAGATTTATATGTAACAATATCTGCTACATAATATGCACCTATTACTTTATGTCCAGTTGTCCCATTAGGACCTGATAGTAGTGATAATCCTCCCAAATTTGATCCAGATATTATAGCTCCCGCTGGCAATGCAGTATATCCAGAAAATCCAGTAGTAACAGTTATTCCTGGACTACTTACAGTTTCACCTAATTTTAATATAGATCCATCGTAAAACAAGTTAGGCCATAAACCAAACTGTTTAACCGATCTTATTTGAGTTGCATTAGCTATAAAATAGTTTCCTATAATCGCATGACCCAATGCATTTATATGTAAGCCATCGCCACTATCACAATCAGTTCTTAAATTTCCAGAACTTAATAATTGAGTATTATAATCTATTATTTGATAACTATTTCCAAAATTTGAAACTAGAGCGGCATTCCATGTATTTATAGTACTATTAGCTCCAACGGTACTAGAAACCGGTAGTATTGTTAATATTATTGGAATAATTCCATTACTAACTAAAGTAGTTAGAATCTGTTGATAATTATATAAATAAGTTCCTGGTGTGGTTGTTGTGCCCAAAGTTATGCCATTAAGCAAGTCATTTATGCCCACCATTATAGCAGCATATTTTGGCTTCATTTGAATTACATAACTCAATGAGTTAAATACATCTAATGCAGTATTTCCTCCACAAGCAAAAGTTTCTGTTAAACCAGAAGTTTGAGATCTAATACAATCAACTTCCCTCTGATTACTAGATCCGATAAAAGCTCCAGCTGTTATAGAATCACCTAATCTAACTAAAGTTGGACCATATTTCTGCTTAGTTCCCAATACATCTAATAGTACTGAAAAGGTTGCTCCCATTGCGTATATCGCTGAAGTATATATTGCATTAGCCCCAACAGGAGTTGTTACATATAAATTTGCACTTGTATAGCTAATGAATACAGTATCACTTCCAGTCGTTATATTTTTAGTTTTAGCTTCTATAGTTCCTGGATTACTCCAGTCTATCCTCATTTCTATAATATCTCCATTTGTATAAGAAATATTAGAATTAGAAGTAGCTAATGCCACATCTGTAGCGGCATTTGATGAAATCGCATGTATTTTAATCTGACCTCTATTAGTAGAAGCTGACGTATTGAACGTTACATAAACACAATGCGGAAATGATAGAGAGTTTTTAGGAGCATAACCAATTCCTATTGTCTCTCCAGTTGCATTAGCAGTTACTTTAAATCTAACTATCCTATAGCTTTGATCAAAACAAGTTTTTAAATTCCTTGTTATTACATTAGCAGTATTATTAGCGGTGCCTCCAGAAATATTTAGAGTGCCTCCAGAAATAGAAGCGCTAGCTGAACCTGTATTAGTGTAGTTAGTTAATGAACCTCCACTGAAATCTTCATTATATAAATCTCCTATACTAGAAGCTTGATATATAGAATCAGATGTTGCTTTTTGTGTAATAGCGCCATCAGTGGCACTTCCCAAACTTGAATATAAAGTTCCAGAGCCACTCGGTGGTACTACCCAAGCTCCAACTCCATTTAAAAATTTAGAAGAGTCATTTGGTAATTTTGGAACTAATCCATGCTTAGATGTAGAGACATTATTTGTAAGTATATCTGAAAAAGATAAAGATGCTTCTGAAACTAATCCATAACTTACGGTAGAGCCATCAGTAGTAACAAACTTTCCGCTATTTCCAGTAGGATCGGGAAGATTCCCAGCTGTAATTCCACTATCTAATAAAAATTTAACACTATTAATGTAGTGATCTAAACTAGAATTTGGTGTATTTGCCGCTCCTAAAAGGGTAATTAGTTGAGCTACATCACTTCTTAAATACGACATGAAAATTTAAATAATTGTCGTAATTAAAAATACTAAAAATATCAATGTCTATCCTATCAACTGACTTAAGGCGGAAATTTGAGATTGTGTTAAATTTTCATAAATAAAATTAACACTCGAATATTTTAATTGTCTTATAAACTTAGAATCTTCTTCTGCATTGGAGCAAGAATTTGCTTTCCAACTATTATTAAGCAATCTGTTTCCATCAAAATTTTCTACATCCTTAACTAAGTGTGCTCTTTTAGCAATTGCATGAACTGGAAGAATAAGCTTTTCAGTTCCCTGATTTGCTGGAGAAGTCATTGATTCTCTTATTACATCTGTAATATGAAAGGAAGGATTGTATGTATATCTGATTGTTACGCATGGATCAATCAAATTATTATACTGACTATCGAAGATAATTACATTATCTCTAAAAGTGTAGTCTATATTTATTTCTAGTTTTTTTAATGTTTGATCTTCTGCTACAAATAATGCTATATAATCTATTGGAGTTGGTGTATCGCAAGGGGAAAAGCCGCCTATATCATATTTTGTATATGCAAATAATTGAGTTCCATCATCGGTTAATTTTGGATATAATATTTCTTGATGTTCGGCAGTAGCATCAACAATTGTAATTCTATCCATCATTACAAGCTTCTCTGAATTATAGGAAGTAACTTTTACTGATCCCATATCCAAACTTCCCCATTCTTGAAGTGCGCTTGCTTTTAATCCATAGTCTTGTGCTATACCAGTAATAATCATACTAGTATAAGTTGGATTTAAAAATAGCCATCCACTACCTCCACAATTTTTGCAGGTATTTCTATGTTCGCTTTCTCGTGACTTACAAGGGCATTTGTAAGCTTTCTCATGAATAACTTTATATCCTTTTGTATCTAATGTAGCAAGTATTTCTTGCTGATTGAAATCAGAAGGTAATCCTGGAACATTTGAACGTTCACCTTGTAGTATTTGCTTATTTGAAAGACGAGACATTTACTAGCAAACATTGAATTGAATTCCCAAGTATCTCATTTTTAATCGATGCAATAATCCATTACCTTTTCCATCGTCAAGACTATTCTTGAGTTCTGCAATCCTATTTGCATAAGCTCCCTTTGCATTGATACCAACTGATTGAGAAAGTCCATCTATGCCAACTGATTTATTTGATACTCCAGCTCCAAATAAACTATCTTGAAGTATGATGAATAAATTTAATGCAGCCATCATTCCTATTGCCCTTAATATATCTGGATTTATTTTTGAATCTCCAGTTATATATTCCAATAACCAATAATTTGGCATATGTTGAGAACCCCAATATCCCATATAAGGAGAAATACTATACAATGCTCCACCCGTTACTGTTGCGGCGCTTGCACCTCCAAAAGGAACTAGACTAATGCTTCTATGAAATAGATCTTTATCTGGACTTTGAGTTTTCGCTTTTAACCATTCAGGCGGGTAAATAATTTGCAATGCTGTATTTACATATCCGCCCAATGCTAAAGGAGTTACTACAGGATATGTTGTTGGAATGTATCCCCATTTAATCCAATCGTCATATAAGTAATCTCTATTCTCACTTATATATGTTGGTTGTAACTTTATTGAAAGATAGTCGGCTAATTCTTTTTGCGCTGACTGAATATAGAAATCTATTGTATCATCTGGAATCTGATTTCCATTTTTATCTTTTGGCGGAGTTCCAAAGAAAAATAGATTTATAAGTTCTGTAGATGAATAAACAGTTCCTCTATTTTTCGCATAGGTAAAGGTGAATGTTAATTGTCCCATGCATTAGTAGCTCTTTTCCAAATTTTCTTTTTCAAATTTATGACGGTGCATTTCAGCTAAATGTCGCTCCGCTTCTGCATGTGATGCATTATATTTAGAAGATCCCTCTTTATACTTTTTCTTTTCTTTTTCAAAGTGCGAAAATGCATTGCTATGGTGTTCCATCATATCACTATGATGTGAAATCTTTTGCTTACTTTTTTCTTCTAATATTTTTTTCTCATCTGGAGATAATTTATCATGCCTTTCTTTTTGACTAGCAAACATAGCGGCGGCTTTATGTTCACTTGATTGTTTATAATGATAATTTGCTAAAGTTCGTTCATCACTACTTCTTTCTGAATACCACGAAGGTGAGTCATTATAACTTTCCTTTTCATGATTTCTTGCTTTATCGGCATGTAAATCACCAGCATCTTTATGATCTTGGGCAGAAAAATCTTTATACTTATCGGCATTTTGTTTAAGATAAACTGGCTTTCCAGATTTAGTATGACCAATTACATGGCCGCCTCTCGATCCCTCTCCACCTTTAATCAAAGTGTCAAGTTGTTGTAATGCCTTTTCCTTAGTATCACTATCAATAAAACCATCAAGATATTTTTCTTCAATTGATTTTTTAATTGAATCAACTGAAAAATCTGTGATTAAAGATTTGGAAACTTGACTATTTTTAAATTGATCTGCACTAAGTGAAAAGGACATATTTTAGAAAATTATGTATTAAATATACTAATTTCTAAGCGGCAACTTTCTTTTTTAATTCAGCTCTAAGTTTATTATCATTCCATGCTTCATTGATTGCACGTTCAATAAATGCTTTATCTCCAGTCTCTTTAAGAAGTTCTAATAATTCATCTCCACTAGCTTCATTCAACATTTTTTCTAACTCTGCTTGCTCTTTTTCTTTTTTCTTCTTTTCCTTCTCTTTCTTTTTAATATCTTTCTCTACTTGTTCAACTGTTGAAAAATTAAATGACTCTTTAGTCAAAAGAATAAATGCCTCCAATTTTTCTTCATCTAATTCCACTTCTAAATTACCATCTTTATCAAATTGAGCATCTCCAATTACAGGGAAATGAATAGTTTGATTTGCATATTGACCATTTGGATACTTTGCTGATTTTAATTTCATATTGATAAATTTTTATTTTCCATCAAAGATAAAAAAAATATAATAAAACAAAAAAGCCTGATTAAATCAGGCTTTATTTTAATTTCTATTACTTAATATTAAGCTGGCACGTAAGGGCCTACGTTAATAAACTTAACAATTTTCTTAGGTTGTGCCACACGAGGAGCGCCCCACAGATATGTTATGAATCTATTAGCAAGCGCTACTACTGCCAAGTCAATTTTTGAAATTGGCATCAATTGGTAGAATGCTAAAATATCTTCTTGCAATTCGAGTGCAAATGCATCTTCACAGTTAGGAAGGATTCTGTTACGATCTCTTACCGAACCTGCTGATGCTCCATCATAACCAGCTGTTAATTGAGCTGCTGTTACTGTGAACAGAGGGTAAAACTTAACTGCTGACGTTGTACAGTTGGATGCAGTGCTAATTGCTGTACGGAAAATTGTGTAGCTAGTAGCTGCAAATGCTCCTGAACCAGCTGTAAATGTAAGATCTACAGATTGTCCAGCTGTCAAAGTAATCTTTGATGTATCGCCAGGAAGTGTTCTCAAAGATGATTGACCAAATTCGTTATTTGCTGCTACTGCATAGAATACAGTTCCCAATGCACCTGTGTGAGTTTCACCGCTTACAAAGCGAGAAGAACCATCTGATACAAGAGCTGCGCCACCACCTGAAATCAATGGAGTTGCTGGAGCTTTTGGTGAGGTAGGGCCATCACTTGAAAGGCGTGAACCATCACGTTGCATAAATTTATCTTGCATAATTGCAACTTCTCCAAACTGTGTATCAATTGCACGTGGATTAGTTCCAATCGCACCACGGTAACCTGTAGCGCCCATGATGATACGTTGACGTTCAAAATAATCTTTATAAAGACCGTCAATTACTACAGGAGGGGCAAACAATGTATCAATGTTACCGAAAGCTGCATTGATGTTAGTAGCTGCATCAGAAAGGTCAGCTTGACGAAGTGAATTACCACGTAAGTCAATAACCGCTTTGCTATCTTGATACGCATCCAAAGAAGCATACAAGTTTGTTGCACCTACGCCGATATCAGCGTGTTGTGCATAAATACCATCAAACTCTAAAGTGTTATTTGCAGAGTTTGCACGTGTCATGTAGTAAGACACTGCACGGATAATCCACATGGTTTTGTTTTCAACTTCTTTCTTCATTGCATCAACGAAAGAACGCACTGCTTGTGCTTGAGCTGAAACTTCACCAGTTACTTGCAAATATTTGATGTTGGTTGCTTTACGTGTGTACTTAGAATCTTGTACATCTGAAAGCGCACCTTCACCATAGAAACCACCTGTGAAATTACCGTATGATACTAATTGAACATACTCTTCCACAGTGTTGTAGGCTACAATTTTAGGAATTGCATTCCACAACTTAATATCTTGCATGCGAAACTCCAATAATTTCAGAGTCTTATCAAGAGACTCCATCTTTAATGGCTCTTGAGTTAACAGCTGATTAGTTGTATCGCGACCTGTGATTTGGCCTGCTTGCATTGCTTTCAGCAATTCATTAACTTGTGACTCACCTGCGAAAAGTTCAGGTAAGTTTTGCTCTTGATAATTTGATAATTCTACCATATTGGTTTCTATGAAAACTTTTTACTTTATCCTTATTTTATTTATTTTCCACAATGATTTTGTGTTCATTCATTAGTCTTGCTGAAAGACGTCTTGCTTGTTCTGGAGTTGAGCCAAGTGAACCTAATTCAACTGCTGTAACTGCTTTTGCAAATTCATCATTCATATCAAGTTTGCCATCTTGACCTTTCTTGATGTTATCAAACATGATGTTAGCGAGTTCAGTACGATCTGAAAGCTTATTAAGATTGAGTTTCTTATATGAAGCCAAATCTTTCGCTTCTTCACCTTTACTGATTTCAAAGCGATCTACTACATTCTTAATATTTACAGATTTGCGTTCAAGCGGTTGCTTTTCGATAATACCAAGTTTTTCAGAAAGAGCTTTTACCAGTTCAGTATTTGCTTTGTTTGACGCGATTGATTCATCAACTGCTTTCTTTAATTCTTCGATCTTAGCAGAACTTTCTGCTATTTGTTGATCTTTGAAAGCAATTACATTTGTAAGTGCATTAAACTTTGCGTCGAAACCTTTTATGATTTCTTCACTTACAATATTTTTATCTTCTTTTGGAGCTTCTTTTTTACCTTCCAATTTAGCTTTAATATCTTCTGCCTTTTTAATGGTGTCTTGATATTCAGCTTCTAATTTTGCCTTTTCAGTATCGGCTGTTTTTGCTTCTTCACCTTTTTGAATTTCAGCTGCTTGATTTTTGTTCAAGCCTAAAATTTCCAGTGCTTTATTGTATGCTTCTTGAGATACTTTGTTTTCCATAATTGGAGTTAAAATTTTATTAGAAAAGTATTATCCTAATCTAAGTGAATTAAACATACTAAAATTTTACAATCACTTTTTAACAGTTAAAAAAATATTTTTTTATTTTGTTGAATCAATTGCAACGGCAAGATCAATTACTCTCTTGCATGACTCAAAATCTAATTGATGTTCTGTAATTAATTTGTAATACATTTCACCTTTACTCAACTCTTCTTTCTTCTTTTTCTTTTTTATTTTTCTATCGCCTTGATCTACTGATTCTTCTTTCAAAGGTTCTTGAGTAAGAACTTTATCTGTAGTGTCTTTGCCAGTAATGTCACCGGCAACCATTGCTTTGGTTAACTCAAGATTATTATCAATGGTATATCGCACACCATTCTCTACTATATCCAAAATAAATTCAGTTCCTTCTTGATTTTCAAATTTCAAATTGTCAATTCCTCCTTTGACAATATCCATTTGAGTTCCAGGGCAAACAGGAGTTGGAGTTATCGCTACTTGAGTGATCTTAGCTTTCTTAATTATATTCTCATTGTTTGGATCTTTCTCTAAAGGAATGCCTTCAATAGAAAATCCCATTCTACGAGTCTTAGAATTCTTCTCCATTATTTCAGCGGCATCATAAACGTCACGAGCCAATTGAGAATCTGGATAGAGATATCCTTCAATGTATAATTCATTTGATTTTGTGATGTGAGCTTTTGTAGGCTCTCCAATAATAGCGGTCGGCTTATTCTTCCAAAGGTGATGGAAGTTGATGAATCCTTTTTGCAAGAATTGATCTAATTGAAATCCAGAAGGATCAAGCCATTGATTCTGGCTATCCAATCCTTTATTTGGATTAGAGGCGATTCCTTTAAACTTCATGTTGGAATATCGCTCTTCTCCTTTCTTCTCTGATTTCTCTATTTCAATTGGAACGAATATTGAAAATTTTTCTTCTTGCATACAAAATTTTATGTATGCAATTAAAAATACTAAAAAATAGTGGTAGGGTAGACAGGATTTGCACCTGCAATAATCCCGCTTCCAAGGCGGGTAACCACACTAATGGATCGCTACCCTATAAAATAAAATAGCCCCTGAATTTTTTGTTCAGAGGCTAAGTCGCATTGATAACGCTTATCTTTTATATAACATGGTTATCCATCCAAACAAATCTGTTCAGTTTGGGTTGCGGAAATAATATGTTAATATTCAATTTCATGATCTATTATACGCAAATATACTAATAAAGTTTTTTGTGCTCGAAGAAAGATTCGAACTTTCACGTCCCTTACGAGACAAGGGATTTTAAGTCCCTCGCGTCTGCCATTTCGCCATTCGAGCTTTTTATTTTATGTTCCTATCCTTATGAACATGTTATTTAACGCTGATTCTTTATGAGCTACTACAATACATGATTGATAATGAGGATATACTTTACATCCCATATATTCTATAATATTTGGTTGTTCTATCGTTACTTGATAAACTGAATTAAGATAATCCTGCCAATAATTTTTTAAATGGGTTGGAATGTATATCTCTATTTCTTCATTAAACAATCTTAGTTGATTAATGGCATCAACTATTAGTCTATTTATATTTTCACCAATTTCTTCCATTTACTATTTCATTTTGTTGAGATGGCTGGATTCGAACCAGCGTGCGACCAACTACGGTTTCGACATGGTATAAGCATGAGCCGATACATCTCATTTTGTTAATCTATATTTCCTTCTGAAAATTCTTTATCTGCGAATAAAGAAGCTAATCCGGTTATTTGTTTAAGGCGCAACAATTCATCTTGATCCATTCCTACATGCTTTCTTATCCATCCATCGCTCATTCCAGAAGCAACAAGTTCTGAAACAATATCTGACATTATATCTACGGAATGAGATCCCCTTGCACGGTTATGTCGAATTGTTGACGCCATTCTATCTGTCTCTCCTTCTTGAGTAGATCTAATCAATGTTGTTGGTATCCTAGCAAATGTACTATCGCTTATGTCTTTATATGTTCTTTCTATCTTCCTTCTGTGAGTTCCATCTACAATTCTTAACGGCCCATTCTTTTGTTTAAATGTTGCTATAGGCATTGTATAACCGTCAGAAGCTATTGATTGATGAAGTAATTCAAATTCAGGACTTGCAACCGAGTTTGGATTAATCCTTTGTGTTTCTACAAATTCCGATTTCTCCCAAAGTACGCAATCAACTGGATGATGTTTTAAAGGACTGACTGAATGCAATTCCTTTCTTATTTCATTTAACAAATCAATCTTGTCATCAACATTAGATACTGATTCTATTTGTTCTTTCAATAATGTTAATAACTCATTTACTATTTGTTTGTCCATTGATTTTATTTTTTTGAAATGTATAAATTCTCTCAACTCCTTCTAAAAATTCCTTTTGAGAATAATCGTTTTTCATAATATTACATTGAATACAGCAAGATACGGAATTTTCTAACGTATAATCTTCTAAGCTGTTCAATCTATCAACTCCATTAGCATAAATCCAAGCTTTTTCTATATATTTTTTATTATACCAATTTTCTTTTGATATCCGAATGTTGCCATCACTAATTCGATAATAGGCATTGAATTTTGGCGGGTTTACTCCACAATAATAACAATTTTTAGAAATAATTTCTTTATGTTGTTCTTTAGTTATGCTTACAAATATACCTCTGGTCTTAGCATTATTTATCAATCTACGATATAGTAAAGAATATGATACATCGCCTTCGCCCCTAAGCATTAGATCACTTCTAGTGCAACCACAAGATTTGCTTTGACCGTCAATAATTTTATATATAGCTCTACTATAGACCTTTCCACAAATACATAGTACAAACCATTTTCCAGAATATTTACTTTCATCGTCTCTTTTTAAAAAAGTCCAATTACCAATCTTTTGATTTGTATAATCAATCCCTGCTATTCCAGTTCCTTTTTTTGCCACTAATTTTTGATTTTAAATTCTCATACTTATTTGTTGCATTTTGTCTTAGTTCCATTTCTCCTTTTGTTAGACTAAATCCGCAACTTTTAAGAAGATGATCATTTCGTAGTATAGCTAAACAAATTCTTTTATAAGAGGGAACATCGTTAAATTCTTTTACATTAGTATCATCTACATATTCCATTGTAACGGCAACCTTATCCGTTTTATAATTCGTTGTTCCTACTATTTTAAACTTTACATTCTCTTTCCTTAATTCTTGTATTGTTTCATCTGAAAGCACGCCACCGCGTTCCCTCCAAAACTTTATGCTAGTCTCTACTTTTTTTTTATAATTATCGGATGTTTTGTTTGGCAATGTCTTTAACAAAAACTCCATGTAGCTCTTCCATGTATGGCCTTCTGGCAACTTTACATTCTTTCTTCCCATTGCCTTAGTTCCTCCGTAAAGAGCTGTAAAGTTAACTCCGTTTACCCTTGAGATTAATTTCCCCCATGTGTCCGGCTCAATGATTCTATATAATTTTAAACTCTCTTGAGCAGTAGAAAGGAATGGACTTGCAACGCGCATTTTATCAATTGTTAATCCAGCCTTATAGAATAGATCATATAATCTATTATAACTCCAATTGAATTTTGCATTGCCTACCCAAATATCTTGAGTTGTCCAATCGAAAATAGGATAAGCGTTGTAAACATTTGTATCCATCTTCTTTGTCCATTGATAGTCTTTGAACTTATTATAGTTTCTATCGCTATGAATGGCACGCCATCTATCTAAACTTTCTTGAGTTCTGATTCCAACTAAACAGCATGTTTTCTTCGCTCCTTTCTTTTCGTGTATCCAGCTGGAAAACAATTCTTGGAATTCATAATCCCACATATTTTCCTTAAAGAAGGGAAAGTCCTCTTTCGTATAATATTTCTTTGGAAGCTTGCTTACCCACAGATCTTTTTTCTCTTCTTCCCAGGGCCTCCAAAAAGCATCATACATTGATGTACAAGTTGTGACCTTAAATGGAACGCAACATCTATACACTTCTATAATGTCCTGATTCTCTGACAATGCTTTATCTACGTATTCCGTAGTCATTGTGTATTGAGCTTCATAGTCCAGATGGAAAACGCCTAATTTTCTTCCCGGCAAATTCTTACGAATATAATCAACACAAAGATTTAGTAGTACTCCGCTATCTTTCCCTCCACTAAAGGAGACATAGGCATTATCGAATTCTTCAAATATTACTTTGAGCCTGTGTTGCGTTTTTTCGTAGACGTTCATCTATCTCTATTCGTTTTAATGTGCTATAAATTTCACTCTTTGGTTTTGAAAATCCAAGGGTTTGTAAGCAAATATCATTCTGTAGTATCGCTAAACAAATTTGTTTATAAGATGGAACCTTATCACTTATTTCCTGTGGAGCTTCATCTGGCAATTCTGGATAGCATCTATTTTGCCAAGTCGTTATGTATTCGTTAATTCTTTCTCGCATATTCTTCTATCCATTCATCAATTGTCAGTTGCGCTATCTCATCAGCTTCTTCTCTTTGCTTATCAGTTAATTCCTTCCAAGCTAAACGAGTAATGTATTCTGGACAATTGATTTCCATTTGTACCGCACAATGTCCAAGGAATGCCCTTCTATTGGCTGATACGTTTGTTAACGTATTGAGCATGGTATTAGGCCAAAGGGTTACTACCTTTTGCATAGCAGTCCCGTATTTAACCCAATCCCCTGTAAACTCAATTGCTTTTTGTAATAAAATATTCTCTTCTTCCTTATCGTTGATTTTCCTCCACATCCCCTCCTTCCAATCTTCCCATTCCCAATAAGGGATATAGACACGCGCAATTCTCATCTACTTTATTTTCTTCATCTTTAAGTTTCTTTGGTCATTGCTATTATCGGAGCAATAGTGACCATTGGGAAGATATTTCTCTATTGTCTCTGTACCTCCATTCTTACTAAGGATAGCGCATACAATAGTAAAATGTCCTTTTAGATCAGTTGCTAGTATTCTAGCACTTCTACCTTCTACAGTAACTAATTCATAGTTGCCTGTTTTGAATTTTTCGAGATCGAAATTAATTAGCTCTTTCATATTTGTTTTTCGTTTTTTGATGCCCCTAAATAACAAAAGGACTTACATTTCTGCAAGTCCTTCTTAATAATAATTTTTTTGATTTATATCGCTTCTATCTCTGCAAACAGTCTTGAATCTATTACTGTTCTTTGTGCGTCTGTCTTTTTATTTCTTTCATCAGAATTCAACCATTCATTCATTGCATTGTAGATGATCCATTTATTTGGCTTTACATTCAAAAGCTTGGATTCTTTCTTAATAATATCCAGAACAAATTCTGCATTCAAACTTGGAGCATCGTTGTTATCTGATTTCTCAAATTTAAACAGCTTCATTCCATTTGCAACTTCGCGCACAATGTCCTGTGGATTGTTTACCAATTGTTCTGCCAAAACTTCAAATCTACGAATGATGTTAACGCCGGTTGTTTTGCGATACTTTTCAAGCAAAGTTTGAATCTTTGGAATAGTCAGGCTAACTCCGTTCTCTGTATGTCTAACCTTGAAATCAAGATTGAACTGCATCGCATGAAGGCCGTTAGAACATACTTTGCGATAGAATCCCAAATATCCGGCAGATGGGGAAGAACCGTCATAAGAATTGATAAGGCGAATTTGAGGTTTTACTACATCCTTTGATGTTGCTACACTCATTTCACCATCCAATACATAATCAGCTGAAAATTGAGCATCCTTTATATTTCGATACTTTGCAGTGAAAGCGATTCCCTCTTCTTTCAATTGTTTTTCGAAAGCTCCAAAGAAATCTTCATTCTTAAGGAGTCCGTATGTAGCTGAACAAGCTTGAACGATTTTGCCGTTTGAAATTACTACGTGCGATGCCTTTCCTTGTCCTGGATAATCGCAGATAGCTGACATTGCTAGTTTTCCAACTTTGGGATAAATGTTTGCGGTGATTTCGTTTTGAGTTTTCATAGTCGTTATTTGTTTTTGTTTATGATTCAAATAACGTATAAAATTCAATCAGGTGCAAACTTTTTAAAAAATATTTTTAAATAATTTTTTTAAAACCCTCTAGCTATAAGGGCATCCCTGATTAATCCGGCCAAAATTCTGGATGCTTTATCATTCGGATGCACAATTCCATCAATTAAGAGTGAATTCGGCCACCATCCATTTGCAACATTTGATATATCTTGAGCACTTCCGTTGCCATTTGCCTGCATTATTGCAAGTGTTGGCACATATGCAGCGGGAAAAGCCGCCTTTATTGCAGCACATTTGGCTAAATAATCTGTATAACCTACCGATCCTATTTCATTCCCCGCTTGCGCATTTGGGGTACTCTCCATATAGATAAACCTATTTGGATTAGTTAAATGCGCTCGCATTCTATTAATTGAATCAATAGCTGTTTGCGCGGAATCTGTTAACCCTCCATCATATATTATAAGAATGTCATTATAATACTGTGGTGTTAAATCAAATCTTCCAGCTTGATCATTAAGACTAGATCCTGGCACTCCATCAGTTGTAAAGGTTGCCGGTCTATAATTATATAGAGGAGTATAAACAACTATGTTGTATCCTGCTACATAGCTATCTCCAAGAATGTGATAATTGATTGAATTTGAATTCCAGAATTCAATTCTATTTATGTATCCTAATCTCCAATCTGTTTTGGCCGCTCCTCCACCTGTTACGTCATTCTGATTTGCTCTTTCATAAACAGCATTAGAAACAGTTAATGGAGAACTTACACTTTGATTTAAAAAATCATAATTCTGTCCATTGTCCAAAACATATCTAACATGATATGTTCCATTTATTGATACTGGCAAAGTAACACTATCGGCAGAACGTGAACCACTTATAGGAGAGGTTTGTACAGATCCTACTTCATGTTTTATATAATGTATAATTATTGATTGTCCATTCAGGCTTGTTGCGCCACCGGGAGTACATGATATTCTTCGCGTTATTCCTTGAGATGGTGCATCTGGTATGCCTGATACAGAGAACAAGTATAATTGTCCTCCATTCTTTCCAGTTCCTTGTGGTACAACGTTTCCTATAACATTTGTTGAAGATCCATTACAAAGAATTACTCCAGTTGCCCATGTATAAGTAATCCGCAATACGTTACCTGAATTGGCGCTCATCTGAAAGAATGTAACTGCATTAGTCATTGATGTTGTTGCAGTTGTTTCTACCAATGCAGAAAGTGTTTCTATAGTGCTTCCAAATACTCCAGCACTATTATCTCTTAATGTTCCTACTGTTGCATCTGCTACAAACTCATATGCAGTTTGTCCGGGTATTTCAGAAAGCTTTGAATTAACAGCGGCAAAGGTTCCAGCGGCTTGCGTCCATGTAGCTCCAATACTTGTATTGAATGGTTGACTATTTGTTGTTGTTGATGCAGGCTCTACCAATAAACCTCTATCTGTTATTCTTAAGGATGGGGATGTAAATGATTGAAATGAATTATCTACTTTTTGAGCTAAACCAGTTACCCCTGTTCCAGATAATGCACTTGAAAGTTGTGAGAGAGTAAACGATAATGCAGATGCTAACCCGCCATTATTTCTATAAGTCTCAATGGTATTTATATTGGCGTTAAACACTTTACTTTACAATAAATTTTGTTAAATCTAAATCTCGTGGCAAAAGCATTTCTTTCTCTCCACCCCCTATATAAGCGTAGTTTGTTCCAGCTGGAATTTTAAGCTTATATATTTTACCTTCTTTTGTTTTAAACGTATTTGAGGTATAAGGATCTATTGATGTTGATTGGAAGGCCTTATCTTCTACTAATTCCTGATTTCCTGAAAGACTTCTGTAAACTATTATATCCTCTTTTAATTTGTTTTTGCTTATCGCACTATCAATTAAAGATATTGTTTTATCTAGTTCTGGATTATCTTTCTCTCCTTTTCGAAGATAGGAATTTATGTCTTTGTACTTTTCAGACACATAGGTATCCAATGCATCTATTTCTTTGTCGTCGAAATCTTGGGTAAGAGATTTTTCTACCTTCCTTGTATGATCTTGAGCATCGCCTATAAGTTTTGTTTGCTCAACTCTGTTTTTGCTTTTAAACTTTCCAGAGTCTAAAAGAGAATGCAACTTATCATGATGCTTTTGAGTATTCTCTTCTTTAGATTTTGATGAAGGCTTTTTTTTAGTACCCCCATTTCCCTTATCTTTTTTCTTTTCGGCGCGTCTTTCTAATTCTCTTTTTGCAGCATCTCTCAAATGATTCTTCTTTTCATCACTTGAAACAACTTTCTTTAATTGATCTGTGGAAGTATTTTCTGCATGCCCTACAAGGTCGGACGTAGAGTGTTTGAAATCATCACTTTTTTTTTTACGTTCCTCTTCTGTCTGTTTGGTTTTTATCCAACCATGATTAGTTTTCACGTATTCAATTCCAGCCCAATCTCTTTTTTCTCCTATCTCTGCTTTCTTGGCTTTAATGATTTCTTCACCATTGATCAATTCTTCTTCTACTGCATCGCTAACAGTTATAAGAGCTTTGGACAATTCTTCCAAATATTGATCTTCACTTAAGCCACCTTCTTCTGCTTTCTTGATAGTAGGAATATCTTCAATTCTTTCACCCTCTGGAATCAATAATGCTTTAAGATGATCTTTCAAATCAAAGAAAAGATCGGCTTCTAACCATTCATCTTGAGTCATCCATTGATAGCCATCATTCTCTCCATCCAAAAGAACTACATCTCCTGAATCGATATATGAAGATAAATAGAATGCCCATTTACCGTTATCACATTTTGCTTTTGCTTCAATGTATGCGTAATCGGCTACTAATCCAGCTTCTTCTTTTAATTCTCTAATTGCAGCTTGTTGAATTGTTTCGCCTGCATCGATATGTCCTCCAGGCAAGCAATATTGTCCCGGCGCTAATTCTTTATCCTTAGCTCTCTTAAGGAATAAAATCTTTTCAACTGTCTTGCTATTGTTGTCAACATTGAAAGCACGCTTTACAATCATGTTTGCATAGTGACCTTCATAAGTTTTTGGCTCTTTATAGGTGTATGCTTTCTTGTTATAATCGTAAGCTTTTTGAATTTCATCTACTTCTGCCTTACTTAATCCAGCTTCGGAAAGAGCTATTGCAATTGCTTGTTTTTGATTCGTTACTTTATCTCCAGATGAACTTTTAAGCTTTCCGCTTTTCCATTCATCCATCACTTTTTTCACCTTCTTATTTCCTTCATCACTACTTTTCTCTACTTCTTCATCATCCCCATCTGTTTCGGAATCCATTGATTTAGAGATAATTTCAACTGCTTTGTAAATAGCATCTGATTGATGCTCTACTTTTTCACTATTTATTTCTCCAGTTTGTTCCCAAGTAGTGATTAAGCTTTTAATTTTTTCTTGATCTACAGATGGTAATAAAGCTGTTAATTGAATAGCCTTTGCAATTATATCAGATTCCTTTGCAAGAATTTCGGCATTTACTTTATTAAGTGAATCGTTCATTTTCGCTACTTCACTTAAGTATGCATCTGTTACTATGGTTAATCTTTGTTGAAGATATTTCTTATTATCTTCTCCATACTTCTCCCCCTTTTCAATAAACTTATCGCAGGCCATGATTTTTAATTCAAGTCCTTTTGACATTTCATCAAAGTTATTTAGAGCTTTTTGAATTTGATCCTTTAGATCATCTGCTTCTTTCCTTTTTATAGAAAGATCTTCCAATACATCATTTTCAACAGATGTATTAAGACCTAAAAGAGAACGTACTTTTTGGAACCATCTCATTAATTGATTGTCTTTAAGTCTTGAGATGTGAGAGTTAAATTATTTAATACTCCATTAGCTGGAATCGTTGCTGTGCCACAAGTAACTCGATAAGGATAAAGTGGAGCTGGATCGTATGGATATGGAGTATTAATAATCCATGGATTTTTTTCTACTTCAACTACCTTAAGTTTTTCAACAATAACTGGTGTTAAAAGAACAACGGCATCTTCTGCCGTAATCTTTGATTCTTCCAACAACTTTTGAACTATTTCTGCTTTTGTTTTCATTTTATTGTTTTTATGTTCCTACTTTAGGTGCGGTTTGAGAATATATTCCATTAGTATAATCATCGACCGATACAGCGGCTAATACACCATCATGGATTATATAACATGTAATTCCACCGGTTGAACTAATTTCAGATACTAAGAACGGGCAAGGGCCTGCTTTTAAGTTAATGCCAGTTACAGCATTGCCTTTGGCATCTCTCAATGAACATCCACTAGCATCACCATTAAGCCACAACTTAACGTATGCCAATTGTTTATTTAAAGCAGGGCTTATAATGCCCCCTACTGTTGGTGTATATGGCTCAACGTAAAATCCTTCTGGAATTTGAATTGAGTCATGTTGCTTTAATCTGCTTTGACTCTTCATTCAATTAGGATTTAGGAAGCTGTAACAGTCAACCAACCAGCGTTGGTTTTTATTTTAAGCACGTTGGAAGTAGTGTTGTAATATTGAGCGCCTACTGGAGCAACTCCACCAGAGATAGAAGCATCAGCGGATGCATCATCAATGAAAGAAGGGTTGATAAGTGGCACTAAATTACTTTTTACAATTCCACCTTTCTTACGTGGCAATCTTGCTGTTGATTTCATTAAGAATTATTTTTATCCAACTTTAAAAATACTAAATTTTCTCTTTTACTTTTCCCACTTGCTTTTATTTGGATACATTTTATCCATTACATTTTTCAATTCTTTCCCCGCCGCTACTGCACCTACCGACCATATCTTTTCATTCTTTATTAGATCTTCAAATACATCCTCTGTATAGAATAGATTTATTTTACAGTCATTTGATTCCTCTCCATCTATCCTTAATGAATTTGCATAAAGTGATTTAACAATCATCCCTATTCTACTACTCCAATCATATTTGGTCATTACATCAATAAACTTTCTCTTATTGTATATAATTGGTGTGTGTACGTCAAAGTATTTTGTTGGATGCCCTAAAGAATGAAGTATGCGCATTGTCTTATCACAATACTTGCCATAATTGTTATACTGCCTTTTCTTTCGTACAACTGTTAGAATATCTCCCTTGTAGTAATACGGGAAATTTATTGTTGAATAGTCATGATTAAAGAAGTGGTCGTCATTCATGAAAAGAAAGTCCTCTGACAATTCATTTTCCTGGCAACCTCTCAATATCTTCTTATAGATGTTTGTTTCCTTACATAATGATTCATCCTCCATTAAAATATGATTTACATTTGTTAGGAAGTCCGGGCATTGTCCTATTATCCAAACCTTATCTACGTCTCGTAAATGCTTTTCTACGGATCTTAGAGAATATCTTATTTCATTGTCTTCCCATTCAGACCCTCTACCCAATACATAAAGTATGTCCATATTTCAAAAAGTAAAAACCCCAATAACTTTTTACATTATTGGGGAAACACACAAAACAAAATAGAAACAGAAATGAAAAATTATGATTGAGAATCTGAATTGCTATATCCTACAAGCAATACAGAATTTGAACCATCAGTATCAGAGATCGTAAGATTCAATCCATATTGAACAGCAAATTGCTGAAAGTTTTGGATATTATAAGGCAACTTACGAAAAGCTTGGTACAATGCATATTGACGAGGGCCAGCAGTTCCAGCTTCTATTTCCAATCCACTGATTGTATGAACTGTAAAATTGCCGCTTTGAGTATTTATAAGGTCTACGCGATAAACTACGTTAACTGTTCCCGCTTGACTTGTAAATCTTAAATCCTTCATTATTAGAAAATTGAATCTATGTTTAAATATACTTAAAAAATGCTAATGTTTTGAAAATGTTGAGGGCTTATCAATTTCAAAAAAGATTGATTATTCTGTAAATCATCAAAAGTGATGCTTCCGAGATCATTTGGAATTTTATCTAAAAACTCATGCGAAGACGCTTCCAATATTTCCTGATTTGGTTGGCTCTTCCAAACAACAGTACATCCATGATCAAAATCTACTGTTCTGTAATTTATATTATTGTATGTAAATAAGCTAAGAATAAACTTGTATACATCTCCATTCCATACTCCTCTCTTATCTCTTGGAACGTGGGTATATTCTTCTTTTACTGGATTGCAATCGTGCAATACAATAAATCCTTTTTCACTTAAATATCTTAAAGAATTATCAAAGTCTTTCTTTACTTGTTGCCATTCATGCAAGCCATCTATAAAGATTAGATCATAACTCCTAGCACGATTAAATAATCTATCATGAGATTCAAAGAATTCATCACTTGTCATGCAGTGTGTTGCATCCGCGCCTACCTTTGGATCAACCCCATCTTTACGTATACAACGTATGTGATCGAAATTGTTATTTGGAACATTTACTCCAATTTCCAAGTAAGTATGCAAATTGTACTTTGCTGCTAAAAAATTTAATAAGTCTGTGTGATTATTCATTTTAATACCATTTATTTCCTGTTGGCCTTGTTCTACGTCTTTTTCTTATTAAGCCATCTATATCTCTTAAATGGCTATCATCTTTTATTTTCCTTCTGTGAATGTGAGTTATAAATAAAAACTCTTCACTTGTTCTATAATCAAATGCAAACTTATGGCAAATATTCGGCATTTGAAAATTAATCTTTGCAAAAGAGATTTGATCTCTGATACTGTTTTCTTTTAATTCATTCCACCATTTCTCGCAAAAATCAGTTACACGTGTATCAGTTGCAAATCTTAAAAGGATGCCGGACGATATCATTCCGTTATGTGCTGGAATTCCTTCTGCCTTATATTTATCAATATGCTTTTGAATTGATTCCTCGTTAGATCTTTTATTCTTTATACAAGCTTCTGCTTCTAAGTAGACACAATCTCTTAAAGGATGTGCTGGAGATGAAAAAGGAAACTTAAAATTTTTAAACCAGAATGCATTCAAATCACAATTAATTATGAAACTACCGTCTATCCATATTGTTCGCTTATCATCTGCATTAAGATAAGGCCATACGACATGGAAGTTTAACTTGTAATATCTGGCAGTTAATTGTGGATTATTATCAATCAATGGAACTTGAATGACCTTCCAATTTCTACTCTCTATTTGCTTATCTGTAAATACAATGTATTCCCATCCAGGCGTTATTACACGTGGCTCTTTCAAATCATCATAGTCAGAAAATATTGCAGTGTAAATAATATTCATGACTCAATTAAACCATTGTGTGATATGAGTAAAATCTTCTCTTTGTCGTACTCTTACTGGCAATCCCTTTATAGAATATATAAACATTAAGCTCAAGCCTATAAACCTAATGCATTGCATATTATATCGGATAAAAGTAATCATTAAGAGATGGTCATTGTTTGAATTAACCAATGAATTCCAATCCAGATGGCGACTACTACTCCTAGTAGAATTAATACTTTCTTCCAGTATTCATTCATATCTTCAATTTCTTATGATATGTTCTTGAATGAACTCCTACGTAAGGATCGAATACAGAACCACAATCTATTTGTGTTACGCCATCTAAATCCGCCCCCCAATTTTTATCTATCAATACATTGCTCATCATTGAGGCACAATACAGGAAAATGATATCCTTCTCTTCTAATGCTTGGATAGCCATTATTTTCTTGTAAATATTATCAAATTCTAACCAGCAATCTTTTTCAGGGATTTCTATGAAGGCATCGTATTGCAATTTGGTATTTATACCTCTTAATTTGTTGTTGCCAACAACAACAATTATTGAATCCTCCAATCTATTCAATACATCAAAAAACTCTTGCAGTCTTCCCTTTATGCTTGCACGGTGTAATATTTCATTATCACACCATTCATTGCCTTCTACTAGACTATCAAATTCTTCATTTCCTTGATTCTGTTCTTTCGCTAGATTTTGAAGGCCTATAAAATATTCTGGCTTACCCTTGAGAATGTTTTTAAGCGCTTCTCCTAGATCTTGAAAGTATTGGTGTCCATCTGCATTCACGGCTCCCTCCGGTCTTTTTTGAAGGATTGCATTCCATTCTCCATCTCCGAAACGAGACCATGAAAAGCTGTCTTTATCTTTTAGCTTATTTAAAAGAATATCGTAATTAAAATCCTGTTTCATTCTCGTATATGTTTCCAATTATTTCTAAATACTTTGAGTCAAATTCGGAGAATGGGCCATTGAATGATTCAAACTCTAAATGCTGTAAATAAAATCCAACAAAATCACTTCCATCTACAGTGCATGTTCCAAACGCTACAATATATGTTTCTTCACTGTCTTTTACTATATCGCCTACATAGATCTCCTTTTCATTCTTATCTTTTATCCCACTGTATTGCATTACTGGAACTGTATCTGAATACTTTGTGGTGAAAGGAGTAATGCTTGCCGAATCTTTTGGATCTAATCCGTTATTCTTATTTCCGGGATTAACATAGAAAACGCCAAACTTGCCAACTGTTACGTTGTATTGCATTTCAAGGCCAGTCCAAACTCTAAACTTAAATTCCATCATAGTTTATATTATTTTCATCCAATAATCAATCATCTCATCAAGCAATGTATAGATTGTATATTCTGGTTTCCAATTCAATAACATTTTAGCTTTTCCTGGATCGCCACAAAGATAAGGCAATTCTTCCGGTCTCATATACTTTTCATCTTGTCTTACATGATCTTTGTAATCCATTCCCAACTTTTCAAAGACGTATTCACATATTTGTCTTACACTACATGTTTGTCCGGTTGCAATTACAAAATCTTCTGGAAATTCATAATTGGATATTGCGTGCATCGCTCTTACGTAATCCTTTGAAGCTCCAATATCACGATATGAATCTAAATTACCTAATACAAGTTCGTTTGTTAATCCTTTCTTTATTTGAACGGCTGTCTTTACAATCTTCTGTTCTACAAATGTTTCTCCTCTTCTTGGGCCGGAATGATTGAATAGTATTCCATTTACTGCATGGAGATTGTATGCACGTCTGTAATGCCTTACAAGATTATATGCCCCTACTTTGGATACTCCATAAGGAGATGTAGGGTTCATTGTTGTTAATTCATTCTGCGATCCATTATCCTCCACTGAAAGACCAAAGCATTCTGAACTAGTTGCTTGATAAAACTTTGCATTAGGACAATTCTTCCTATATGATTCGAGCATATTTAATACTCCAATCAGATTTGTTTGAAGGGTGAATTCTGGAACGTCAAAGCTTACTTTAACATGAGACATTGCAGCAAGATTATAAATTTCATCTGGCTGTATTGTTTGTAAGATATGATCAATGGATGATTTGTCTAATAGATCTCCATAAAATGTGATTATCTTATCATTCAAATGACCTATTCGGCTTTCTTGTGAAGATGATACTGAATGGCGACGAATCATTCCATATACTTCATAATTAAGTGAAAGAAGATATTCCGCTAAATAGCTTCCATCTTGTCCACCAATACCTGTAATGAAAGCTCTTTTCTTTCTTGATCCATCTACATAAATCATTTCCGATGTATTGGAAGTATTTGTTGTAAATGTTGTGAAGGGATTGTTTGGATGTCCTTCAACTTGAACGTAATTGCTACTATTAGAATTGTTGTTGTTTTTTATATCCATTGTGTTATATCGGGGTACATTGTCCAATTTCCTGTATCGCCTTCTTCTTTTACGTTGTACATTAATATCAATCCTCTTGCTGCATCTTCTGGAGTCATGTAATAATGATATCCTTTCATCTTTACATGGTTTGGATGATCATAAGGCAATGACATATCTCTTCCATCATATCTTGCAAGTCTTAGCCAATCCACCGCTTCTTTATCATCAGTTAATATCATCCCTCCACGTCCTATTGGGATTCTTTTCTTTATTTGAAAGGATAAGCATTGTAGCGCATTATTGCCTTCATACATTCCTCTCATCCATCTCACAGCTCCATCTATTACCCGATAAGGAGTAAATGGATAAATACCGCTCCATTGAATTTGTTCAAATTTAACCCTCAATGTTAGATTTTCCAAAACATGCGCGGCAGATACATAAGTATTTTTTGGAACTATTATTGGAATCAATTCATATTCATCATCCAATTCTAACTCTCCAATTTCAATTAAGTATCTAAAAGATAGTTCTATTGCATGGGTGCAACAATCTACCGCTACTGCATATTTGCTTCCGGCAAAATCTGCTACTTTCTTTTCAAAGATATCTACTACTTCCCTGGCATCATCAAATCTATATCCTAAATCATATAATTGATCTAATTCAGGTCTTAAGAGATTGTGTGGTACTTTGCCGTTAGGCCAAGGATTATAAACTATTTTCTCTCCCATGTTAATATTATATATAAGATAATCAGCATCAATATCGTAATTGTCATAGTATTAAATTGATGCTGATAAAGAATTGGCCAATCTTTTGGATTTATAATTTTCCTCGTTAAAGTATAGTAGTATAAATATATACTACACCAACATACCAATCCAGAAATTGAAAAACAAACTATAAGTATTGGATTATTTGTTTTCATACATCCCATTCGTAAAGGCCTACATTCAGAGCTTGTTGAATTGTTAATTTTGGATTTGCTTGTATCTCCCTAAACGCCGTGACAAATACCTCTACTTCCAATCCATGTTTTTCACAGAGCTTCAATGCTTCATACACTGCTGCAAAATCTGGATCTGCATCAGATTCTTGAATGTTAATTTTTGCCATTTTGTTAAAACGATTTTAACGCTATGCCTTGTAAAGATGCATTATGTTTTACTTCATTATCTATCTTAGGCCAATTCCATTGTCCTTCTTGATCGCCTTGAACAGCTGACGTAATCCATAGATCTTTTATGTGACCGTCTACGAATACTTTCAGATTAACACAAGTATCATTCCATACCGCTACTATCATAGCTGGCAATGTGTCTTGGATATTTACTAACCATTCACCTTTATTATTTTCTCTTAATTGTTCTTTTAATGCAGTAGTGAGCTTATATATCACTATTCTTCCTATTGTTGGTTTCATATTATAGATTTTTATTTTTACACAAAACATTACCAAAATTTCCTTGAAAATTATAGATGCCTATCATTTCAAAAGATGGCAACAAAGATAACATCTTTTCTAATGTTATTTGCCCTTCATACAATTCTTTGTCGGAAAATTCAATGTAAAGATATCTCGTTTTATCCTTTAATGTATTTAATGCACCTAGAATTACATCTTCCTCCGCGCCATTCACGTCACACCAAATGAAATCAACTATTTCTATTTCTCCTCCATTGAGCGGTGTTTGACCTTCTACGAATGTATCTAGCTTCATTCCTAAGGCTATTTGCTTCGCTTTAAACTCAACATCCGGGAATAATGATAAATGTGCCTTTGGTTTTCTTAAGGAGCTGCTAGCAGACCAAAATTCGTTGTCTCCGTGTCTCCTGGTTTCGCTATCGCTGATATTTAATTCTATTTCTCCGTTCTTATTACAAATGGCTATATTCTGTGGATATATCGAAAACAGATTATGCATATCAAATTTCTGATAATTCTCCACTAATATATCAAATGATCGTATATCAGCTTCAAAACAATACAGCCTTGAATGATAATCAAGATTCAAATGAGATAATAATTCTATTCCATCGCTTCCGTCATATGACCCTATATCAAATATTACGGCCTTCTTATCGCCTATTAACTTCGCTATCTCTGCTTTTGAAATTTCTTTATCGGATGTGGGGAACATATTGCTCTTTTAACTTTTCTACTAATTCTGGATAAACATATGTGCCTTGAAGATTTTCAAGGGCTTTTAAATAATTTGTATGCTCTTTCTGTCTTTCTTCTGCTTGATGTTGATTGTATATCGCCGTTACTTCATCAATATACTTACAATTATCAAAATATTTGTGTGCTTGAATCATGAAATGTCTATCCTCATTATATCCGACTTGTTCCATAGGTTTCCAGCCTCCCACCTCTCTCCAAACTTGTTTGGTATGAGAAAGTACTAGGGCATCTTTATAATCGATCTTAGAGCCTGTAATTGCGTTTCCATAAAGAGCATCGGATAGAATATCTCTTGTAGGCTTATTTCCGTGAAGGATTTCAATGAACTTAGTATACACTAAATCATTTTCATTTTCAGAATGTATTTGTAAGTGGTTGGATAGTAATACATTATCGTCATCACAGTAGCAAATTCTATTCGACACTGCCAATTCGGCTCCAATATTTTTTGCAACAGCTCCTACATTAGCCGTTTTGTCATATGTGTTATTGTAATAGTGAAAGCGGCTATCATTTTTGAATATCTCATCCTGCATTACCTTACTTGAGTAATTGCAATGATCGCCTACTACTATACATTCATAGTTTTGAAAGGTATTAAGCTTTATCCCAAGTAGGCATCTGAATAAATAATCAGGCCTGTTCTTGGTTGCTACTATTACTGAAATAGCTGGTTTATCTTTCACTTAATTGTTTTATTTAATATAAGGATATTTTGCTTTAAACTCTTCCTCATCCATTTTAAATGTTATATAAACATCATCTATGTCTCCATAATATCCAAAGTCAATGAATGGTTGATCATATCCTTTCCATCCTTCGCTTAGTAGCCATGTTATGCTTTCTATCTTATGTTCTAAGGGATAGCTGGTGTATAAACTAAAATCTATATATCTATATCCTGTTCCCTTTTTAATACTGAAATCATCTATTATTAGATTTTTCATTTAATTATCTTATAAATTACATTCACTGTATCCTTCTTGAATTCAAAGAGCTTATTATTTGAAGCATCATATCCTACATAGTATTCAAAGGGATCTCCATCTATCATAATCATTCTTTGGATGATCTTTTCTATATATGTTTCGCGTCCAAAGCATTTATCGCTTCTTTGATACATTTGATCTCCAATGGCAAATGTTTTTGGTTGCATTGAATATGCTTCTGTTATGCTATATATTTCTTCCATTCTCTTAATTCTCTTTTTCTTTTAGCAATTCATCCATATATGCAAACATTTCACTATATGCTTCATTATACAGTTTTTCATTAAATTCATTTGATTCTTTTCTGTATACTTCCAACATCCTTGATTTAGTATTTACAGAGTTTTCAATGTTTGATATTCTATCGCATAGCTTTACAAAGGTAGCGCCTGGAGTTTCTCTAATTCCATTGTAATATTTTTTGTTCTGCCTTTCCTTTCTATTCTTTCCCTTCTCGTTTGTTACTGCATATACTATTTCTGCTACAAATTCATTTGTATTTGTTTTTACATCATTGTATGTCTGTCTTGCATCTTCAATAAGATCATGGCACCATATAGCTGCGAGGATGTTTTGTACATCATATTCTCCAATTAGATGTCTAAATTTCCATCCTACCATGTAGGTATTAAGAAGATGCTGATAATAAGGTGCATCGCCGTATTTTTGATTACTTCTTCATGTTTGCTTTTGGCATAATCTCTTGCCTTATTGCTTAATTGGATTTCGATTATCTCTTTCATTTTATTGCTTCTACGTTTAAACTTATTAATGTGTGCTTTTCATTAAATTCTCCTGTCCTTATTGCTTCTGGATCATGCGGTAAGTGCGCTCTACTATGATCATCTATGTGACTATGTTCTGTTTTTTTCCAATCATATATTTGAATTTGAATGAATCCTAATTCAATTAATAAGATCATTAAATCATGGATATCCCAACTTGTTTTATGAACTATTTCCTTCTCTGTTGTTTCAATATGTCCAATGCCGCCTGTATTATATTCTTCTACAAATTCTTTATTTTTTACTTTCCATACTCCATGGATTATACTTGAGATATCTTCCAGCTCTATTCCTTTATTTAAATAAAGCTCGCATAGTATATTGAAATTTGGAACGGCTAATCTTAATATTCCTCCCTCTTTCAATTTATCTCTCCATACACTTGCTAATTCTTTTGCCTCTTTTCTTGTAAAGTAATTAAGAAAATGACATGCATAGATCAAGTCTAAACTATTGTCTTCTATTCCTTTAAGAAAGATATCTTTGCTTTCTACATGTTTGAATGTATTATCTGCATCGATGTGAAGCCATTCCTCTCCATAGAACCTTTTTCCGCATCCTATTGCTATTTTTGTTTTATTTCTCTTATCCATGTTTAAAACCAATATGATAATCTATTCTTTCCTGCTTGTCCATGTTTCTTTATAATGTCATGAAGAATCTTCTTATGTTCTTCATCGGCCCAATCAAACATGCCATCAAAACGAATATTTGATCTGTCTGGATAGATCTCTACTTTACCGCCTGTTACGATACCATCCATTAAATCTCTACTTTGAGTAGAATCAATGCTACCAGTTATTTTAGTTTGATTTAAACTAAAAATAGATGGCTCCCAATTACAAGTAAAAGCTCCAATCTCTCCTTAACCAATAAGTTTCTTTTATATCAATATTGCCTCTATCTGCGAATCGCTTGATTAACTTAATTACCTTATGAATCTCATTTTTAGGTAATGGTCTTACATCACATTGCATAATTTTCGTTTTAATGTGTCCAAGTTATTCCATTTAAGTATCCTTTGCCTGCCATTTCACTTATTATTGCAAGATCTATTCCTTCAAAGTTCATTTTCTTATTGTCAAATCTCCTTACACCTTCCACATACTTCCAAGGACTACTATCTCTATCTTCTAAAGCGATGTTATAAAATTCATCTTCCACTTTATCTTGACATTCAAACTCCCAAGGATTCATATCTTCTTTTAAATATCTTAAGAGAAAATCTTTATTCCATATCGCTGGCATTGTGGAAAGGCGATATTCTGATTTTTGAGGAGTGGCTATGAACTTCAATTCATCTATGATAGCATAGTCTTCCATGTATTGATTTAAATTTTGTGCTGTTAAACTTATTCTTCCTATTCGCTTATCAGTCTCTATTACTTGTCTTAGGCGTATTATCATTGATACATCTAATGGAGCATTCCACCAAGAATCTTCCATGCACCACATAATGTATTGATCTTCTTGTTCAGAAAAGTATTTTTTTAGATCGGTGCCAAAGTTCTTATTGTTTCCATTTTGTTCTCCTAAACTTTTAAAAGAAAAATCTTCTGGCAATTCTATATCCGGTTTTTTATAACCTACTATTTCTACGTTAATAGATTCACTTTCATTCTGCCTTGCATACTTATTCCAAAGAGAAATAAATACTGGAATGCAATGAAGATAGGCGTCACTTGTTGTTACTGTTAATTTCATTTAATTCTCTAAATCTGTCTAAAAATTTATTATGGATGAAAGCAGCGCTGTTGTGTAATTCTACAAACCTATCTTCACTTATATCTCTATCTTTTAATTCATTTAAATATTCACTCTGTTCGAGTATTCTTTTGTAAATGAAATTAGCATCATTCCAAAGCTCTTCATGAATGCTCATATAAACGTCTTATCAATTTTTTGTCCCTCATATGGCCCGACCTTATATTCCAAGATTTTAGAATCATTTTCCATGATAAGATAATTGTGACCTCCGAAAAGAGAGAAGCTTGTATCGCCTTCATTTAGAATAGGCTCCTCTATTATTTGATCATCAATATCATAGAATATGCATTTCACTTTACCTTTTACTATATGCCATGATTCTTGTGGTATAAATTCAGATCGTCCTTCCTTTCTCCAATTATGCTTGTGCGGTTTGAAAGTATGTCCTTCATTTAAATTAAGGAGTGAGCACTGGATGAAATTAGACGGATCAACAACATCTTGCCTGCCTTCTTTAAAATCATTTAATCTTACTATTAAATGAAGTAGAAGTTCTGGATTTACCTTACTGTATATTTTTTGCATGCAATATGTTTTCAAAACAACTATGTTCACTGTACTTTAAATACATTGCTTGCTGACGTATTCCAAACTCTCGTGTCATGAATCTAGGTTGATTGTGACTATTCATCCAATAAGTCTTGCAATAATTCGCCATTTCTTGTGCGACAAACCTTTTAGTTCTTCCTTGAATCATTCCTTGAGCATCGGCGAAACTAATTATTGTATCGCATAACTCATCAATTGATTCACAATTATTTACTTTATTGAATTTATCTAAATCATTCATATCTGTACATTTTGTTAAACTTTGTGTGATTAAAAGCTACTAAACTATCAAGGTAATAAAGTTGATCGTTTTTTTCTTCTGTTAAAGTATCTATAAACCAACTAGCATTATGAATTCTATTGCCTAGATCAATTAAGTTAAAACCGTATCTTTTCACTATATAATTAAGTAACCATTGCCCTCCAGCATGATGATCAAAGTTTCCAATCATTTTATCAAATTCCTGGATATAGTATTTACTTAATTCTCTATATGTATTTGCTTTTGCTACAATCATTCCAGTACATGAAATGGTTATCCATCCTAGATTTCCTTCAAAGTCTTTATTTATTTTATCGTAACCTCTTCTAGGTTTCAATTTATAAACCTCCTCCCTTAAAGAAACTGCTGGAAATGCACTAAATGACATTCCAACTTCTCCTTCCTCTATTTCAATCAATTGATTCAATTCATATTGAGTAAGACGGCGCTGCATAATCATATCAGCATCTAAATGAATTATCAATTCATCGTCATCCAATTTAAACCACTTGCTAAAATCTTCTCCTTCCGCGCACACAAAGAATTCTCTGTTTGACGGCCAGCCCTTTCTATATGTTGAAATATGATCTAATGCACAAAAGGCATATTCAAATTTATCATTGTATTGCAATTCTAATCCTTCATCTAGCTTGCCTATTAAAAGAACGCATACACGATATGACCAATTTTTATTTAAAGAATGGAATAAACCATGCTCGCAGGCTTTCTTGTAATAATTATTATCGCAGGCAATTATTATAGTCATGATCTTAATTCAAAGCAAGTTTGCGTATCTACTTGACATGTATTGGGAATGAAATTTACTTCTTTAGATAGTTTATTACAAAAGCCAAAATTTATAAGGCAATAATCCTTTGAATTAAATTGAAATTTCATTTTCCGAAGCATCTGCTCCATTGAAAATCCAGCCTCCAATTCATTCTTTCTGTATGCTTCATCTACTTGCTTCTCAAGTTTTAGTCTCTTTCGATCATACTCCTCCAGCTGCATTTTCTTATGAAATTCTTTGCTTGAGTTTAATTTTGCGGAATCTCTAACCAGGCATTTGCAATCATTGCAATTACAATCTAATTCTTTTAATTCCATGTTTATATCAAATGAGATTTATCTTTTATTCCTCTTAACATTCTGTATTGATGAAAAACATAGATGCCCTCCATTCTTAATATCTTTCTTCCTGACTTCAATACCCTATCGCTAAAATCGTTATCAACCCCAAGACAAAGTTTGTCTTCACTGAACTTTATCTCATTCCAAGTCTCTTTCCTAATCATCATTAAGAACCCACTAATATGCTTATTTAATTCCGTTACTTTAAATAGATTCTCTCTTTGATCTTCTGCGATCAAGATATGATTTAAAATATTAGGATCATCTGATACCATTTGACCTAATAATTGATTAGTGGCTAGTGGATGGAGGCGATTTGTAAAACAAGTAAAGATTCCTGCATTTGGAAACAGCTCTACATATTGATGCAAATTATAAATTGCATCTGGAGTAAGAAATTGGACATCATAATCAATAAGACAACACCATTCATTATCTGGTATCAATCGCATACATTCATTATATGCATTGCCTAATTTCTTTTCAACTGAATATGGAGTACAAACGTGTATTTTTTGCATTTCATGGAAATAAAATCCCGCACCTTTTATAGTGCGGGAAGTATCAAACAAAAAAACTATGAAAAAGGTATATGCTCGCTATACCAGACTTGCATGTTGAATAATCTGAACTGAAATTCTTTTATATTCTTTGCCATCAATTAATGATGAATATGGACGCAAATTAAATACAATTTTATCGGTATCCAATTTTTTACATAGGATATTTGATTTTTCAATCATTAAGCTCCATTGTTTTCTAAATTCTTCCAATTGCATTTTGCAAATATACTTAATTACTTCACCATTAGAAACTTACGCCAATCTATTTTATTTTTTTCAATGTATGTTCCTATTGCAGATCCGACCTTACCCATTATATAGCCTTGTAGATATGCCAATGATTCATCATTATTAATATCATGCTCCATTCCCTTCTCTACACAAATCCAATTTATTACATGAAGTATTTCATGGGCAACTGTATCAATATCTAAACAAGAAGGTTTAAGTAAAATATAAATTTCTAACTTTCCTTTCTCATCTGAATTTACATGCGTTATTGCCATCGCATTATTTGGAGAATCGCCGAATTCATCTTGCAATTCTAATTTGTATTTTTCATCTATTTCTTCAAAATCTTCATGTATTACTAATATTACATCAGCACAATATATTGGGATTTCAAATGTTTTTACGAAAAAATTATTCACTTTCTGCCGATTTGATCTCGAACTATTACATCTTTCAGATTTTCCGTCAATGCTAATATCCCTCTATTCCATCCGAAACTTATAACCGATCTGGATCTTCGCGCTATGTGATGATAGCGAAAATTATCATACTTCTTCAATTCTATCTTATAAGTCATTTACAATACCATAAAATCCTTATACAAATCTACGAAATATTTTCCTGCATGTTTTGCTAGTTCATCACTTTTAAACGCAAGGCGCGAACCGACATCAGAACCCGAACGCCAAATATCATAGCCGTCAATGAACCGAAAGCCCGACGAAGATTCCATTTCAAACCAGGGATAATATTTAACTTCATTAGAGTCCTTCCAATTTGGCTTCCATCCATTGTTTAATGTCTTTGCGAGCATAACTAAAAGCCTGTATGCTTTTTCATGCTTTTCCAGATCTTTACAGCTTTTATCGAAAGAAGCTTTGGTCAATTTATTTTCTTTCAATAAATCCTCCACTGTTGTAACCAATTTTGATTTTGCTACCGGCAGTGGTTTAAATTTAATTTCATTGGTATCTGAATCAAATGTATCGAATTCATACCCTTTTGGAATTTTAATTTTTGCAGTTTTCATTTTGTTTTTAAGTTTATATTAATTCTTTTATTTTTTCATATTGTCAAACTTACGCTTTGCATTCTTCCAGTCTCTAGCAATTATGCATTTGTCCCCTATCCAGAATTCTTTTGCGCCTTTTGCTAGTATGTTTTTCTTATGAGATTTAGAAGCATCTTCATTCTCTTTCTTTATCTCGTCTATATTTATCTTACTCCCTTGCTGCTCATTCATACTCTTCTCTACTGACAGCATTGCAGAGGCCATAAGTGCCATTAAATGTGCTCTATTTTTCATAACTGTATTTGGGTTTAAGAAATAGGATCTCATTCTTCAATTTCTGTTTTTTGTATTCGCCAGCTCTTCGCAAACGTGTCTTTAAAATCTTTACGATATTCATTTGGAGTATTCCTCCATTCGTAAAAACACGATAGCCTATGCTTTTTCATTGCGTTGTAGGCCCCACGTAGTGTCTTATGAAGGCTCATCGTTATCCAACCGCTCTCGTAAATGCATGGCAGTATAAAAACTCGTATATCATGAGTGTTTTGTAATTAGTTCTTTTGCTT